TGAAGTTGAAAACCTTGGTGTACTGATTAGAAAATTCTTTTTAAATAAGCTTTGCTTGGTTTTTCAAAAAATCTTTGTTCAACGTAAATGCTTTTATTATTGTTGGGCCCCGGCAAGGGATGGGTACTAAATAATTATTGTTTAAAGTTAATAAACACTAATTTCACCAACTTTACTGTTGACTAACTCTGTATACTATGTTACTATTAAACTATAGAAAACTTAAGGAGTCATTTTACGATCATCGATCTTTTTTACAATTTCTGAATTTTCTTGATAATACGACTCGAATAAGGACGCCAGGCGCTCAGCATCACCCTGAGGCGCGCCGGTCGGCTCTTCCGGTTTGACAGATTTTGAAGCAAGTGATGCCTTTTGGGCTGAGATAGATTGCGCTTCTTTTGCCGCGGCACTAATTGCTTTGGAAATTTTTTTGTGTGGTTTAGTTAGATTAAGTTTGTTTGTTATCATTATTGCTGCTTCTTTCGTGCCGGCAGCTTGCATTTGCTTTTTTATTTTACTTTTACTTAACTGAAGAGCCCTCCAGGCCTCCGGGTTTTCTTTTTGGAGTCTTGCTTCAAATTTCCTGGCTTTTTCAGCAGATCTGCTCATTGCTCTTGCTGTTTGCGCAAGGACCCTCTTCTCATCGTCCCCGCCTGGTGTAAAATCATGATCAGAGACTTGCCGGTAATAATCTCCCATAACGTGATTGTCACCTATCTTTGTTTTGCTGTTTTTTTGATACGCAATCCACTCAGTTCTAAAAACCCAGCTAAATTTCTCGTCTTCACTACCCTTAAGTTCATATGTCCCAGGTATTTTTCTCAATTTATCAATCCAGGAAGTTGAAGGGACCCATTTTATAGCGGGACTCAACTTAAGGCCTTGTTTTTTAAGTTGTCTTGGCCCATTAGGATAATTCTTTCGGTACCAGTCTCTAAATTCACTGTAAGCCCCGAGCATGGAGCCTCTGGCGCGCTCTTTTATGGCCGCAGTCCTGGTGCCGTCGCCTATGGGGTTGAACACTGAATAAGCAGCCTCCCAGGCAATAATACCAGCAAGATAAGACAATCCTGCGTATGCGCCGACGATGATGGGCGCTATTTCTAGCAAATTGTCATCATTTTTATTTTTTTTGGTAATTTTCACTGCGTTTTCCTCTTAGATCCAAAGTAATTAGTTTTTTTAACGCAAAGAAGGGTCTTTTTGGGTGTTTTTTAATTTTGGAAGGAAATCTTTTTTTAATTTCAAGAGTTTTTCGAATTTAAGCTTCTCTCTGGAGTCAATATAAAGAACTTGAGGCTTACGATACTGACCATTTATTAGCAAATCGTCAAAATCATAAAATTTCATCTTTGTGTTCGACGATTTTGGGCTAGCCACTGCTCCGGAAAGCAAAAAAAGACAAAAAAGACAAAAAATTAAAGAATTTTTAACAAATTTGGTCATTCATAGCTTCTCCAGTGGCAACCACAAGGGTAACAGTCGCAAAAGTCGCAAAAGTCAAGAGTTTGTTGTATAGTTTCTCCGTAGTTGAGGTTGATTTCATCAAAAATTGCGTCTGAAATCTTATTCTCTACTTCTCTGACATGATCTTCGTCTATTTTATTCACCATTTCGCCAAGATTTCTCTTGGCTTCCCATGGCGTAAGTTTATTTTTGTCCATTTCTATACAAATTATACACATTTAACTTATTATCTCATTTCTCACCATCACCATAGCCATCAATAGCCTTTTCGTTGCTTCGGTTGCCATCAAACTTATTAAGGTCTGCATCGGTGATTTTTAACTTTTTAACTATGATCTTGTGAATCTTGATGCACATGTTTTTCATTTTTTCAGATGTTTTTCCTTGGGCTTGGGGCTCAAAAGTCTTTCCAGGAATTCCATATTTTTTTATAAATCCCCCAAGATAAAGTTCTTTTGCCCCCTTGCGATCCGCGTCTGGATCCCGACGGGTCCCTTTGGCGTGCTTTCCGACCTCGCCAATTTTAACAGGCTGGCCGGCCCGCTCTTTTTTGCCAGGAATCATTTGTTGTTTCTCCATAAAAAAGATCATCAGTCCTTTAAGATCGGCTAATTTGATGGCCATCCTAGGAGGATTTTTACTTGTTTTCTCAAGTTCCTTTGAGTCAGCACCCTGCTGATCCCGCATGCGCCTTGCGATGTTAGCTGGCTCTGACGCGGCGCTTTGGGCATCGCTAGCATCTTGGTACTTTGCCATCGCTGCGGAAAATTTATTGGAAAGCTTTTCTAGTTGTGGATATTTCTTCTTGAGCTTTTTTGGAGAGAAGTTGCCCATAACGCGGCTGAAAAGCTCATGTTTGTTGGGATCGATAATCTTTTTAAGTCGCTTCTTATCCGCCGTAAGGTACGCGGTCCAAAAACCAGCGCTATTTTTGAGCTCTATACCGCTCATTACATCTCTGTTGGCCTCAATAAAATTTCTATGGCCTCGGATGAGTCCATTTCCTTCCGCAGCGCGCTCAATCCACTGCTGCATAGACTTTACAAAAGACGAAGTGGCTTTTTCTCTATTTGTATAGGCGCCTTCAGCCGCGTCGGCGACTTTCCTTCCCTTAACAGCCGCGTTCTTTTTTTGTGCTCTAGAGGATATAGTCCCATCCTTGGACCCTTTCCTAAAGAGAACCGGAAAAGTATTAGGACCAATAAGTCCGTCAGGTTTTTCACCCTTTGGTCTTGTTTCTGGGTAGTCTGTTTGGAACTTAACAATCGCATCATGAGTGCTTTGACCATACTTTCCGTCAACTCCATCTTTATTAGGTCCAAAAGTACCTAAGTTATAACCTAGACCTTTGAGGACGTTCTGAATTTTACGCAATGTAATTGAGTCCTCTGTGGTTTCTTCTTGCATCAGCCTCCCGCTAGCGTTTAGCTGGCTAATCAATCTTCTCTGGATTTTGGCTTTCCTCTGATAGTAACTGCGACCTCTCGCTCCGCCAGCCTGTGATGATGATGCAGATCCTGAGCCAGATGCCGCACCAGCCTGTGGTGATGCTGCAGGTCCTGCGCCAGATGCCGCACCAGCCTGTGGTGATGCTGCAGGTCCTGCGCCAGATGCCGCACCAGCCTGTGGTGATGCTGCAGGTCCTGCGCTCGGAGCGCGCCCGCCAAGAATCGTATCTAATATATTCTGTATCATCTGATTGAGTCCTTGATCACCGCTTTTCAGGGCACTGAGAAACTTAGCAGTATCAATTCCGGCTTCTTCTAAATACGCGGCCAAGTAAGGGGGAAAGGTTTCTGCGCTAAGTGTTCCGAGATCAACTCCCTCGGCCGCTAAATAATTTTCCAACGAAGGCATGCCAGGAACGCCACCGTTTGTTTGAATTTGGGCGATCATGCCTTGATCGTTGGATACTGGACCTTTAGGGCCAGAACCTTCCGCGCCGCCTAGAGAAGGTCCTAATGGAGGCAGCTTCGTGTTATCCTTGCGAAGAGCAAGATAGATAGGTACTGTCATCGCGCCTTGAGCTAGAACTGCCACGCCGGCTTTGCCCGTTAGATCTAATTTCCCCCAGGCCTTTGCCATGGCCTTGAGGCCCGTCTTCGTCAGTAGCCCATTGACCACCGCGCCAGAGGTTCTACTTAAGACTTGCACCGCTGCATCAAGAACCATCTTTTTTACGGTCATGTCTCCTAGTGCGTTGGCCACCTGAGTGGGGATCCCAATGCCTGCTTTCGCGGATGCGCGCACTGTTTTCTCTGCTGCATTCGCAGCTGCCTTGGTCGCTCTATTGGCCCCTGGCGCTGCCAACCTCTGCAGATCTTTGAGTTTGTTTAATTTCGTTGCACCCTCTTTACCGATGCGCCCGAGTAAGGTACCCGCCGCGGATTTGACGTCATGACTACGGCCAGCGTTTTTTAGAATGGTATTAGCCTGTTTGACAATCGCCTGCTCTGCCTTGGTAAGGTTTCTAGTCCCCGAGTTTTTTACAATAATTTGGTTTGCTTGTTTGACAATCCCCATGACTGCATCGTCATAGCCATTGGCGTTGATATGAGCTGTAATATCATCGATCGCGCCCCTTGCAGCGCGCCCAAAGGTTGCCGTTGCTGTAGACGACGCCGCTTTCGGGGCGCCTTTGCCCACTGCACCGCCGACGGCCTGCACAATTTTCGATACCACCGGTTTCGCGAAAGCCTCGGGACCTTCAAGCAACAAAGGAGACTTAAGCTTCAACCCTTCCGCCAAGCTATTGACAGAATCTGGCACGTTATTCAGCAAAATTTCGTTCCTCAAGCAACAAACCTCAAGAAATCGCCGATGAAAACTGCTCTTTTCAGCCAGCTCAGTGTCTTTGATGTAATCGACAGCCTCGATGTTGAGTATAAGTCTTCCATAATCGTTTATTGAGTGCACCGCCCACTGTTCGAAGAGTTCCCTGTTTTTGCCGAATCCGAACTTCTTACAAAGAAATTTATTTGAAAGCTGGATTATTTCTTCCTCTGCCACCTCTTGTGGGGTTTTGTCAGACCAATTCCTGAAGTTTTCCATTATCATTTTAAAATTGTTTTTGTTTTTGTTTTCGATTTTTGTGGTTATCACGGCGTTTTCTCCTTGGGTTCGTTAAATTATAATGCTTTTGTGGTTAAGCCAACATAGTAAATAGTGTTTGAAGCTTTTAAGGGCAACGAATCATTCGCGATTCTGAAAATCAACCTAGAAATGTTGGCAAATTTCGTTATAAAGAAGGTCTGCAGAGCCGGAAGCACACTCTTCGAGATCAAGCCTCCAACAGAATTTACTTGAATCACCGTTTGTCAAGCATTGTCCGGGTTCTTGTTTCTCATCACATTGCTTTCCGTGAAACTGGCTACCGGGACTATAGCAGACCCACACATCATCAGGCGGCAATTGAGCAACATCGGATGCATCCGGGCCCATGTCAGCATCGTGGTAGCTTGGGTTTTCTTCAGCGGCACAGGAAAGAACAAGCAAGGCGCCGCAAATCGAGATTTTTTTAAACATTTTAGGTATTCTCCCTTATAATAAATAGGTGAACCCCAGTTTCCGGCGATTTTTTGCGGTATTTTTTTGCACTAGCGCTTGCAACGGGAGGCTAAAACGTTCTAACCAAATATGAAACAATACTTTCTGGCCCTACTCTGATTGCAATAGTTTCTTTTGCCTTTCCAGTATGAAACATAACAGGTATTGTTTTTATTCCCATGATGCCAGCAAGCTGTGTAACCCAAGGTTCGTCAAGATCAAGATGATACACCTTAACGTTTAGCTTTGCTTCTTCAATAACTCGTCGTGTTAATCGACAAGGAGCACACCAGTCCGCGCCAAAAATTACAATTGTATCATTACCTCGGTCTAATAGCGACCGCAAATGATTTTCACTAATGTAACGCGAATTTTTTCTGAGTTCTTCTTGTCCGTTATATGTGACAACTACCTCAGTATTGGAGTTTCCCGAGGTTGGGCCCGATGATCCGCATGATAAAGCCATCATAGAAGCCAAGATTGGTATGTACAAGCGAAGTTTCATGGTTATCTCTCCTGGTAGTGTTTATCTAGGTACAACTAGCTTTAAAGTTAAGAACTCATCGCTCCCAGTAATCGATCTAACTTTTCGTGTATTGATCGCAAGCTATCGTCCAACCCTTCAATGGTTGCTTTGTTTCCCTCACCACCGACTGGTATATCTCCTCCGGACATATTAATCTCTTGTTCGATTAATTTTTTAAGCTCCTCGTTAATAATTCTTTCTAATATTTTTTTGGTAATTTTCATTTTGGTACTCCTTTCGATATCTTATTTAGCGCATGGGCGAGGCTCCTCGCCCAGTCTCCGTTTTTCGGATTCTTGAACGCTTTGAACGCGAGGTCGTACATTTTCTTCTGCCCGCGCACAGGGATTTTTTTGTAAACGCCCGCTATAGTTTGAATGGCCGCTTTTTGGGCGCCCAAACTGGCCGAATTCAACAGAGGCCCGGCGACCAAGCCGGACATGGCCACTATGGCTGCACCCATCGTTTGAGCAGTCGCAATATCGCGAATTAAAGCCGTAGCATCTTTACGATCAGACTCAGAGCCATGGTCAAACGCTTGTTTTTGATGCGCGAACCCAGTCGCTGCCGCCACGTCACCCATATATTCTATTTCTTTTATAGTTCTCTCAATCTCTTCTTTTACAATTCTCTCTAAATTTTTCCTGGTAATTTTCATGGGATGTTTATTCTCCTTTTTCATTTTTGTTGCATCTTGTGTTTTATACATTCTCGACCCCTCACTGGTAGTAATTAGTATGTGAGTTCCGAATCTGGCAAAATTTCCCTGGGTGTATTGCGTGTATCTGGCCGCCCACATTACCCTACATGTAGGTATGGGACTTACATTCGGCTACCTATGCCTACACCGGGGGGGAGGGGGTACCCCCACCTACACGTATGTGTTTCACCTACATTTGATTACATTTGTTTACAAGTTAATTAATTAACTGTATGTTATTATCCTACCTTTGCTTACACTGTATGTATCTATCCCACATCCTACATCTACCTACCTTTCCCTACGTTGTTAGGTTATTGTTTTTACTCTTCTTACATTCTCGCACCTTGTCCTACATGTCGGATGGTGTAGGTAAGTGTAGGTGAATGTAGGTAAACGTAGCCAAGTGTACCACCGTTAACATTCTAACGCTAAATAAAAGTGAAAAAAAAGAAAAAAAAGATCATTTTATTCCGGATACATGTCGGTATGTGTAGGTGTAACGGTTACCTTTACCTACCTTTCCTCTGGTGTAGGTGCTCTAAGTATGCGGAATCATTGAAGTTCTTACGGTCACGTTTTGAAATTCAAGGGCGAAGGGATTTACTCAATGATTTCAAGGGCTTACGGCTGGAATTGGCTTTCTCCTCGAAAAAATGGTATAATTATACTATAAGGAGGCGAGAGAGAGAAAAAATTAAAGTGAAAAAAAAGTAAAAAAACTTCACTTTTCTCTTGACAACTCCAACCTTATTTGGTATAATAAGGTATAACCTGAAAACGATGGTGGTCATCGTTACGGGTATTAACCGCGCAATAGCGCAAAAATGAAAGGTGTCTATCATGGCATTACGTAAGCAGAAAAGCAACATTATCAATCTCGGCATGACCGTTCTCAACGAGGACGAAAAGGCTGGCATGACTATCGACCAAACCATCTTGAATGGTAAGTCGGCGGTCGTATCCTTCCGGCTTATCAACGGGGGTCGCAAGTCCGCCGCTGCAAAGTTGGACCGCGCTGCGATTGTTGACTTGGCGGAAGCTCTTCAGGAGATTCTTGCTACTGAAGGCGACTTCTAGGTCATAGCCCTGCGGGGCTCGAAAGAGCCCCACACATTTAGCACACCAACGACTGAAAAGGAAAACCGGTGTTTTTAGAATTTGTTTTAGTTAGTTTTATATTAGCATTCGCGGAATGCATGTTGCCGGCCTATGATTGGGCCTGTTTAGAGGATTGAAGATGGAATATATCAGTGTCGCTTATAAGGGCGCAAATTACATGGTCGTGCCTGGATCGCCCAAAGCTCGCATGCTGCGCGAGGCCAACGCCGTTTGGTTAACGGGCAATGAAAGCTTAAGCCGCGAGCTGCTCAAGAAGGCGTTCAACGCCGACGGATGCGCCTTCTTGCATCGCCAGGGGGTGCGCGCACATGGATAAGTTGATCAACCGACGATATGTTGACCCGTCCCTACCGGGTATCGCTTACCAGCTCGCCAATGGCCGAGGCCTAGGCGACTCGCGTATGTTTGAAGGCTGGCTTGATAAACCCAAGCGCAAAACGAAGGCCTCGCGCTACGATTGGGGGTTCAACCATGGCTAGACGTTCAAAAGTCGCCTCCTCATGGGCGAAAACCAAGAAAAAATAGAACCCTTCAAAGTCCCCACCAGCCCCATGTGCGTCGCCAGGCGCCATGGGGCATCTTTGTATGTATTACACCTACATTACCCTACATCAAAATCAGCAAAACCCCAATTTTAAAAACCTAATGATTTCAAGGGGTTAGTTTAACTCGCCCTAGGGCCAGACAAAACCTACACCTACCTACCTTGCCTACATCTCCCTACATGGGCCTACAGGTAGGATAAAGTGTTGCAACGTCCCACATCAAGTGTATCCGTGAGAACGATATCCTACCTGTAGGTTTTAAAACTACCTTGCCTACATTACCTTACATGTGGGTCCTGGGCCTACGTTCCCCCACAGGTAGGATAAAATGCGTACATTCAACACATTGTGTGTCTTACACCTACATTTCCCTACCTGTGGGGTCAACACCCACACATGCGCATCTCTGCCTACATGTGCTGCACCTGCCCACATTTGCCTACACCGGCTACGTGCCTGGCGTGTAGGTCTTTTCATTACATCGCGGCATACTCTCCGCGTGTCCTCCAAGCCGTTAACATCTTGACGTTTTTTCTTTGTCAAGTGTTTTTTTTCTAACGCGAGGCGTTCTTTTTTTGACGTTGACAATTCACAGCGTCTATGTATTTAATCACACCCACTTACACCCTATACCACCTAAGCCCACAAGGAAACACTTTTTTCAAACCCATAAAAGAATTTCTTTAAAGCTTTTTCTACCTTGTGACACTTAGGGGTTATTCGCTACTGCTTTAACGCTTCTTTGTTTTAGCCCATGATGAACTAACTGAACTATTCTTTCTTCTAGCCATTGTTAACATACTCCGCGCCTCCGATAAGGGTCATGTCTGAACCTTGATAGTCCAGGTCTTTAGTGTTACACCATTGCTGGTCACCATTGCTCCACTGAATAAGAGTTTCCTTTCCAGCTCTACGTTGTTCGAGTGCCAAGCCATTCTTGTGGCGTGGGTGAGTTGCTGCGTTTGATTCGATAAACATTATTTGTTTCCTTTGTTCGCGGTTGGTGTTGGTGTGCTAGGTCGTGTTGTCATTCGTATCACTGCTCTATTCGCAATGAATGATTGATCTCTTACTCTTACTACTCTTGATGATGTGTTAAACATTATTTCTTTTAATCTCCGCGATTCGTTATTGGTTCAAGTCAAATGGTGGCGTTGTTTTGTGAAAGCAAGGCACAACGCCATAAGCCTTGTACGACCTAGGTTAAGCCTGCTCTGTTGAAAGCACTTCATTTACCGCCTCAAGCAGGTTGGTTAGTGCCTGCTTGTCGAGCTTCACGGCTGCCGACTTGCGGCCTCCGTTGATAAGTCGGACGCTAACGCCCTGTGAGTGACCATTGACGAGTGTCTGGTCAAGGATGATGCCACCGGCTGATTGCTTCTTATCGTTGCTCTCCGCGTTCATGATGGTGAAACCTAGGTTTTGAATGTTTGATACGATGCGCTTCATAATGTTACCCTTTCGAGGTAGTTTGTTTTATAAAGAAAGAAAGCCAATCCCTCATTCTCTATACAAGTATTATACCAAGACTTCGACCAAAAGTCAAGAACTATTTTAAGGTCAAGTGTCTTTTTATTTTAGTGTCACGACCGACACAAATGCTGTGGGTTCCCAACTTCCCACAACTAAACATAGCCTACCTGGGAATCGTTCCCACGCTTACGCAACCACGACGTTGAACTTCGGTTAGCTTGACAACAATGTGCCGCGTTTGGGGCACTTGACAACAATGCTAATCCTGAATCATTACGTCTCTGGTCTATGTTCCCCACGGTGCGACCCTAAATAGGGTCGGCTGAATACGCCTCAAGCGTGATGGTTTCCTTACGTGGCAACCAACCCATTCGCTCGCTTACTTCGCGAAAGAATGAATCGGGGTATCCTTTATAGTTGATACCACGGCAAGTAGTTTCGCCGTTGCGCTCGAAGCCTAGGTCACCACCGTCACCGCCCTTAGCCATGTCGATGTATTGATACTTCGCTTCTCGATAAAACGACATGGATGATGGATGATCAAGCATGTTCTTATACGCGTTAATCATTTCTTCTACTGTTTTCATTTGCTATCCTTTGGCTTACAAATCGTTTGTTCAAGGCAATTCTCATAAGTGACATACGTGCAAGCTCTTACTTCTATCACTTCGCCATTAGGATATTCATGTGTTACCGGCAAGTCACACACCATCTCTTTATCATCTGTGCATTCCACTGTGGAAGTGCATGACATTTTTTCTTCATCGCAACCGATTGAAGCAAGTAACGCTACAATCAAAACTATCTTCAACATTTGTTATTCCTTAATTGTTTATGTTACCATTATACCCGGTTTATTAGCTTTTGTCAAGAACTATTTTAGTCTGTTTGCAAAAAAAATACCGGCGATTGGCATCGTCAAATCAACGTCTCATCGAGATTGTGAATGTAAAAATCAAACAACCTGTAAACACGGCAAGCAACGAACCAAGAGCGACCCAATCCATCTTAAAACCAATCCAATTCGCGCGCGGCCGGTCGAATGAAAAATTCTAATGGGCCCACGCGTAGGATACTGTATGGGGTTGTCGTATCTTCCGATAACACCAAGTCGTAACGTCGATGGGACAATTCCCACTTGGGCGATCGACCCACAAACACTGTATAAGGAAAGGTCAACATTAACTTGCCCTTCATCGTTCTCCACAAACTCATTCACATTCTCACAGACCAAAGAAATAAAAGAAAAGTAACGCACATCAAACCATAAAACATTACGGTTTCAAAGTTTGACGCGTCTTCGATAAAGGCTTCCACCTTTTTAGTTTTTCAGTCCGAACTGCTTCAATAGAGCTTCGGCTTGGTCGAACGTCATCCCGACATCCTCGAATGCCTTAACCTTCGGTGCTGGCTTCGAGACAGAGACACGGCGGAGTTTCTTGGGTGCCTTGCCGGCGATTAAATCCGCTTGAGTCGCTACGATGGTATTTGTCGGCATCTTGTCAACACCCAGCTTTGTCAAGATTGCCTTGTGCGCTTCGTTCTTCGTCTTCGCTTTGACGAAGCCGCTCCAAGCTGTTGGCATGTTGAGATCAAGGTCGCATTCCAATTTATATAACCACTTCATAATAAAATCCTTTGTTTTTGGTTAATTCCTCATTGTTTCTATATACATACTATCAAGGTTTTAACCAAAAGTCAAGAACTATTTTAGGGGTCTATGTCTTTTTTTTTATGTCCGATGAGGTGTGAATCACCCTTAACCACGACTCGTGCACATTGTGCGTTACTGGTGGATCTTGGCCGAAACAAATCACCTCCCAAATTACACCACTGATAATAGAACCCTTTTGTATGCCTGGTCTGACAAGGTAACCTATCGATCCGCGTTCTGTAATCGTCGAGCCGGACACTTCATCGGGCGAGTGGTCCCAGATTTGTACTAGCTCACCCGGCTTGAGTTCATGTTTCATAAAAAGTCTTACTGCCTGATGAGGAGAAACTCGTGAGGACGGTTACGAATGTTGAAGCCTGAAAATCCGTGCAAGTCAGTGTATACATGCGGACATCTCCCTTGCCAATGTATGAAGACATTGTTCTGGTATCCCCACTTGTCAGTTTCAATGCTTTTTATGACTCCAGTATAAGGGTTAACCGATTTGTGATCATATATCACCATGTCTCCGACCTTGAGTTTATCTTTCATAAAAAATACCGCCGAATGCTAAACCACGATGGTGTCATGTCCGTGGATGTATCGAAGTAGTCCGACGTGCTGGGATGTCGTCATTGTCCTGAATCCGTAGCTACCTCGTGCGGTGTAGTCCTTCACAATCTTCTTTCCGTCCTCTGAGGTGTCTCCGAGTTGCAGCTCGTAAGAATAGATCCTCTTTCCATCTGTGTGGAATGTTCCCTTGTGATTCTTCGCGGGGTTGCCAAGTGCCCATGCTTCTGCTACTAATGAATTTACTACTGGTTTCATACTATCTCTTACTCTCTTCAGCCATTGGTGGTCGGATTAAGCCGGTTTCTTTGTCTCTCATTCTCGTGAGTCGGATGTTTACCATCTCTTCTACAATTTTGCAGCGTAGGTCCGACGGAAACCCCTTGAGCATTTCCTTTCTCTTGGGGTCTGACATGTCCACAAGTTGGCGCGCTGTGCGGCGGTAGCTTGCATTGCTATGTTCAGTCTTCTCTTTTTTCATCTTGTTATTCTCCATTGTTGTGGTGTCCGGGGTAAAGTGGGCCGGCTGAGGTGCAATCAGCGACATCTACGCGGATTGGATTCCTTTTTGTTGTGTCAAACAATTTTAAATTTGCAAACACTTTTTGATTTTTAATATCTATTTCAAGTCCAACGACTCGTGCCTGGTAAGGCGCCGAGCCTACCTTTACGACTACTCTGTCTCCTGACCTTATTTTGTTTGGATTATACTTATCGAACAAATTCCCAATTTCTCTATTAGAGGTTGTCATCGTGGTGCTCCGTCATACTCGCAGTCATAGTCGTCGAGGGCAGCTTCTCTTAACAACTCCGTTGACTCGTCATCATAACATGCGGAACCTCTGAGTTCTAAAAACGAAACCAATTCGGTTCTTGTTGCCTTTTCCAAATAACGCCGGTCGACGTTAATGTATTCGCCCGTGTGTGTTTCTAGGAACATCTTATTTTCTCCTATACCAGTCGATTAACAGTTGGCCGACCCACAAGCCGGCTGCGATCGTCATAACACTTCCCAAAAAGTCTAACATCTACTTCTCCATTTAATATTTGCGCCCCGGATAGGATTCGAACCTATGACCCACGGCTTAGAAGGCCGTTGCTCTATCCAGCTGAGCTACCGGGGCAATTCTTTATTTTCTATACTTACAGTATATCAAGTTTTCAACGATTTGTCAATAACTATTTATCTTTTTTTACGACCCAACGTAGATCAAAATCATCATCAGAATACAATGTGCCGGCAAGAGATCGCTTGACGCCAGCCGACAACACTTCTTTTCTTCTTGAGCGTAGATCTAAAAAGATAGACTCTGCTAATTTTTCTGCTGCTTCGTAATTTCTAGCGGTGCCGCAAACCCTGTCGTGTGTGTCATACGGCTTTCTGTACCAGATAAGATAATCTTTCAACCTATCTCCTTGGTCGGGAAGGCAGGATTTGAACCTGCGACCCTCTGGTCCCAAACCAGATGCGCTGCCAGGCTGCGCCACTCCCCGATAAAATAAGCGTGTGGTGAGAATCGAACTCACATCATCAGCTTGGAAGGCTGAGGTAATAGCCGTTATACGACACACGCAGTTATAATTTTGTGGGCCACCAGGGACTCGAACCCTGAACCTGCGGATTAAAAGTCCGATGCTCTGCCAGTTGAGCTAGTAGCCCTCAAACGTGAGGTGCTCCACACGGATGGGTTGAAGCTGGCACCATTTTTGAGATCTTAATGTTCCCATTGTGTTCAGCTATCAATTCTTCTTTTCTCTTCAGACAAATCTTCTCTGTTGCAATTACTTCGAGACTCGCATCTTTACCGATTCGATAGCGGAAGCGCATGATTTCCTTGCTCGCCATTACGAAACCAACTCAAAATCTCGTGCTGGATAACAGTTGTGGTAAGAAGCCGGGACTTCATCACCGACAAACTGTAGTCCAAGATAACGGGCATCGTCTGCCTTGGTTACAAGTGCGTGCTTCCCAGCGTAGCCAAATCGCTTGGCTCTTTTGTTATCCTTGCCCCGAACGAGTGAGCCGGCTGGATACTTTGCTGGTGGTGATTTTAATCTATCAACCAACTGCGTTGCGTTTTGCCACCAGGTGCCAGGGAAATAGTCAGTGTGTGGGTCAGACTCTTGGCCCACTCCTTTCGTGTGAAAGCCAGTCACGCATCGAGGAGAGTCCGGGTCGCGGAAGTCGCTTGGCTCAACACGCCATGATGCAACGGTTCCGTCATACACAAGCCACTCTTTGCGTCCGTTGACACCCCATTCTGAGGCACTTATGTCTAAGTCTTTGGTGCCGAGCCGCTTCTTGAGTTTGTTGATAAAAGATTTATACTTCATTAGTGAACCTCATTGTTCGTTGTTGGTTGTAGTAATAGTTTAACATCATTTAACACTTCTGTCAAGACTTCTGCCTTGTCTTCGTTATCATAATTTACAGCGAATTTATGATTGAGTAGTGCTACGATAGCAGCGACGTTGAATGCTTCGGTTAATGTGTCTTCGTTCATGCTAACTCCAATCCTGCTGGTGCGTCTTTACTGTCCTTGATAATGTGAAACTCATTTTCAACATAAGCATAGATGGCTCGCTCGTAACCTTCTTTCTGAAAGAGAACCTCTGCCAACGTGATTTCAAGCTCGACCTCGCTTCGACCATAAGCTGCTGATTTACGCTTGAGTGTCTTCGTCTTGGTGATAACGCCTGAAACTGTCTTATTATTCCTATTGCCCTTTACGATTGTACCTTCTTTAATCATATTTCTATGCTCCTGTTGACGTAAAGGTCAAACGCAGATGTATCACCCTTCTGCTCAATGTCTTCATACTCTTCTCCGATGCGGATGAAGCCGTATGAATCGTATGCAAGACCGGAAACGTCTACATTGTCACACATTACCATAATGTTTTCTATGATTTGTACGTCGGGATAGCCTTCATACCACTTGACATCCTCGAATCTCCAGCGCCCATGGTCGTCGTTTGATAAATCGTCGGCATAGTCAATCAATTCTTTTAATTCTTTGTCCCACTCTGCCACAGTCTCAACCACATCTTTAATGATTGGATCACATGCAAATGCAACCTCGCTACGATAACCCATTACTTACAACTCCTGCATACATGACCGCCAAGCTCTGGCTTCTTTACATTGGGAAAATACTCGTGACAATAAATACAGTCAACGCCGTAGATAGCTTGCCCTGCATAGTGTCCACTGTCACGCTCAAAGCAAAGTCGGTTCGACCTCGCAATAAATCTCATTCTTGCTTTACCAGCCATAGAAAAATAACCTTTCTCGATTGTTTCTACTCTAATAGTATAGCAGCTAAACCATTGAAAGTCAAGGACTTTTATTGATTATTTTCAATTCTTCTTGGCGCACATGGACCTTCTCATCTCGGCAGAAGAGAACCACGAATCCATAGTCATCTGAAGAGTGGTACTTTTCAAGTACCACGCCGGCGCCGTAAGACTCTCGATAGAAGGTATCCTTGAATGTCACTAAATCACCGACTTTCACTGATTACCTCGCAGCCGCTAATAACCCACCAGCAGATCTTATTATTGGTGTGGACCTTGACTGTTCCGCCTTCGGTGTTTACCCATAATACGACGCCAATGTCGGTCCAGTTGCCATAATATTTAATCAAGCTACCGACCTGCATACTTCAACTCCCGTCTTGAGTGTGAATTGACCAGAAACCGGCGAGCATTGGTAGCTTTCATCCAATGAACCCTGTAAGGATACTCGCCAGGGAACTCCTTCACGATCACGCCGACCTGATAAGGATCATCGTTCGTGATAGTCCTGTTGAAGTCTCTGGCAATACCATATTCAGACAAACAGACGACGTCTCCAACCTTCATCGCCCCACTCCCCTTGCAGCCTCAACTGAGCCAACATACTGGTATGCGCCCTTGTTATAAGCAGGCGCAGAGCACTTTGCCTTGCGATTCATCTCGCGGAGGGCGCGGGTTGAACCACAATCAAGACAAGTGCGATACCCAAGCTCAAGTCGCTTTGGGTTAAAGTCAGTGTGACAATCAATACAAACGGCTTCCATCTAAATGCTCCTCAATTGTTATAATATAATTATAACAGGGTTTTAGCTAATTGTCAACAGTTTTCTCCCATGGTCCTTTAATTATTTTTGACCCCAAAATCATCTCTTCTGCCTCTCGAAGACGTGCCATGTAATTGTCTGTAAGGCTCCATTTTGTGCAACCGGTTTCGTCATCGAAGTTGCCAGTCACCTTACCTTCTGCAACAAGTGCAAACATTGTGCAAAGATTAGCAGCACTAGTAGGGTCATCTAATAATCCTTCGTTGTATGATTCCACGAGCGAATGCAGGATGTTGACGCCTTGCGTCATTATCCTTCGTCGTGCTTTTACCGGGTCTTCGCCCACTTCAAAAGGTTCTCTCTTATCCATTTATTTTCTCCAATTCATCTTCAAATTCCCACATGACCTTACCTGCTGGGCACTGTGGCCTGTCTTTCGACCACACAACGTCAACTATTGCATACTCATTGCCGTCGAGGATATATCGTCCGCGGGTGACCACACCTGTGCATCCTGACGCGTGCAGTTCTACGTGAGGCCAAGGCTTGTATCTCACTATGTCTCCCTTATTCATCCACTATCTCCAGGGCGTGCTTGGGTACCCACTCAGTTACGTTGCCATGAATCAGATTCTCGTTCCACGCAACTTTGTGCATCGTCGCGCCAAGCTCCACGACTCTTCCTACCCAGAGACTGTCATAATTATATCTCACTAAATCACCGACTCTCACTCAGCACCTCCACAAATGTCACATCGCCAAAGCGAGCGAAACCGATACCTGGAACACATACACGATACTGAACATAACTGCTGCCCTCTGGTTCTACAATATCAATTATACCAACTTGCCCTCCCCACCAATACGAAGGATTAGGGGGCATTCTTACCAAGTCACCTACTTTTATCATTTCACCCACCTTAACAAGTATCGAGTTGAGCACCTACCAAAGCGCGGTTTACCGTTGGCTTGCCAATAAACAGTTGCACGAGAAGGACCAGACCAGTTGTCCTCACAGGGGAAAATACGCACGATTAGGCCCACCCCATAAAGACCAGGAGGCTGACAGCCCGGGTCCATGGTCACTGTATCTCCTACTTTTATCTCCATAACGTCACAAAACTTCCGAACTCGCGGTCAAAAGTGTAAAGCAAGCCTTCGTAGTTGGTCAACTTCATCTCGTCAATTATGCTCTTGATTTTATGGCTACTATAACCTAGTTGTCTGCCCCACCTCTCTGCGTAACCCATGAGAACATAAGCGTTACCTTCTGGTCCAGTAAGATCTATCTCTAGCTTTTGTGGCGGCTTCTCTGCTTTGGAGCGAATCATTTGTGACCTTTCTCTATTCTGTATATACTAATAGTATCAGGTATTTATGGAAAAGTCAAGTATTATCTGAGTCTAAAATTTAAAATTCGACAGTCCAAAGAACTCATTCAGAGCATAGTTAATCTCCTGAATTGATAGTGCTTGTACATACGACACATTATTGTAAAACTTGGAAAGATCAACCTTTCTTAGCGCGTCTTTAACTTTTTCATCTTTTATCTTCAAGTACATAGTCGTTGTCTTGTATGGTACGACTGGCTCGGTGACTTCCTCACATCGCCCCGCTGAATGTCCGAACGCGACGATTGAAAAGTTAGCACCTTTAACCACTTTCAAATTGCCTTTGGCCATCTCAGGTATCACCTTCTGTATCAACTTGTGATCTGGTATCTTAATCTTTGGTCGCTGGTAATCTCTCTTCTCCCAGATCTGAAACACAGTGTTTAGCACGTCTTTCTCTTTCCTCGTGCCGTCCGCAAGATAAAAGCAGTTCTGAGGAAGGTCTATGTCTGCTACCAAATGGAAATTCTTATCAAGAGAATTGTGCACAGACCACTTCCTCCAAGCCTTCGGTATCAAGTAACAGATGTGAGTGCAGAACTTAGCATCGTGATTGAAAAACTTCTTTGCTAGTGACGAGGCACGTCCGAATGGTGGGTTCGTGATCGAAACCAGGTTGGTGACGCCTGAAAGGTCTTGTTCTAGATAATCGCCCTGCTTAACCAGCTCGTGCTTTGGCTCAATATCGAACGAAGTTATGTTGTTCTCATCCACTCCAAGTCGAATCAGACCGTCGATGAACTCGCCGGTACCGCCGCAAGGTTCAACAAGATTCACGGAGGACAAATCTACATGTTTCTGCACTTCTTCCAGGCAGATGTCCACGACGTTTTGGCTAGTGTAATACTGCTCCTTGCCTGACGTTCGCTTGTTTGCGTAAGACTGCTTGTTGCGGTGGCCGGCTTTCACATTGTTTCCAATTTGCCCGTAGAAGAACTCACTTCCTATTGCAGTCATCATCGTTTTAGCCAGTCGTTCAGCTTCTTCTTCTGGCATGTCTGCGTTTGCAGACGAAAGTACACTTTCGACCAAACCTCTCAATCTTTTACTGTCTGTCACTTTGTCTCCTTGTCTGTGTAGATACAACTCCACTCGTCATAGTTGAAAGTGTTGCTGTTGCTAATCAGTTTAACCTGGTCGAGTTCTTCTGTCCCTGTGTGGCCCGAACTGATGCCAGCAGATCCGATCATCTTGCTTCGCAGATAATCCTCCCTCGATAATCTATAGATTTCTGTATGGTTTGGCCAAACGGAAACCAGTGTCACCCCGTCCCAACCTTCTTGATTGGGCCTGACTTGATTAAACCAATGGTAAGAACTCCAATCTCCACTCTTTAGGACTTTTATAGATGCACTAGCTGTTTTGACTTCATCCTTGATCCAGGCACCTCCGGGCTTCCTGTACCTTATGTCTCCCTGGTCACTTACAATCTCAACCTCGTAGCCGCGGCTGAGCAAGTGGGCCATGTACAGCTTAACTCCGACTGTACCTTTATCCTGCGGGGTATCGAGATGTCTGAAAGATTCGTTCCTTGAGTTGAGCCATGGGCTCACACCATCTTTGTTTTTTTCTCTCTTGTGTAAGTCAATTATTTCTGCGAGGCACACTGGATTTACTGATCCCATGAGTCCCCCTTTTCAGGGATTGTGATGCCGAAGATTCCGGCGATGAAATTTATAATAGCTAACACTAAGGTAACTCTAATCATGTTTTTTCTCCTAACTTGTACTACTATTATACGCTAGTATGCCTGTAATGTCAAGTGTTTTCTTTGATTTTTGTTTAGATAATTTCTGCCAGCGGTGAGATGGGTACCAATGTGTGTTGCCCATGTTGTCGAGCACCAGAACGTCTTTCAATTCTCTAGTTACTCGCAGGACGATCCCCCACATTAGTAATTCTTCATAGACCTGTGTGTTAGTAATAAAACAGGCTACCAAGTCCCCTGGTTTGAAAGCAATCATATACTAAATATGACGCTCGGACATAAAAGTGGGATTCTTGGGTCAGGCTGTCCTCACCGCCTTGACGTTCGCCAGCCTATGTCTTATTTTATTCTGTTACATCGAGTTCAGGATGGGCTTCGATAATAGATAGCCTCTTACACCGGATTAACGACAACGCGGACGCGGTTATAGACAATCGCGCCGATTTCCTATTTAATTTCCAAGAATCCGCCGGTTGCTTTGATTCACTGTATAGCTTTCGATGCCCGTAGACACTCAGGGAATCAAAGATTGACCAACCGACACCACCAGAACCAGACCCCTGTTGGTCCGTTCAACCCGGGTGGATTTAATCTATCGCCACGACCCTCTCTTTGGTGTCGAAGTGATAAGAATCTGCATACTGTTTTGTAGTCATCCACATGCGCTGGCACTTGCTAGGCTTGGGCTTGGGCGCGCCCATGTCGGTTAAGACAATGTGACCATCGAAACCTTGCTTGTTGACATACTCCGTTGGAGCATTGAAGTCTGTGCCGCCTTGCAACACACGCTCTGGAGCCTTGCTCTGTCCCTTACGCCAGGTGAATATCTTGCTCTCATCAACACGAGTGTCGAACGGCACAACCACGAACTCGGCAACGGATGCCAACTTGTTAAGCTCTGCGAAGAACAAAGCAAGCATGTTATCGTCCACTGAGCCCGACTGGTCAACTGAAACTGCTACGCGCGCTACACGAGCAGACTTGCGACCAGGATGAATGTAAGCATAACGACGATTAATACGCTTGATTGAACTCGAACGGTCGGCTCGTTGTGATGACTTGACGAAGTATCGTAGAACTTTACGCCAGTCAATCTTGGTATCCAGCATCTTCATCACTTCCTTGCGGACTTCAGAAGATACCGAGCCCCAACGGTTCGAGGCACTTGCTTCATTGGCGGCCTTGCGGACAGCATCCTTAAGGCGTTCCTTGGCCATTTCCTTGACCTCTTGAGAGCACTCTTGCCATCCTGAGTGGTCGTCAAGTGTATCAGGTATACCATCGCCCTCTCCAGGGTTGGAGCCTGACTCTCCGCCTTGACCACCTTCACCCTCTTGCTCTCCACCTTCACCCTTCTGTCCGTCTTGGTCTTCTTTGTCCTTGTTGAAGTCTGGCATGTTGGCCATGTACCACTCTGCTGACTCACCTTTAGGTAAGTCTGCGAATGGTGTTCCGGCTTCGCCAGGAATTAGTCCGCCCTTGGGTAGATTGTGAAGGTGAGAGTTGATAGCCAGGTCTGTGGCAATGTTCCATAGCTTCATGTTGACGCCATCTGGGAAGCGACCAGTGACGTGCTCAAACAGAACGTGATAAAATTCATGCTTGAGCACGTCGGTGCGCTCAAGGTCTGTCAAATCTGTAAAGAACGCTGGGTTGTAAAGCATCTCAAACTGGGCGGTGTCGGGATTCACCATCACTCCAGCGGTGGGGATTGCAGTAGATGCTCGCTTATCAATCCTGCGAGAGATTGCAGCAAAGAACGGCTCGTCCATGAGAAGACGAGCGGTGTTCATGTTGAGGTCAAATTCTTTATTGTCAGACATAACAGCCTCCATTGTTTGTATAATATACTATACCACATTTCATGGCATTTGTCAACTATTAGTTGACGTCATTTTCCGAGCCGTTAATCAGCTTGACGAAGTGCTTTGACACAGATTCTCCGTCTACTTCTGATTTGTGCAGCTTGACAGTATTGTTAACATCACCCTTGCCCATGACAGTCCAGAGTTTCATGGCAACCTCAGAAGGAAGCATCACAAAGTATCGAGCCAAGTTATCAACCTGCTCTTGAACCAACTCATCCTTGAAGATTTCCTCTGCCTCGAACTTGTCGATGATAGCAGTGTGGTCGTTGATACCGAAATCCGCAACCTTGGCGAAATCACCCTTGACCAAGATGTCCTCAGTCGTAACCTGTCGGTCATAGTTGAGAATGAAATCGTTGAAAGCGACGGCAGCCTCGAAGCCAACAAACGCTGACGTAAGATTGTAAAGTGTAGGACTGGACTCCTCCAACAGGCCGGCTTGAGCCAAGCATCGGTCAAGACGTTCCCACGAGCGACGAGAAGGGTAAACCTTGTTCGGCTCGAAGTCATCTGTGTGTTCGAGGTGGGGTCGGTTCTGGTTGATAAAATTCCAAACCTCAGAAGAAATCTCTGAGTCCTTGGCCCAAGACAGCCAGTCCTCCACTGTAGGTTCGATGTCGAATACTGTCCAGCGGTCTAGTTCTGCTGGGTCCATCTCACCTACTTGGTATTGTGATCCGTGGTCGCCACCATTGACTGCTGCGAAAACGAGCGTGTCTGGGTGGAGAGTGTGACCGTTCAGCTTACGTGAATCAGTAAGCTCGAAGATACCCTGGCGGACCTCCAGAGTAGCGCGGTCAACTTCGTCGAGAAACAAAACAACAGGTCGGTCACAAGCAGCCTTGAACCAGTCTGGCGGGTTGAAAGTTGTAGAATTGTCTTCAATGGTTGGAAGACCAACCAAGTCACCCTCGGTCATCTGAGAAGCACGTCGTTCGACAATCTCCATGCCCTGCGAATCAGCGAACTGATACACAACGGTGGACTTGCCGATGCCGTGACGGCCTCGAAGTAGGACAGGCTTACGCACTGCGGTTACATGGTTAACAATTTTAGAAAATGTCGCGAAATCAACAGCCATGGGGATCTCCTTGTAGTTTTGCTGTTTTTGTCTTATCTATCTATAACTAGTATACTATAGTGGGTACATTTTGTCAATAACAAAATGCAATTTTATTTTAGTGTTCCGAGGCGTCTAAGTGCCATGTTTCTTATGTCTGAATCCGGATGTGAGGCTGAAACCTTCACCACAACGTCAGTTGGGAGGTTTGGATTACTCAACAAGCCTCTCAAAGTTGAGCGTGCATTCCAGTCTGACGCAGCATTCTTTGAAGCAACGTCCTTCTCATAAATGTCTTCCAGAATTTCTGGAGGGCAGCCGCGAGGGCCTTCGGAATTACCCCAACCATTTCTTGTTCTTCCATAACCTCCGACAAAGCACCGGTGCAGTCTCCAAGGGGATCGCCAGCGCATCTTGTCTCCATGGTCAGTATACATCTCGTGATAGAACTCATCTTGACCCACGTAGTGCCCAAAAGTAAGCAGTTCTGTCTTCAGAACATAACCTCGCATGTTCCAGAGATGATCCCTCGCAGCGGGGCACAGTCCTGCGTTCTCTGCTAAGTAGATTTTTGCTCTGCGGTACGGGTGCTCTGCGATCTTTAATTGCGTTTCGCTGTCTAGGAAGCGGTTCTTTGCAAGGCCGATTAGTTCGGCGTTCTCCATTCTGTATACGTTATTCGCTAGTTGTGACATTCTGTCTCCATTGTTTCTTTGATCTCTTCGAGTGTTTCGATGAAGTCGTCTCTTGTAAATCCCCACGGGTTTGATTTCCAGGAAAGTATTACCTCAATCTCTTTATCTATAATACCATTAACTTGCTCTAAAGTCAAGTAATTATTAGGTTTTTTTTCGGTAGGCGGACATTCGGGGTGGATTTCATACGGGTCGGTCAAGGGTTTCTCCATTCTTTATACTTATATATTATCAGAGTTTATAGGAAATGTCAAGAAGATTTTGACAATAATTTCAACCACTTAGTTCGCACCCAGCGTTGGTCATTATCTGCGTCTGAGTTGATAATCAAAACCTTGCAATGATACTCGTCTGGGTGGAATAATCGATTCGGATCATCGAAGTTCGGATTGATAGTCTTGCGCTCTACTACAACGCCTTGGTATCTTTTTCCAGGTGCAGGCGGGTCTACTTCCACCAAGTCTCCAATGTCGATTTTTTGTTTAACCATAATTCATAATACCACAAAAGCCTCCACTCTGTCAAGGAATAAACCGCCATCATTCAATAAAACTAGAGCATCGAACCCTTCGTTAAAAAATTCCAAAACAATGCCGGTCTGGTCGTGAAACAAGGGAAGCCGAAGATCACTGAACCTCACGATGTCACCAGTTTTGAGCTGTGATGTCTGTGATTTTTCTTCGTCTCTTTGTGCCACCTGCATAGCTTACCTCTACTTGGTTGTTTTTGATTGATTCGTAAAGTTTAGACTTCTTCACCTTATGATCCTTTGTGATGAAATGGTCCCCATCGGGTTCGTTTCTCAGCCTCGCACAGATAGCGTAGTAAGCGTACTTCGGAGTCAGCTTGTAAACCAAACCGATAATGTTTGCGGACTCGCCTGTCGAGTCTTTTGTATTCCACAACATGTCTCCAATTCTTAAATTATAGACCTCACTCATTTAATTCTTCAAACCTCGTAAGCATGTTCTCTGGTAGTTGAATAATTTTAACGTCTCCTGTTATTCTACTGGTTGACATTATCTTGTACCACGATTGCTGTCTTATGGCTTCTCCGTTTGGAGCCAATTCTTCTGACAAAACAAGATACGGCGTGAGGTGAGCATAAGATGGTAGTCTTTTAATGTGCTCGGGGTTGTCTTGTGGGTGGGTGAAAACCAAGTCTCCCGGCTCTAATTTAGTCTGCGTTTCCATCATTAAAGTCCTCTGGCCACCAGCCATACATATCTAAACCTGCTTGTTGATAACTATTGTAACCATTAGTTGATGGTTTGTCAAGGATCTTTTTCTTAACCTTGGGTAACAAGATCTTGTTCGCGTCGTCATGTTTTATCGCGATACCGTCTGACTGTGCAGGCAAGTAAGAAGGGTCACCACCGGGGTAAACTCTCAACCTTTCATTGTTCTTCAGATAAAAGGTTGGATCACAGTTTTTAATTATGTCATGTTCAATGACCTGCTTTGCGGTTAGGTTTCTCATTTTTGTTTTGAGTGTTCCGTTCACCACTTCCGTAACTGGAACCTTAAACTTACCGAAAATGGTAGCTTCAACAACTACCCTCTCCCCCTGGTGTAGAAAGGAGATTGCATGGATAACCTTGTTCATTTCTTTGACCTCCGGACCTTCTTCAAGTCTGATTCGTGAGCGTAAACTGGAGACGTCTCATCAATAATTAGAACCTTATAAATCCTTGCGCCCTTTGCTGGCCTAGTAATGGGTCTTGAATCCACTTCAAGAACCATGCAAATCTTGTTGGCCAGCCGCCACGTTGACCGGGTGCCTTTGGCGACGTGACCGTCCTTGGTGTTCGTGTTTGCGATGTCTATCCTGTTGTTCGAGCGAATTTGAACCATGTCACCGGATGAAAACTTGTGTGGCGTATCGTATGCTGCCAGAATCTTCTTAGCATACTTGTTGTTGCACATTTTGTTAAACTCGTTGTAATTGAGCGTGTGGTTCGATGGGTCATTAAGAACTTTATCAACAATATTTCCATAGTATCGAGGATGTTGCACATCATAATATCTAGCACACCTGAGCGCGGCGAGTCTAAGTTCGTCGCTGTAGTTCTGCTCAAACTGTTCTTGTCTTGAAAGCTCTTCCATACTATACTTAGTCCCGAGTTTCTCAAGGTGGTAGTCTTGGCCACCAGAAAGATCACCGTTCTTTTGAAAGTGCCAGTGTAGAGACTTCATGAACTGGGAATCCCCATAAGTCATTTTTTCACTGACCGAGTTGAGGTAGTCAAACATGGTACTTGTTTCTTGGTGCGTCATCATAGCTTTGCAATCCTATCTAAAAGTGTATAGGTTGGCTTGTTCTCTCCGATGAACATGATTTTAACCAACTCGCCGGTGCCAAACACTTTGTCATCATTAAACTGCAAAAGAACGGCTTTCTTGCCAGCGTTGCAATCGCCATATTCGATTTCAACAATTTCACCAATCTCGAATTTCATAATTCCTCCATCATCTTGTTAATACTATAATAACACTGTTGGTAGAAAAAGTCAAGTAAAATTAACTACTTAACAAACTTTAAATCTTTGCGGTCAAAACAGTGTTGATGATGGTAGGAGTACTCCCACCGACTTCGATTCCACATAATCTCATAAGTTAGCCAGATACTGTTCCTAACCTTCTTGATAATCCCTACGTCACCAGGTTGAACCCAACCTGTTCGTTTTACTTTCTTGCCATACGCTGACAGCGCGACCAAATCACCGACTTTCATTGACTAGCTCCAAATCCCTTTTCGGTGTCGATGTTATCACGCTATTGTCCCTGTTCCACATAACCATTCTTCTCTCATCGGTTCCTGGTATTTCGCGAAGTATGATTCCGTACCAGTCAGACCAGTTGTGATGATCGTATTTCACTAAATCACCGACTTTCATTTATGACCTCCAAGTTTGCGTATGCGGTAAAGACAACCTTGCCGCTACTGAGTAAGACATCGTAGTACCCGTTTCCATTTAGCCTACTCTTGACAATACCCACTTTCGATTCGAGTATCATCACACTGTTCGATTCGCCTGAGTGAGCATCGCCGGCGAGGTGTGGCCTGATGTTTACTAAGTCTCCTACTTTAATTTTCACTCTCCGACCTCGGGGCTGATGTACCATGTGTAACCTTCTCCAAGAATACAAGGACAGTCAGAACCAGGGCAACTATCATAACAATGGTCCCAGGCTTCTTCGGATGCGTATTTATATTCTGCTCGTTCTGGTGCTTCAACACATCCGGCAGTTAAAATGAGAAGTGTTGATAAGATTAGTTTTTTCATCTGATTACCTCGATTGTGTTTGGTTTTTGTGCTAAAAGTTCTTTGTCTTGCCAAAGAACAAAGAACACATAAGGATTTCTATCTACGATAATACCACATTTTCTATCACTTGTCAAGTCTAAACCGGCTGAACCAAAACAAGATTTATGGTATGCTGCCTCTATGGGGGACCACCTCACAATATCACCGACTTTCACTGAGTATCCTCGCGGAGTGTTCTATTTGTCTGCCTAGTGCAATGTACCTACCATCCGTCAGAACGATCCAGTCGTACTCATAAGAGTCGGCTCTTGGTCGCTTCTTAACTAAAATGGCAACATAACTTTCCAAGTCAAAATGGTTACCTACACCGCGAGATAACCTCACCAAATCACCGACTTTCATTGATGACCTCCAACTGATTAGCCCACGCGCCACTAGTCAAGGTAGGTGATGCTGGACTCAACTTGTTCCACAGCACTTTGTATATTCTCGCTCGGCCACCATCATATCGGCTGGTGAAGGTATCTTCTACAATGATACCAGTCCGCTCCTGAAGTCCTTTTTCTCTTACCAAGTCACCGACTTTCATTGAGAACCTCTAAATACTCTGGTCTGATTGGTCGGACCCATTGATTATCGAACCAGTAAACATTTTTATAATGATTCCCATCAAAATCTTGGCACTGGAGGTAGTCTGAAACAATGATTCCTGTTTTGTGAAGTTGTGATTTACCATTCCATTTCCACACCACCAAGTCACCCGGCTGCATGATTAATAACTCCTATGCTTGGATGTCCTTGACTGAACCAGCCATTTCCGTCTCCAGTTTGCCATACAATAAAGACCTGATCTACCATAACTTGGCGGACGACACCTAAGTCTGTGGTGGTACAATCAGCATACTCCGTGTACCACTGAACTAAATCACCGACTTTCATTGAATGCCTCAATAACTTTTACGTCTCTTACATCAGTCATCATTGGTATCGTTGATTCACTCCAAATCACAGGTACCCGGTCTGGCTCGCCGAATTTGTTTTCTACTCGCTCGCCCGTCACAATCCCGACAAATTTAACCTTCTGGTGGCCGAAGACACCCCTGGTTGGTGTCCAGGCCACAACATCACCGACTTTCATTGGTTATCTTCCTGAGCGACATTACACTAAAGAATAGGCCGGGGTGAGTCCACTCTGGTGGTTCAGTTTGCCAATGAACTCGGACTCTACCAACCGGAGAGTCGCGATGTTTCGGATACATCAGTTCACTCTCAACAACAATGCCGCGTGCTCCCTTGTGGGATTCCACCAAATCACCGACTTTCACTTATCACCTCATACTCACCAGGTCGTTCACGATAAACAGGATGGCCCGGATACATAACCATAAGCCAGTAGCCATGGAACGCAGGGTTGGGCCCGCGTTGTTCAACGTGCTTTCCGGTTACGATGCCGACTGTCCCCGCCTGATGTGGTTCAATCTTGCCCCATCTCTTCTTCACTAGGTCACCGACTTTCACTGATAACCTCCAATGCTTTGTAGCTCCACAATCTCTTGCCATGGCTGGTTACGACGTGAATATCCGGGTTCAAGAAAGGACATTCATGATAACTCGGACAGTTGCCAGCATAGCCAATGCCTGTCACGATGCCTGTGTGTCCTTGGCCGTTCTGCACCAAATCACCGACTTTCACTAAGCACCTCCAGGTTTTTTCTGTGGCAAAATTCAATCTTGCCGTCAACCAACACATCGTAATAGTCTTCTTTGCCTCGCCATGGCTTATCAGGATCAGTCAGGATCACCGCGAATACCAACCCATGGCGTTTAGTCTTCCAAGGGTCTAGCCACATCACCAAATCACCGATTTTCATTTGACTTCTCCATTTCTCTATACTATAAGTATAGCAGGTAAGTCATTGAAAGTCAAGGCCTTTTTTCGTTGAGTAGCTTCAAGTCGTAGTCCCAGATGTTGTCGCCAACTTTGCCGTTTTGCCACAAGACCCTGAACACTTTATTTAGAGCGGTTGAATGTGGTACTGAGGCTATGACTATTCCTGTCCGCCCCTGTCCTGTTGGGTGGTTGTCTTTTACTAAATCACCGACTTTCATTTAATTTCCTCAAATGCATTTCTGAAGCGGTGCTAATTCCACCATGGTTCCACAGTATTCTATAGTCAGGGGTAGCATACCTGTTGATAAGCCAGTCAACACTGAACCCGAGAATGATTCCAACAGGCTTTCCTTTTTCCTTTGCTGGCAGTGCTATACAAACTAAATCACCGACTTTCACTGATTATCTCCAGAGATGACTCGTGGACGAAGATTGTCACTCCGTCTGTCCTTAAAACGTCGAAATACCCGTTACCTTGCAGTATACTGATGACAATGCCAATCGTGTCATGGTTGCGGTATAACCTCACCAAGTCACCGACTTTCACTGATTACCTCCAATTCTTGCTTTTCAACCAGTGACACTCTACCCCCGTTACTGAACCTCGGATTCGGAAGCCAGAAAAGCTTTGCGAAATCGCCATCAAAACCAATCACTATAGCTTTCGGGCATACCGAGTGCATACCCCATTCAATCAAATCACCGACCTTCACTGACTAGCTCCAACAAATTTTTGTCCATATCGTATTGAGTGTTGGTGTCAAAGAAAAGGACCATACACCTGTCGTTCTTCAGGTCATGAGTTACAATACCAAAACGCGAGGGAGACCAGCGCGGTGTTTGTTTCACCAAATCACCGACTTTCACTTACCAACTCCAGTTCATCATGGTCGTTTTCTATCGGTCCCGTTGTATTTCCGTCAAACCAAAGCACATAAACGATAGAACTTCCGGTGATTTTGCTGACGATTCGGGTCTGCAAAATGATGCCCATTCCATCATCGGCGCGCCATCGTACTAGATCGCCAATTTTCATTGCTTTTCTTCCCTGAAATAAGTTGCATGTACCCAAAGGCCTATGCCAGTGAGGAGCCCTATGGTACAAAGAGTCAACCTCACTGCGTCTAGAATCTCTCCCATTTGAAATTCAAATAAAAATCCATCAATCACGGTACAATCTTTCTCATTAAAGTGTTACACCAATGCTCTCTCTTGCCTGTGTGTTGGTCCACAAGTATGTGCCAATACTCAGTCACTTTGACAATGATTCCGTAACCCATTACCTCGCCTGACGCGGCGCGGTACTGCACAAAGTCACCCACATCTATGTTCACTGATAGCCTCCAGGTCATCACAGAGTGCAAGATCTCTAGTTCCGTCGGCCAAGAGTACGTCTACAACGTAATACTCATCTCCAGCCATGACGCCTAAACGCTTTTGGTCTTCTTGTGAGTCGAGGGATGCTCTGGGCTCAGAGATAAGGAGGGCTACTTGGTTCAGCCAAGTGTCAATCACCAAGTCACCTATCTTCATTTCTTCCATAAAGCTCATCCAGTTTCTTTTTTTGGTCAACGCGGCGAATAACTTCTCTGACAAAATCTTCCTTCTGGCTTTGAAGGATTGCTGCCTTGATCCTGTTCCGCAAAAACAGAATCGCGAGAATTAAAAAGATAAATCCAAATTCCATAATACTATTCTACCTTATTAAGTCTGTAATGTCAATAACTTTTTCTTGTGATTTTGGTACTTCTTCTATCTCTTGACAGTGGTACCATCCTGATTTGGCAGGGTCTCTGAATTGTAACTCCACTAGCCAACGGGCGATGGAGATACAGACACACTTTTCTTTGTGGCGGGTTGACCAGTAGGTCTTGTTGCATTTTACTTGCTTTGATTTCACATAATAATTAGTATGTGTATTCTAAAGTTTTGATGTGCTCTACGAACTTTCGGTATTTACTAGGGATGTATCCTGGCTTGTTTACCATTTCAAATTGTTCTTCTTTTAGTTCGGCCCATTCCCCATTACAAGGGAACCAAACAAGATACTTGTTGTTTGCTTCACTAAACTTAATGAAGCAGCCTTCCTCTCCGTTGACGTTCTTCTCGAATAAGTCATAATCGTCGATGCAACGTATCGCTTCACCCCTTTTCATTAGTGTTCCTTGCGAATGAGACTATTTTGTCTAAGCGAATCAACGACGACTTGGGCAATTGATAGCCTATCATTTTCATCATCACAACAATATTGTTCATTATTCTCTAGGGCCTCTCTAATTGCAACGAAAGTTTTCTCGTATGAGTTGACAGCTTCCGTTATCGTTTTTGTGTTCAGGTTGTCTATTTCATGGAATTCAGATGTTCGATACTCTTCCTCAATTATCGTCTTCAAATGTTTCCCATTTCTGATTTTTGTCACGTTGTCCAAAGACACAATTATCTTCCTTTCTTAGCTCAAATGATTTGAGTCTTCTTATTTTACCCTTACCGTATCCATTTGTCAATAAAACATTAAACAAACTTTCGCCAACAAAACCAACGATAACTCCTCGTATCTTTGTGGCGTGTCCTAACGGTCTATCAAGTAAAATGACTCGGTCTCCCTTCTCAAAGTCGTCCATACTTTAAATAGGGTGCTGATTAACTTTCTAACATAAGCGAGTGTCTGTAACACACGGGCTGATACGATTCTGCGCCGCCTACTAACACTTCTTTATCTTCCTTACACAATCTCTCGGTATAATAGGCGTCCCTGCTGCATTTGTAACACACGGCAGGGCAGACCTCTATACTTGTTGCCCACGGCATTAGCTCTTTTACTTCTTCAAATGCAGTGTATCCTGTAGGTTGAGAAGATAGCTGTAGTGTGGACGCTAATATTGTTTTACCTTTTTTGAAAAGAGCGAGTAACGCTTGGGCAGACCCAGGGATCATGAACATCTCGTCAACGGCTACAACATCGACGTTGCGAGCCTTTTTAAGAATCTCCGAACCCGTGGACACCAAGACTGAGTTATGAGTCTGTCCCTTGTGCGTTACCACCTTACCATCAGAATATCTCTTGTCTATGTTCGGTTTGAACAGGATTGTTTTCCTGTTCTGATAGGAAAAGCGTTCAAGAGCTGCTAACATCTTAGTCGTCTTGCCGCCGAACATTGGTCCTGTAAAGATTTTTACTTCTGGTCTTTTCATTTTAGATTGTCGTCGTGAACTCGCCACCTTCGATTGGAATAGAAACTCCCCAACCAGAAGCAGCGTCAATGTTTTCCTTTAAGTTTGCGACGGTAGTCGTAAATTCAGCAGACACAGTACAGCAACCTCTCTTGTGGTCGTACTGTTCTGTTGAAAACTCTACAAATTCATCCAAGTCGTGTGGGTTCTCCCTGATTGTTTCCGCAATGAACTGTTGGAATGCAAATTCGCCGCGGCCATAATCCTCCAAAAAATCAGCATCCCTCATTGCTTCAAGGGCGTTCGTGTCCCCGAACGACGTTCTTACTGCAAGCTGGGTATCGGTGATTAAATCAGCGACTCGGTCTGCTGTGTCTGTCTCTCGGACTGCATTCTCCTCCAAGTCTCCGGTTGAATGCCAACCCTCGTGCTTGTCTTCGTATGTCAGTGTGACGATTGTCTCGTCGGTTACATCAAGATTGTTGATGGTGTCAATAATTGTTACAGTCATTTTTTCTCCTTTGTTTGTGTTTGTGATAACTGCTTATCTATAATGATTATAGTACCTTACTATAATTTTGTCAATACTTATTTATTGTTTTTATTTTACTTTGCGTAGCTTCAAGAGGGCCAGCTCTTTCTTTTTGCACTCTAACATGATGTCGTGCATCTGTCCATGATTATCTACTGGTCTTTCGATAAAATCTGAATGAGCTTGTTTGCGAATTTTTGGGTCGCCGTATTCAAGAGCTTTCGACTCCGAGACGTGAACAACGGGAGTGATCCAGGGCGGCCAGGTTCTGGCTGCGAGCTTGACTGCTTCCCCTTCTGTGAGTCCTCCGGTGCAGAATCTATGGTGATGGTAATCGAAAACAATCGGGATTCCAGTTTTGTGATGAATTTTTTCATAAATCTCCTTTGTGCTCCACATTGAAGCTTTGTCGTCATTTTCTAACGTGAAACGTTTCTTAGTATTCTCATCGAGGCCGCCAGGTCTGTGGAAGTTCTCGATGAATCTGGCTGCCGTCTTTTCCTTGTCGCCGTAAGTGCCGCCAACATGAATGTTTATCTTGTTGTAGTGACTCGGTTCGAATCCCATCATGTCAAAGATACGAGAGTGCATGTTTAAGTCCTTGTATGCCTTCTCTACGACGTTCTTGTGGGGTGAGCCAAGGCAATTGTAAGGCCCAGGGTGAAACGTCAGTCTGTGGCCGTTTCTCGTGGCGTATTCACCAATCAACTTGAGGCGCCTTCTAATCTCCCCAATGTCCGGAAGTGAACTGTACTCATACTCTGAGGCCCACGGGAAGATGTCAGAGGACATGCGATAGAACTTGATGTCGTTTTTTTCATTCCACTTCAAAATTTTGAGCAAGTCCATGATGTTGTCAAGCGCAAGTTCTGATGCGTACTTGATACCTTTAGCTTTAAATGTTCTCTTAATCATAGAACGGTTGGTCATGATGCGCTTTGACTTGGGCACATCGGATAATGTCATGTTGATACAGGCATAGCCGTAGTTCTGCTTCACGGAGATTTCCTTGATGTTGTGATTGTTTATAAATTATAGCTTAGATTCATGGAAAAGTCAATAACTATTTTCTTTTTCTTTCTGTTATAATCAGAGTACCAGTGTTGTAGCTATCTTTCTCGCTAGTGTACCATCCATACTCTCTCACTGTTTTTTCTACGAGGGATTTCATCTCGTCAGAGTGCCCTGTTATTATTTGGCACGGGAGATGCGCGAAGTTTAAAAACTTCCTGACTGCCTCGTCAACCTGGTGGTGTCTTGTCCCGTGAAGGTCTAATACTTCCATTCTTAATCTCCAATTTAAACAGCCAGCTTGTAGAAATGAAGCCCAAGTTTGCATGCATCCTATTTTCATCTGAAACCTTCTTATCGAAAAATCCCTCGAACTTGGTACCTGGCTGGATTTGCACAAGGGCTTTCTCTCCGTGACGCTGCTTGACCTTACCTTCCTCTTCTTTGAATTCCAGGATCACACCGATCCATTCTTTTCCATAGAGAATGTGAGTGACTAAATCACCTATCGCTAGCCCTTTGATTTTCGATGTGGACTGGTCCATAATAAGATAGCACCCCCACAATAACTAGGCAGGAGAGCCACAAGATCAGCAGGATGTTTCTGTGTTTGTTAATTATTTCTCCAAAGAAACAGAGCTGCTGTAAATAGCGCCGCAGCAAGCGCCGTGGGCCAGTCAACTTTTCTTCTTCTTTTCATAAGTATTTACCTCGGTTAGTCGACTTAGATCAAACATGCACTTCTGTGCTATGTCACTTCGATTGCGCGCGTTAGCATCAGCTATTATCAAGTTCAACTTTTCGAAGGCGCCATCGCAGTTAATATAAAATTCGAAAGCGTTGAGCGTCGCGACAAGACTTGAGTGAAGAATAGATCTGGATGTACAACTAAATTCTGAGCTGCCGCGGTCGATGACGTCGACGGTAATGACCACCTCTGTTGACGCGTCAGACCCGATGGCGGCCGTTGATTTTTTGAAACTTGGATTGACTTGGTAATCCACAAGCCTTAGATTCCTCAAGCTAGGGCTACCTTCAACATATTGCGCGTGGCATGCCTTGAACATTCCGTCGACGAAACCTTTTGCTTTCTCTTCTGTTACCTCTGTGCGCCTCTGTATCCCACCAGTTGTTTCACTTATGGCCAAACTAACAGAGGTGAAATCGCTGTTACAAGATTCTTTTACTGTTATGTCTAGTGGTTGCAATTTTAGTGACTGAGCTTTGAGTGTCTTTTCTAAGAGTTCTTTTAAATTTTCCCTCTTGAACTCTTGCGGCGTTTTTTTCATTCTACTCCAATCTTATAATTCCGGAAGAGAGCTTAAACAAAGAACGGACGTTCTCTAACCTCTTAATGTCTCTGACTATTCGGGCTTTTACATTTTCTGGAGTGTTCATGTCCCCAGGTGTTGATGGTATGAATTTTATAGCCAAACCTGCGATGTATCGGCCGTCGGCTACCTTCTGGTTTCTTATAGCTACTGTAACGATTGTGACGTTTGGTAGCGCGCGCATGTCTGCTAAAATGTCGTCGAGGCCACGAGTCTTTTCTCCCTCAGCTGTCAAACTGTAAGCAATCATGCAATAGAACTTATAAATGCCTCTCTGTCTTGAACGGCCTTTTTCTTCTCCGAGTAGTTGTGATTCTAAGCCTTGGTAGAATTTGTTCTCAAGCAAATCGTCGTCTTCATCTTCGTCTCTGTTTCTATCTACGCCCGCCTCTGCGTTCAGCATTGCTGCCATAAGCTCTTGCATCTGGGCACCGCGGTTCTCCAGGGCCCTACAGTCTTCTGCACAAAAGGCCTCGAAACCTTCTGCATCTTCTCCATGGTAAGAATCGTACCCGTCGAATCTAAGCTCCAATTTAGCATAGTTATCTTCAGTATAGCAGTTTACCTCTCCGGACATGTCAGACCATGGTGGGCCCATTTTTTGCAAATTCTCTGAAAATTTAGACTCGAAGTCTCTCCAGAAACGATAGTCTTTGTTCAATAACACGTTACCTGTGGCATCCTCGTACTCCGGTGTGTCTATGTCCCAGAGTACCTCCAGGTTCGCGTAGAACATAACAGAAGGCGGTTCGCCTGGTTCTCGGTTTCCCAGTTCCCAGTGCGGACTAACAAACTCGTACTCTTCGTTGGCCATTCGTTCTGCTTCTTGGCAGCGCCTCTCTGTCGCCTGCTCAGGATCTGGTGGCGGGTTGTGTTGTATCCATTCCTTTGACTCCCTCAGAATTTCTTCTACTATCGAGAAGGCCTTTGATTCTAATCCTGCATCTGTCATCGACTTCGGCTCATCTCTAAAATTCGCTATAGCGTCGGCAGATTCCTTTTCTTGCAAGCCCTTGAGGTGTCTCTCTACGATTTCGTAAATATCATCCGGATCCTGCGATTTGTTTGGAGCATCCCATATCATTGTTAAATCGCCGTCTTGATCAAACTCTAAAGTAATCAAGTGGTCTTTGTTGCCCTCTGGGATACCTGAAAAATAAGCTATAACAAACGCTTTACCTTCTTGTTCGGTGTATCTTTTAAAATAATTTAGTTTAGATTTCGTCGAGATACACCAATTTGTTAGTCGGGGGTTTTGACCGTAGTAGCACGAAGACTGTGTTGTGAGCGGCCGCACAGCAAAAATGCCGTTATCGCTGTAGACTAGTTCTGAGTCTTTTTTCGCCAACTCTTTGTCTTTCATGTACCTCTTTCTTTCGCCGGCGGACTGCGGTAAGGCTTGCAATTTTTGAGTGAGGGTATCAAAAGTATACTTGTTTATGTCTTTCTCATCGATTCTCTGCTGATTTCTATGGAAGTCAGTGACTAAACCCATCACTTGGTCAAAGAAGGTCGTCGCAGTGTAACCGTCTTTCATAACATGTTTACCTTCTGGGTTTTTGATTGTAAATTTTTGATAAAATTCTTCCATACATTTGCAGGCAAACATTATGTATTTTGACATACCCTGGGGCCCGAACTGACTTTTCAGTTGTGTCGCTAGGATATCCACCACTCCGAACTCGTTTGTTATTTCAAACTTTCCCTTGGCTAGTTTCTTTTTGCTTTCTGCTAACAAGTTAGCTAACCTATAGCCCTCCTCCATCAGGATGACGTTTTTAGATTTTATTGGTGTGCGAACATAGTTTCGCCATGTGTTGTTGAAGTTCATACTAGTATTATAACCTTTTTACTATAAATAGTCAAGGAGTAACTTAAGGGTTTAAGATTTAATTGATTTCAGACGAAGATTAATAGAAAAGCTGAATTAGAATTATCAACACTGCCAAAGAAAAACAGATCATGGTTTTTGTCGTTAGCATTGATTCACCAAGAAGGAACCATGTCAAAATAGGAAACAGTATTAAACCTGCGGATGAGCCGATGAATCTTGCGGTCCATACAGACCCCGTTGCTTCGACTATAATTCTCCAGGCATACCAAAAAGATATAGATGTTGGCACACCCATTATGAATGCGGCTGCGATGGGCCTATTCTGCCACCATTCTGATAAATATTGGGTGTTTAACTGAAACCATCCCAGCGTTTGACCCAAGAAAAAAAGAAAGACGCCAAAATATACTGACATTAGTGTGACCAAATTGCTGCGTTGGAGTAGGTCGCTCTTTGTGACGCCTCTACTACTTTTGACATAGTTAATACACTCTTGAATTCCGCATTGGGCAAGTAGAGTGTATCAACAGAACTTTCGAGAGCCTGAGATAAGTACTCTTCAAAGATTGCTTTTAGGGTGGTGGCACATGCCGTTGCGTCCAGCAACGAAGCCCTCTCGGAATCAGATAAAGGGTAAGTTCCTGACGTTACATCTTGTGTTAATGAGTTTAGTCGATGATAAGCTGGTATCATTGCATCATAGATAGTCTTAAGGACTTCTACTTTCACTGGGGTTTCTTTACTCATTTGACCTGTCTAACAGGTCAGTATAGCCTCCGATTTTTTTGACCAATCCAGAATCTAAATCGTTTGATAAAACAATCGGAACAGTTGGGTGATCATAGAACTCCTTACACTCTTCTAGAAATTCTTCGTCGTGTATATAATCCAAGAACTTAAACTCTAAGCTATTTGCTATGCAAAAATCCTGAGCGTATAGGCAGAAAGGGCAGTTGCTTCTGCCATAAATTAGTATTCTATCAGTCATTTAACAACATCTTCCCGGATCCGTTAATCGCCTTAAATAGCTCTTCCGCTGTTCCTAGAACAATAATCTCTTCGATGTTGGCACCCTCGGTAAACTTCAGGATCGAATAAGCTTTTTTAGAATAGTTTTCAGGACTCTCCTTCAGGAGAAATTCTTTAGCGCCGGAATAGTCAGATAAGGACAGAATACTGTTAGAGTTCACATAGAACCTATCTAAAGAGATAACTCTATTGTATCCGTTGTTTGTTATGGATAATTTTTTAAGCTCGACCAGCATGCCTCACCCTATACTCTTCAGGACGAAGGCACCTATTAAACCAATAACCGTCGTAAAAAGCGTCCAAATCATTCTGGATGATGTTTGCTTCCAGGTTTCCAGTTCCCTCAGCCTAGCGTAAAGACCGTTGTCTGGATTATAAACTGCCTCTTTTATTTTTGCTACATCTTCCGACATTTCTTCCTGTTTGTCTCTCACCACTTCTATGCCGTTGCAGACCTTGTCTATTTTGTTAGATAATTCCATGATGTCCTGTTGTTCAAACATAATTCAGCCCTCCCGCTTATCACTAATTAGTCAACTACCCTTGTACAATACTATGATTAGTTAATAAAAGAGTGGAAGAAACTGATACTGCATTCTTAAGGGCGCAGCGGGTTACTTTTGCAGGGTCGATAATCCCAGCCTGTAAGAGGTCAACCTTGTCTCCAGTGGAGAAATCAATACCCTCGGATTCTTTACATTCCTGAACTGTCAACATCGCTACTTCCGGCGACATTCCTGCATTGCTTGCCATCTTTCTGAATGGTGCCGCGAGGGCCCGGCGGAAAATTGAGAGCGCTGTAGCTTGGTCTTCATTTACGAAGTTTGGAGCTACGGCGGATGCGATACGCAATAAGGTGGTTCCACCTCCAGGGACCACTCCTTCTTTCTGAGCAGATCTGACGGCTTCTAACGCATCTTCAATCCGGTGCTTCTTTTCTATCATCTCTACTTGAGATGATGCACCCACGCGGATAATAGCAACACCAGAAGAGAGGCGAGTAACACGATCTTGGAGTCGCCCTGCTTCATGGATGTCATCAGTTTGTTTGATTTCTTCCTTAACCTTTTCAATTGTCTGGTCGATTTCTTCATGTGAACCCTCCCCGTCAACAACCGTCGTCATGTTCTTTGTGATTTCTATACTGGTTGCTTTACCAAAATCACTCAAAGAAACCTCAGTCAACTTGTTCCCCATCTTTTGTTGGAAGAATGTTGCCCCGGTTGAGACCGCTAGGTCACTCATGATCGCTCTTCTTTGCTCACCATAGTGTGGCGCTTTGATTGCCACAACCTTCATAGAACCTCGAACGGTATTCATAATTAGTGCAGCAAGCGCTTGACCTTCTATTTCATCTGCAACTATAACAAACGGCTGCCCTTCTCGGGCTGCTAGTTCTAATGCCGGCAGTATTTGGTTTATCTGTTCTACCTTTGAGTCAGTAATAAAGAACATTGGGTTCTCATATCTGCAAACACCCCTTCTTTCATCCGTAACAAATGCGGTGGCTGCATATCCGCCAGAGAATCTAAATCCTTCCACAAGATCTAAACTCGTTTCATGACTACGTGCTTCTTCGATTGTGATGGAGCCGTTCTTGCCTACCTTATCTACTGCGGTGGCGACAAGCGTTCCAATAGTTTCGTCGTTATTTGCCGAGATGGTTGCGATGTGCTTTACATCTTCTACGGACGAGATCGGTGTAGAGATTTCCTTCACTATCTCTGTCGCTTCGAGCATGCACTGTTCTAGGCCTCTTTTGATTTCTATGGGAGATACCCCTGAAGCGATGTGTTTGTTCGCTTGAGAAAGTATTTCTCTGGCTAATACGGTACTTGTGGTGGTACCGTCTCCAGCTTCCGCGTTTGTTTGGGCTGAAACTTGCTTTACAACCTGTGCTCCTGCATTAACGTGCGGGTCTTCAAAGTTTATACTCTGTGCGACCGTGACTCCATCTTTAGTCACAAACGGGCTTCGGCCCTTTTCGTGAATGAGTACGTTTTGACCTTTTGGTCCAAGCGTTGTTGCTACATAATCCGCCAGAGTGTTTACGCCTTCAAGAACTTTATTGCGGAGTTCAGTTCCGTGGCTGAGTTGTGTGGTCATTTTGACTCGCTTTCATGTTTGTATGTATATACTATAATGCATTTCGGTTGAAATGTCAAGGGGTTTATTTATCTTTTGTTGATTGAAGTTCTTCTGTCTTTGAGATAACATTTCCAGAAGCCTTAATTGCTTCTTCTGCTTTTGCGTCTTCCGACATGCCGCCGGCGATATAAGCATAGGTGTTGTCTTGTATTGATTTTACGTTCACAAAAATGTCAAACAAGGACTCGTTAAGGATTCCTGTAACTCTGTTTAGCATTTTCTGTGTGTTCTTCCTACCAACGTTTATAACTCCGAAGAATGCTTTATCTTGATTAGGTCCAAGAACGCGGCTGTTGCTGTAAGTGTCAATTTCTGCTACCATGTTCTGAGTTAGACCAAACTGCTCTGTTGAAAGAAAGCCTCGGGTCTGCACTAAGGCTGCCAGCTTCTGCTCTCTACTCATAGCGTTGTATTGTTTTGCCGACTCCTCTGGTGAGAACCAGTTCTTCTTTAAGTTCAGACGCTTATTGCGCCGCAAGGTCTCTTTCGTAGCAGAATACTGCTTTAGTATGCTAATCTTATCAGCGGCGCCACCACCGTTGTTGGCAGCTTTGGCACGTCTTGCTATACTGATAGCAAGACCGTTCATACGGTTTGTGATAGCCTTGTCCTCCAGGTTGTACCTAGGCTCAGGTAGCGTGTCATTAACTTGGGCTAGAGTCCCTAGTACGACGTCTATTAGCGCGAGGAAAGGCGCTCCCGAGCCGTACATGGGAGAGGTGCCCCTCTTTACGTAAGGTGCTCTTGGTTCGTAATCGGGGGAAGCTTTTTGTTCGTCTGATAACTTCGCATCAGGGTCGAATTGTGCAAAAAATTTATCACTTAGTTGCGTGGCCCAACTTAGATTTTTAAGAAATTGTTGCGTGAATAACTCATCAACTTGCAGTTCTTCTGGTAATTTCACGTTCATAACGTCCATTTCTTTTTGAAAAGCTAGGGCGTATTTGTTTTCCATCTCTTCTGCTGATGGCGCTGCGATGCCTGGTAAATCGTCTATGAAAGCTTGGCCACCTCTTGGCAACTGAATACATAATCTGGAGTGTTTTGAGGACCTGGACAGTATATCGAAAATGTTATCTAAAGTAAAGTCAAACCTATACCACTTCAAAAAACCATTGACGTCCTGACCTTCTTTCTGGCCGCCTTCGAACCTTTTCGTCACGGCAACATAACGCATAAGATCGTTATCAAATTTAGGGTTCGTTATATCTCCAACGAGATCTCTGAAAGAACCTCCAACGTGCAGGTTTCCGTCTTGATACAACTTCAGACTTACAGGCATGGCGGTACCGTCACTCCTAGAAAGAAAGTCCGCAATAGTCCCAGTGTTGGCTGGTATTTGCTCGCCTTCCATCAAGACAGCTAGGAACGCTTCGAAACTAAAGCCCGCAGAGGCAGCGTTAAAATTCGCTATGACCTTCGTCAACGTCTTATAGAAGACCAAATAAGATAAAGCTACCGCTATCTGTTGTGCGGTCGAAGTGCTTCCCCCGTCGCCAAACATCTCTTGCATTGCAGCATCAGGATCGTCATAGAAATTGGAAAGTGACTTAATCTTTTCTACAAAGTCTCCGCCTGGAATGTTCTCCAAGAACTGCAACAGCTTTTTTCGCTCAGGGCCGTTAACTGGATTGTCGCCGCCGGCGCCTGTGACATCAGTCCAGCCTAATTCTGTGACTGCTATTTCAGGAATAGCATCCAAGGTCATAGTCATAGACTTTCGTTCGTTGAGGAATTGCTCTTTGAGCAGAGCGATTGGGTCTTTGTTCGACTTAAACAGTCTACCCTTCTCTACCTCGAAGACCTCTTCGATAAGACTGAAAAGGTCTCCCATGGTTGATATGGTAGATTTCTTGTTATTCTCTGATAAAAATTCTTCGTGCCATGCCATCTTACTTCTCCTCTGTATAATTAGATGATCTCATCTGCAATTCCCATCTTTATAGCCTCTTCTGCCGAGATGTACACGTCTTTTTGGGTCTTTAGAAGCTTTTTTATTTTAGATGGCGTAAGTTTTGTGTAGCTCGCAAGAGTCTCGATGTATCGGTCTTGGACCCATCTTATCTCGTCAAGTTCATTTTCCATGGAAAAGATCGTCCCTCCTGTTCCTGCCATCACATTGTGAAGCATTATGCGGCAATTTCGGCCGACTTTACGTCTCCCGGGTGTGCCGGCAGCAAGTATAGGCACGCCGGCCGACATTACCTTGCCTAGGCCGAAGGTCTCGACGTCACATGTGCGCTGTTTTATCAAGTCCATAATGTCCAAGATGGAAAACATGTCGGAGGCTATGCCGCCATGGGTGGAGATTATCATGGAGATAGATCTCGCAACGATAACGTCTTTACTTTCTGGATCCGTGGGGTCTTGTTGCATTACTGTGTGCGAGTTACTTTCTAAATATAATAGAGCGGCCACCACGTCGGCGCCTTTTTGTTCAGTGATGTCACCGTAGAGATTTATAGTCCTGAGTTCTTGGTCACTGTGTTGAGGCAGTTGTATGTTGTTGACTATAACTATTTGATTATCGTCTTTCTCTTTGGCTTTATCCTTCTTTCCAGGTTTTTTCTTCTTCTCAGGTTGAGATGTTACTCTTTCGATCATTGTTGTGGTCTCTCTTTTTTGATGTTTATTTATACTATCAGAAGTTTGTTGTCTTTTCCACTCTTTTTTCAGATTTTAATTCTTTTAGTTGATAAATAAAAAACCCCACTTTTTAGGGCGGGGCTTTATATGTTACCAACGAGCTTTCACTTCTTACTTTCTAGTTGCGATTCATCTTTTTAGATACGATTCTTTTGGTGACTCTCTTAAGAACCTCCTCTATAATCGCTTCTTTGTTCTCATAAACGTCGGATCGCATTCCTGGGGCTTCTGGCTCCTCTTCAGCTGGGCCTTCGTCCTCTGCATCAAGGTCAGATCCCATGTCGTCGTCTTCGAGATCAAAGTCCTCGTCGTCGTCTTCCAGACCTTCTTCCTCTGAGCCTTCGCTCATAGCAGATTGTAGTCTCTCTCCAAGATCGATGAGAAGTTGTGCTTCTTCTTCTGTCAGGCTGATGTCGGCTGCAGCAGGCTCGTCCATGTCGCCGCCCATCTCGTCGCCCATGTCATCATCCATCTCCATTTCCATCTCTTCCTCAGCTGGTTCTTCTTCCATGCCGATTTCATCTTCCATCGGTGCCTCTTCTTTTAGAACCACGCCTGGCGCGACGGTCTCGTTTGTTTGGATGAAATTATCCGTTAAGGCTTCCACGTTTGCAAGCTTCATGAAGCGGCGAATCGTGTTTTCTTTTAGCAGTTTTTTATCACTCATTTTATATAATCTCCTTGTTGTTCAAAGTGGTGACCATTGGTATAATACAACTATAAATAGTTTAGGTGCAGTATAAACGTCAGATTTTTATCCTTTTTGAAAGTTTATTTATTGCCTGCTTTTCTATCTGCGAGATCCTGACGAAAGATAACTCCATTCTCTTGGCTACCTCTTCGAGAGTCATCGCGCCATTAGTGTAGATTGAAACCAGGGAACAATTGACGTCCTCTCCGTAATTTACCCACATCCGGCAATCAGATTTATCGCAGGATTTTTCAGCTTTCAAGCAGTTTTTGGCACATTGTGGCAGTACATATTTATTCATGTTCCGGCCAGTCAGATTCGATCAAGTCAAAAACATTTTGTTTGTCTGATTCTGTAATTCCTAAATTCTTCATAATTTCCCTTCCTAAGTCTAAGTCTCTTTTAGTGTTCTTTAGTTTTTTCTTTCCCATCTTGCTCTTCTCTCCTTTTATCCTCTCTACTACGCTCAGAAGCAAAGGGTCATTGTCTATGTACATCTTTAGAATGGACACAAAAAATTCAGTCTGCTGAAGCTTGTCATATTTTAGTCTTACTTTTAAGTCCGCGGACTCCTTCTCGTGACACTTGAAAGTAAAAGTTACCGGTTTGAAATCTTCTATCATCTGGATAAAATGTGAGTCCTGCTTTCCACAAGGGCTGACGGAGACTGTTTGATAAACCTGGCTTTGGCCCTGAACTCTGAAAGGTTTAAGGCTCCAGTGTATGACAAGCCGGACCTTACGTTCTTGGAGATCTTACCTAAAACGTCTTCGACGTCTCCCTTAAGTGGTACCGTAGTAGAAACACCTTCTAAGGAACGTGCCTCCCCCTTCCACGCTATCTGAGCTTCTGGGCTGGCCATGCCCCTGTATACTTTGTATTGATTGTTTATGAGTTGTCCGGGTGTCTCCCTTGTCCCCGCTAGCATTGAACCAAGCATGGCAAAGTCTGCACCTGCGGCGAGGGCCTTGACTATATCTCCAGCATTCTTGATTCCGCCGTCGGCGATGATCTTTGCGTCTGAGTCTACTGTTCTGCAGTCTAGCACCGATTGGAGAGTTGGCACGCCGTGGCCTGTTTGTATCCTAGTGGAGCAGATTGAGCCACCTCCGATTCCAACCCTAATTGCGTCGGCGCCCCACAAAGAAAGGTCGTTAAACCCCTCTGCAGTCGCGACGTTTCCTGCAATCAAAGTGACATTATCACCATAAGAATCCCGCAAGGTTTTCAGCGCTCGTTCGACGAGAGAATGATGGCCGTGAGCAACGTCGATGCACAAGATTCTGGCTCCGGCGGCGTACAATGTTGCAGCGCGCTCCATAAAATTAGAAGAGGCGCCGACAGCGGCGGAAATGGAAGAAATGTGTGATGAGGCCATGTTTTCATGGATAGAAGACATTTCTGAAATAATGTTTGCTTGGTCTTTTATTGTGTTATATCTATGTATGATACCCAGGCCTCCAGAGGCGGCCATCGAAAGGGCCATCGTTGACTCGGTGATGGTGTCCATTGGTGACGAAATTATTGGGAGCCTGAAGCGGTGGTGGCCTATCGACGTGCTTATATCTATAGCATCCCTGCTGTTGATTGCACTCTTTTGCGGCTCAAGAAGCACGTCGTCGAAACATACTGATTCTCTAATTTTCATTATCACTTTCCTTTTTTGATTCACCTTCATTATAACAGGTCGTACATATTAAGTCAATGTTTTCTGACTCTTTATTTATGTGCCAATTATCTATCTTCTCTTCCGGTTCTGGTGGGCGGTCGCAGGCCGTGCACTTGATCTGCTTCTTGAAATTGCTCATACTGGACTTGAAGCTTTTCATAAATTGTTTCCTTGCGACTAACATCTGTTTTCTCTTAATCTTTCTTCCAAATCCCATTATGTGTCTCCTGTTGATCCGAGTGCTCCATCGCCGCGGTCAGTAGAACCATCGTAGATGCTGTCCTCTTCTATGAGAGTAAGAGTTGGTTTTTCAATTCTCACGAAAACTCCCTGGGCTATTTTTTGGCCAAGTTCGATGTACTCGACGTCGTTACCTACGTTGTGAAGATTAACAAAAATTTCGCCGTCGTAACCTTCGTCAACCACACAAGCACCAGTAATCAAGTGTTTCTTGCTTGCGATGCCTGATTTATTCATAATCTGAAGCATGCACCCTGGAGGCACCTGCATTTTGATTCCGGTTTCCAAAAGTACACTCTGGCCCGGCTTGATCCTGGTGGCTGCTCCCTCGGTCGGCGCGAAGAAGAAATCCATTCCTGCGTCAGTACCATGGGCCCTTTGTGGCAGCTTAGCGATTGGCCTGGTACGATAAACTTTTACACTTTCAAACGATGTCATAATTAACCCCCTTAGTTTTTAAGTCTTTCTCTTCAATCAGAGTGTAAGTAAATTTGTTGCTCCACTTGTCCGCGGAGATGTTGCAAGTATGCATGAATTCATAGAAGTCTACAGAACTTTGAAAGACCTGACAACCTGCGGAGACTCCTCCTGTATATTCTCTCTCGTCAGAGCCAAACTGTCTGTGAATGTTGATCCCGTACATGCCTTCATCTTCGGGTCCAACGTAATCCGGTGTCGAATCGCGGTTGTCATCGCGCCAGACTTTGACTTTTCCGGCGCGCTGGCATAATGCAGTATATTTTCTCTTTCCTCCGTGGATGTCGATTTTGTAAGTTGAGCGATATTGATCCGGTACCAAAATGGCAGTACCCTTATCATTGATCGGTCTGTTTAAGATTCTTGTTCCTGGTTCTGTGGTGGCAGGATAAGTGTCTACTACCCATTCTCCATCAATTTTATAAAAGACGTTAATCAAGTCGTCGAACTTGCTAGCGCTTCCGGAATCGTTCCTAACTCCGATAATGTTGAGGTTATAATCCCCCTTCTCAAAAAATTTGTACCCCTTGTTTATTAAGGTCTCCCTGTAATGGTCAACGGTCATCCTGGCACATAAACCTGCTAGTCTAGACATTTTCCTTCTCCTTTTCGTTTTTACAAATACTGACTACTTTCCACGCATAGCCTAACTTGCTCCGCGTATTGTAAGCTTCCATGGCTGCCTCTGGAAATGTGAGTTTTTCTACCACTCTCTCCTTCCACAGGTCTTCTTTTTCATTGTGTATCTTAATTGTGTAATTGTTCACCTATTCCTCCTCATGCTAATAACTTGAACATTTTTCTCATACTGAAAGTGGAGAATCCCCACTGCTGATTGTAATTTAGTCTTGCCATGTATGGCCTGTTGATGTGCACAATGTCTCTCTCTGGGTCGACACCCCAACACCGAATCACAGTCATCTCGTTGTTGTCGTCGATTACCTTCACAACATAGAAGTTCTTTCCGTTCTTTGATTTCTTGAGCTTGCACTCCCGAGGGATAAACCAAGTCACACCAAGTTCGGGATCATATTCTGAGATAGGGGGCACATAAAGTTCGTCTAGTTTTTGTCTAACCCTGGGTGTCACCACTGCGTTGATTGGAAACACACCCGTAAGATTTACCAAGTATTCTAGCTTCTCCTCCTCCGAGAAGTCACCTTCTGGCTCATATAGTTCTATGTTTTCTAAAAGTTTCTTCTCTTTTCGTGGGCGGTCTTCGGCAACTGCGTTGAAAAAGTGCTTCATACCTGAAAACCTGTCATCCATCAAGGTATTTAGCGCCTGGGAAAGACACAGAGCCGAGATAGACTTCTTGTTTAGTTTAGAATAAGTAATCTTCTCATGGAACAAGAACTCCTCAATAGTATTGAACGGCCTGTTCTCAATGATTTGTTCAATAGCCTTGATGCCCAGACCCTTGATAGAGGACAGGGGCTGAATCAGAGTCTTGCCATCATCGCTGATTTCCCAGCCGACTCCTGACGTGTTCACATTGAGTTGTTCCACGTTATATCCCAGCGACTTTGCTGTTGCGATTGCTCTTTCTTTTCTTGTCTCCGGCTCTTTATCCAAGAAGGCGGCTAGCCATTCTGATGGATAGTAGTTAAGAAGATAAGCACACTGATAAGAGAGCACACAGTAGGATACAGCGTGAGACTTATTAAAGCCGTAGCCGGAAAAGTATTCAAATGTTTCCCATAGTTCTCTAGCTTCATAATCTTTCATTCCTTTCTCTAAGCATCCGCGCTTGAACTTGTCAAAGATTTTGTCTTTCTGAGCCTGGACTTCACCAGTACCCTTCTTAGTAAGTAGTTTTCTAAGCTTATTACCTTCATCCAGGGACAGGTCCTTGCCTAGTTTGTGAGCCAGCATTGCAATCTGTTCCTGAAAAATAAGGAAGCCGTATGTCTCTTCCGTCACTTCTCTCACATGCTTGTTGACATACTCCACATCCTCGGGGTTCGACTTCGCTCCAATGTATTTTCTATCTACTCCCGCACCTAGTGGGCCTGGTCGATAGATAGATGTGATGGCCGACAAGTCAATGATGTTATCTGGCTTAGCGTTCTTACAGAACGATTGAGCACCTGCCTCTGTGAACTGGAAGATGCCTGCCCACTTACCTTTGTGGAAGACGTTCTCCCAAACCTCTCTGTCATCCAGGTCAATCTTCTCTGGATGTAGATTCTTGTTGTAGAAGTCTTTGACGTCTGCGAATGTAGGGTTCTCCATTCCGTGATGCCGTTTGAGGATACGCTCGATAGCACCCTCCAGCATACGAAGTGAAGCGAGGCCAAGAATGTCAAACTTGATGAAACCCATGGGCTCAAGGTGTCTTACGTTCATACCCTCGGACCAAGGTGTTTGTCGAACTCCTCCTGAGTTGATAAGCGGCATCCACTGATCTAGGTTCTCACCTACAACAACACCACCAGCATGGCGAGAGGCTGAGCGTGTCTGGCCATACAGTTTCTCAATGTGAGTTCTGATGTGTGGGTATTTCTCTAGAAACGCTTGAAGAGACTCGGAGTACTCCACTAGCTCTTCAAACGTAGGGGCGTATACTCCGGAAGTGATTCCGTGTTTTGCTTTAGCCCGAGGAGTCGCCTCATAAACCATTTTACTAGTGACGTTGTTCGCCTCCGTGAACTCGATTCCGTAGAATTTCGAGATGTCCTTGATGAGTGACCGCAACTGAAGCGTGTTCCAGTTTGTAATCGGCACGACAGAGTTGTCACCCCATTGATCAATCAAGACCTCTTTAAGTACCATCGGGTCAGATACGTCATAATCGATGTCTGGATATCCCGCGCCGCCCTTGGTCAAAAACCTCTCGAATTGGAGTCCATACTTGATGGGGTCAACCTGGGTAATGTTCAGAACATATGCCACTAAAGATCCTGCTGCAGAGCCGCGCCCTGCACCAACTAGTTGCCTGTCCACAGCTACGTCAGCAATAGACTTCATCGTCAGGAAGTACTTGGAGAAGCCTCGCTCCTCGATAACGCCAACTTCGTGTTTCAACCTATCTACATAATCCTGATTGCTTTGTAATCCTAGAGATCGGAGGCCTTCGACACACAAAGCTGCGAGAGTTTGGCCAGCAGTAGAACCCTCTGGTACGACGAAGTCGGGGAGCCTAACCTTGTTATCTGGTAGGAATTTCTCGATTCTATCGTGAGCTATTTGATGTGTCCTAGTGATAGAGTCTTTTATGATTTTATCATCATATTCGACTCCACACTCCTTGGAATACTTCACGTAAGATTCCCACATTTGATCTCCGTTCTTCGGGTAAAGTTCATACCCTACCTCTTCGACGGATAGGGGCAGCTCTTCTGACAGATAGTCGGGCCTTCCTTTTCCGAGCCAGCCGAGGCGCTTGTATAGCTCTCGGTCTTTCCACACGTCTGCGTTGTAATAATGGGAGTCGGCCGTTGAGATAAGCTCGATGCCGAATTCTTGGTGCATCTGAATAATATATTGATTCAAGTCGTGCTGCTCTGGAACATTATTCCATTGAAGCTCTCCGTACCAGCGGTCGCCAAAGATGGACTGCATCTTTTGAGTTGTCTTTCGCATGGAGGACAAGATTGCATCAGGCCCAGTGTCTCGGTTTTCCCAGTAGTTTCCAGCATAGACACCCCCAAGGCAAGCAGATGCCGCAATGACACCTTCGCCATGTTTCTTGAGCATAGCATAATCTACGCGGGGATATCGATAGAAGTTGTCACCAGCGTAGGACTGTGAAATCATTTTGAAAATGTTTTGCAGACCGGTCTGGTTCATGGCTAGAAGTATCAAGTGCCTTCTTCTGTTGAGGCTCGACTTGATCTTCTTCTTTGATGATGCTTCATCCTCGACCGTAGTGCCAGAATTGTCAGCCTCGTACTCGGACTTTTTCTTTGCGGCGCTTCTGATAGTTTCGTATTCTTCCTTCCACTTTGCGACGGAGGGGATGAAATATGCTTCACAGCCGAAGATCGGCTTGAACTCTTTTCCTTCTTTCTGCATCTTTTTTGCATGCAAAACCTGATAAGCTAGGCCGTTGGCGTTGCCATGATCAGTCAATGCCAATGCATCCATGCCGTTTTCATAAGCAAAGTCCATATGCTCTTGTGGATATCCAAGTGCGTCGAATGGCGATCCTGCGACCGAATGTGCGTGTAGCCCTACAAATGGTATTGAGCTTTCTTTCCTAGAGTTCATTAATTAAACCTTTCATTTCTTCTATTGTTTCTAGAAGTTCTTTCTTTATTGTGTCTCTCTCATCTTGGAACAGTTCCATTATAAACCTTTCTTGCTCTCTTGTCAAGAAGATAAATGCATCAGGAAAACCTATTTCTTGCTTTGTGTCGTATGGTATTCTGTTATATGCTGCTTCAAAGTATTTCGTTGTCATTTTCTGTCTCGCTTTTAAGGATGTATGGTTTCATAAACCCCTTTGTGGGTCTTGGTATCTTGAGTTCTGAGGCGTAGTATTCCTGTAACGACTGCCAAGATTCAAGGTCGTAGTACTCTTCCACTTCTTCAACCTTGTCCATTGATATTACACTAAGTGAGAAGATTTTGTCAAGAGAAAAATGACGACTCGACCACCTTTCTTGGAACGGTATTGACTTGTCTCCTCCGGTGCACTGATTTTTAATGTTCCACTTAAACTTCGGCCAATCTTCCGGGAAGAATGTAAACGCCAGGTACTTGTTGTCTCTGACTGTCTGCCCGCCGTGAGAAAGAAAGAAAGAATTTGGGCCTCGGATGGCATCCCTATGATCCCTTATGAATCCCGGGTGGTAGACCCCATAAGGAAAAGACACGAAGTATTTTGTAGGTGTTACCCATCTGCTCATCTTGTCTGAGATCATGAAAGACGTTAACGCTCCGTGTAATATTGACCAACCTAGCGAATCTCTCCGGTCTCTATCTTTCTGGGAAATGGGAGTGTAATAAACAGGGATCCACTTTTCATGATAATCTCTTCTCTTTACAAAGTCTTTCTCTTCGAAGTACCGGGGTGACATAACATAATCGCCTATCCTTTGCTTCACCAGTGGAGCTACGTCATCGTTGCATACTATCCAAATACTGTCGCAACCGGCATAAGCACATTCATATACGGATCTCTCTACGGCTAGGAACCCTTCTCTGAGGGGCTGTAGATAATCAGGCCATGGTAGATCGAAAGTGTTACTCCAGCCAGCCAAAGGTATGACACCTGCGACATTACGACCTTGTAGTGCAGAAATCATCAAAGATACCTTCCAATTCCAAAGTTAAAAATTTTACACTTTCAGAGTCTTTGTATTCGGACATGTCTTCCTTTCTGATCGTCCTCTTTTTGTGGACAACTTTTGGTTTTCGGTATTTCGGGCTACCATTTTTGTAGTACTCCATAAAATTACCATGGATTCCTATAGAAGTCAAGTGCCTTTCGACTGCAAATCTGGCCATAGAGTCTGAATATTCGAAGTCAGATAATTGCTCTCTTGTGAGGTTTGATACCGAAACACAATCTGTTACATAGTGGGCTCCGTCGACGCGGCTGGAAGTGTAGTAATGTATTTGGCATGCAAGTGACCCTCTCGAAATCTTCGGCTCCAAGTAGGAGTGTTTACCTCCTAAATTCGCAAGCTCAAAGTCGTCGTAAACTACGAACACAGGGGACAAAGCCTTCGTTACTTCATTCTCCAGGTCAATACCTGTTGTATCAAAAATTTCGCACATTCCGAAATCATACCTGACTAGGCCTGAATCTGAAACTACTTTTACCTCGTTATCTCTTATTCTTATAGTTGAAATATTCTCATAATTTAATAACAGGCCGTGGAAAGCTAGAAAAGTTTGCAATCTACTCCAGGTGTAGTCCTTCCTCTCGCTTCCTAAAAATTTAAAACCCACTGGCTCGAAAAACAGAGGGTTGTTTCCTGACGAATGCAAGAAATAATAACCGTTAAGAAAGGCGTACGTTGCAGATTCTACACTGTTTCCTATTACTAGGTTTTTTAATAGCATAGACCAAGTCTATAATCGTACCGATGGTGAGAGTGGGAAGCGAGCGAATAATTACTCTTCGTAGTGGATGCCCGGGAATTAGCCCTAGGTAGGCACGCTTCGTCGATAATCGACATCAGGTCGTTGTACATGCTAGCTGGGCTAGTTGTCAGCTCAAAGACAGTGCCATTACCCGCTAATGTTAGATCTTCCCACTGTTGGCGCAGGTTTCCGAAGATGGGCACAGGCGCGAATGCATAAAATTTCAAACTCGGAGTGAGTCTTACCGCTTCCGCTACCACTCCCCTATCTATAGGGCGCGCCGGCCCTTCCGGGTCGTTAATGTCTCGCAAGAAAGATTGCTCTTCTTCATCTGAAAATACAACCACGACGCGGTCAGTGTTTGCTCTCCACGTAATGTCGAAGATACCCTTCGGCGGTATCGACCCGGTGTTTCTCCACCACACTGTCGAGGCCAAATCTACGTTGGCTCTAGCTGAAATGTTTCTCACTGCTAAATAGATAGCGTCTAGGAGCATTTCGTTTCCTGTGTCCATGCCCTCCATACCTAATGCGGCGAACGATCTCAGAAAGTTTTCAAAAGGGGAAATGTCAGACACAAGTACCAGCATTTCATCCTGCGTGCCTCTAAACTCTTTTGGGCCAACGATCAGGCCCCATTGAAGCTGTTGTTCTGCTGAAAACTGTGCGGCGAATCGATTAAGTGCCGTTCTAACGGCCTCTATCTCTTGATCCATGGATCCGGACCAGTCCACGATGAATAAGATATCTGTGTCTCTTATTTCCTCTCCGTAGTCAACTATTCCGTCACAATCATTATCGGCGCCGTCACAAATCTCTTCACTAGGGGTTATTTCCCCAGTGCACAATCCGGGTTCGAACTGGTTGGCGCGATTGTTTCCCCATGCACCTTGGTGACAAAAAACTTCCCCGGGGAGACATACGCCCACTAGGAGAGTGTCCGGGGGACCTGTATAGCATGCTTGCGCTAGATTTTCGTCTATCACCTGATCGCAGTCCTCATCAAAATTATTGCACTCCTCTCTTTCTAAAGCTATGCCCCTAAGGGGATCACAAACTGGTGGCTCTGGGAGGGGCACGTATGTACACAGAGAAGCGCAATCTGTTAATCTCATCTCTTGACAACCCGGATCTATGCATTCACAGGTTTTAAAGCCCTGGCCGCACAGCAGGGGAGGCTCGTTACAAGGCATCAGGTTGCCGACGTCGCTGATGTCACACAGACAATTAAGCTGCTCATCTATTTGTCCGTCGCAATCGTTGTCGGCACCATCGCACTCTTCTGCAGACGGCTGGACCGCTGTGCAAGATATCCAATTGCCCTCTTCGCAGACTTCAAGACCACGTTCGCATGCAGTTTCGCACTCACGAATTAGCTCTTCGTCTGTAGCGCCGTCGCAATCGTTATCTTCTCCGTCACACGTATCGGATGGCACGGCGCCGCATTCATTGCAGACATTACGTTGACCTTCATCAACTTCTCCGTCGCAATCGTCGTCTTCATAGTTACACCTTTCCTCTCCAGGTAATTCAGCAGTGCAATCTTCCACGTTCCCTTCTATACAGACACCCACCCCCTCTCCGCACGTAGTTTCACAGGGAAAGAAGCCTTCATCTACAAGGGTGTCACAGTCGTTGTCCAAATTGTCGCAAACCTCAGGATCACACGGTCTACAAGGGAGATGTTGCAAGTTTCCTTTATCGCAGATAATTTGTTGCCTCCCCAATGTTCCGTCCTCAAGTTGACACTCAAACCACCTAATAAATTCCCCACTTGTCCCAGGAGGACATTCCCACTGGGTATAACATTCACTCTGAGAGATTATTTCAGGAGGTGGACAATCGGGATCGGGACCATAAACGCAAGGGCTTTTATCGTCGTCACACACCTCAACCACTACCTGCATCACGTCAATTGTTTGTTGTGGGTTCGGGGGACAGTACCACCTTTGAGAATCACAACACTGCGGGTAACACTGACAATAAGCCTGTGACTCCTGCATTGGTGTCTGTGCGCACCTTTCTTCTCTGGTCAGTGGTGGTGTGGTGGGCGGTGGTGGTTGCCAGTCTAATATGTGCACATCGCGAACAATAGCGTCGCTAGCGAGGGCCCTAAAGCCCTGGTCTGGTGACATAGATACGACATCTGTGCACCCTGCCAATAGTAATAGAATAGTGATAAGTCTCATGGTGTTCTCCTCAGTACTTGTTCAGGTTCATCAGGTGCCCATCTTGTATTTTTTATAGGCAGACACTGATTCTGGAAACTTGTCTTTCACAATAGATAAACAGGCTGCAGCTACCTGCTGTATTTCCCACTGCGCTCCCTGGTGGCTGCGCAGGGAAATAAACTTCAAAAGGTTGTGAAGGTTTACCGTTCCGTAATACTGCGTGTAGAGGTTTTGAGGCAGTACGCCGCGGGCTTGCTCGCGGCATACGCCGGACGCTATCAGTGCACCATATAACGAAACGCTTCTAGTATTATGTGTTTTGACTGCGGTGGCGGCGACCTCATATCCATAGTCTAGATAGGAAGAATCAAGCGTGGGATTGATCAAGTCATCAGTGCTAGCCTGCCTATTACTAGCGTGTTGCTGTCTGAATTTTTTCGGCTCATAGAAGTTGATGTCCACGGAAGTATACCTTCTGCTAATCTCATTATAGGCCCATGTCCTGTGGCGATGGTGTTGGCTACGTATGAAGAGAGGAACCGTGAACCTAAATGTGACAGCACAATGCTCAAAAGGAGAGCTATGATTATGGTCCATAAGGTAGTTGATAAGTTTGATGTCCTTTTCATCTACTTCTTCTTTTTCCGAGCCGAAAGATACCCTTGCTGCATTAACAACCGAGAGATCTGAACCCATATGTGAAATGTACTCAACCGCACCTATCCCGTCTCCGAATAACTCAACGCGCATCCGACCTCCGATAAATCCCTACAACATAATTTTCTAAAATTATGTGATGAGTGCTGCCTTTAATCTTTATCTCCTGAATCATTGTTCTGTCTACAACTATCTTGTTGTCATCAATACTACCATGACTTAAGTGTCTGAACTGTTTATCACAGTCCTGTGCGATGTCTATCACAGTTGCTTCTATATAACTATCTTCCGCGGGCTTGAAATCCTCAGGAAGAAGCACTCCCGAGCTTGTTTCGTTTTTCTTCACGTGCGGGACGATCAACAAATGCCTGTTGACCGGTTTTAATAAAGATAGATCAGGCACCAGGGAACCTCCCCATAGATCGTTGACACTTGTTTACATAATCTGTCAAGATCTCCATGTCGGTCTCTGACTTGTATAGTCGATAGGCTTTGACTGCCAGTCGCATGTCTTCTTTAGAGAGCCATCCGTTCTCAGAGTAGGACTCGCGCAAATCTTTCCTCTGCTCCTTGAATGGTTCCATCGCATCCTCAAGCGCTACAAACGTCTTGATGTAGTTCGCGAGGTGCTCTTCTTTTGTTGATTTCTTTTGGTTACTGTTAATACTCATTATTTCTCCTTTTCTGAGTTGTGTTATAATAATAATCTATTTTACTTGGTTTGTCAACACTTTTAAACAAATTTTATTTCGCAGGCGCCGCCGGCGCAGGCAATCTCGCCAGAAAGGTTTGTGTTGTCTTCCGATTCAGTCACCCTGGTAAGATCAATGCTGCTTAGTGATGCCATCATTGCTTCATAAGTCTCCTTAGAGCAGTCTTCAAAGGGTGCTTGGGTATAGGACCCTCCGTCGTAAGGCAGGACAGACAGGCCGTTGTAACTAGCTCTATTCTCCCACATCCACTCACCCACGTCTGCCCACTCTGCTTCTTTTATTGATACAGTTGCTGAAATGTTGTGAGTGTTTTGTCCCTTGCGGAAGCCTGGCTTCACCCACTCATCAGTAACATGCTTTACCCTCTTGAGCAACTGTAGTGCTGACTCTGTTCTCATGATGGAGCCGTCAGGAGCTTTTTGCGGAATGGAGATAACGGCCGTTGTATGGGGGCTGAAATATTCGTCTTCGACTAATTCCTGGTGATTCATCTCTAGGTAAGAATAGATTGGTTCGTTTTTTCCAACCCTTATTCTTCTAATGTAATGCTCATTGTGCCAAGCGTGAATTCCGGATGACGTACCGAGTGTCAGACTAGTGGTGCCCGCGGGTTTGACACAGGTTGTACGTGCTGCCGGTCTTATGTCAATCAGCTTCGCAACGCGGTCGTTTTCTGTTTTTACACACTTTGCTGCCTCTTTCATGTCAAGCTCCAAAACAGCGCCAGAGGCAATACCAGTCATGGATACACCTATTAGCGCGTCCTTTTCTGTCGTTCTGCGCCATATATCACGAAGATAGTGGAAATCTGTATAGCTAGCTTGTAACGTTCCTATAAAGGTTGCAGCCCTGACTCTCTCGTTGAGGTCCTCTTGAGATTCCACATTAGATACATTTACTTCTGTCAAGTTGCAGAATTGGTATGGGCGTAAACCAATCTCACAGCAAGGGTTAGTGCCCCAGTCTTTATCATTCGAAAAATAAAAACCAGGCTCGCCGGCGCCGGAAGCCTTTACTCTGTCCCAAAGTCCCATAAAATACTCTTTGTCAATCTTGTGGCGAAGCAATACAACCGAGTTATTAGCTCTTCCTCGTTGTGGGTTGGTTTCCCACCAGTTTCCTGTTTTTGCAGCAATCATGTCTTCATCGTCTGCTGAAAACAAAGAGATTAAAGCCGCTCTTCTGATGCCGCCTGCGAGTACTGCGTCTGCGATGTGGCAGATCATGTCATGCACTTCGATGGGCGATAGCTTGTCTCCATTCTCTTTATGAACCAACATGCCTTCTAGTTTTACCAGACACTCTCGAAGTGGCTGAGGACCTGGTGCTTTACCACCTGAAGTCACAAGGGCGGCGCCTTTTGGTCGGATATCTGTAAAGTCAAAACGAAGGTGCGAACCGCCCTGGAAATAAGAGCGAACGAGTGCTTTCACTGCGTCTGCCCACCCTTCAATGGAATCATTTACGAGAAATCTACGTGTTCTGTTCATGTTTGGCCGAGTAATCTCAGGCAACTTTTCAACATGATGTTTTTGCACGGAATATCCTACACCCGTCCCCCCCAACAGAAGAAACATTGCTTCACCGAAGCATCGCCAATCGTCTGCTGGCATAAATGCGCAGTTAAAGATTCTGTTGGGTGCTACTTCAATTGGCTTTCCACCAAACTGCATAGATCTCATAGAAGGGAGAACTTTTTTCTCGAAAACCTTCTTATAAGCTTTTACGATCTGAAGTTCCATCTCGGGAAATTTCTTAAGGTGCATGTTCATGTTCCTAGTTACTAGTTCCTCCCACGTTTCCCTTCTCTTTTTATCATCCAGGTACCGGGCGTACTTCATGTGTACTGTGATTTCTGACAAGATTCTATTTGACAATTCCATTTTGATTCTTTCCTCCTTCTTTTTTGAATGCCGCGTACTTCTCTTTGAGGTTAACCAACCTCGTTGCAGAAGATTTTTGTATTATTTCATTAACAGTTTCGCCGGTTTTTGGCAAAACCTTTATCTTTACGTTACTTGTATCCATAAATAGAGGATACACGAGTCCATCAGGGCCGTTTCTGTTCTTTGCAACAAAAATTCGGCCAGTGTTTGTGTTTTTGTCTTCAACTGTTCGCGAAACGGTGAAGATAAAATCTGCGACGAAACACTTGTTAAATGCCTCCGAGATTGATTCCATGGTGATCACTTCTGCGTTGAGACCAGACCGGTTAGTTTGCGATGCTGTCCACAGTGGACACTCGCAAATTTGGGCGATTCCCCTCAACTCTTCGTAAATAGTTTCGAGTTGATGTCTTTTCTCATCTTTTCCGCCGTTTTCTGGCCGAATTAGGTCTCCGTAGTCAACGATGATCATGTCTGGGGCGAAATCTCGTCGTTTTAGCTTCTCAACGTGGTTTTTTATTGTTTGGATACTAGCACTACGAGTTGGATACTCCTTTACTATCAGTTTTCCCTGAATTTCTTTGATTTCATCGTAGATCTTTTCTTTAAATACTGTTAGGTTCTTAAGTTCCACGCCAGTAATAGCAGAATCGTAACGGCCAGCGACAATAGTATCAGCAAGTTCCAAAGTATAATGGAGTACATTCTTTCCCTGCTTGAGGGCTTGGGCCCCGAGATGGACAAGTACCATTGACTTACCAGCACCAGTAGGAGCAACAACAACACCAAGTTCACCTTTTCCTAAGCCTCCCTTTGCTATGTCATCAATGTCTCGCCACCCTGTGGAGATTGGGTTCCTGGCTTTTTTGACGAATCGCTGCTCGAAGTCCACCAAATAGTCGTAACCCAACGTGTTATCAGATCCCAACTTTAAAGCTTCATCGATAACCCTAGACACATCGTCAAATGAAGATGACTTGATTAACTCAACTGATTTAATTAATGCTTCTTTGAGTTTTTGTTTTTTGCAAAAATCGAGAGCAGTGTCCTTGATGTAGTCAGAAGATTCTGGTATTTGACCATTGGCCAGGACGCGGGCATAGTACTCTCTGATTCGCACCTTGACTGATTCGGGCTCTGCATCCAAACCTGTCCGTATGATGGAATGCATGATGTTAGATGTGGGGTGAACTCCATACCTTTTCCTATACTCCTTTATCTTTCCAATGAAAACCCTTAAATGCTTAAGCTCCAGAAACCCGAGGTCTAAAACCTCAAACATCTGGTCAGCAAAGCTTCTATCATTTAATATTAAATGACAGAGGTCTTCTTGGAATGTTTTTCCGAACTTTGAAAAGTTCTTTTCCTGATCCATCTCTATTCCTTTTCTTCTAGTATATAATAACAGATTTCACTCTGAAAAGGAAGTGATAATGTGATTAAATCTTTGTTCGAGATCTGTGGTGGAAACTGTCAGTACTCCATCTTGGAGCATTCTTTTTCTCATTTCCGTTTGATTGTACTGTGGCTTATACTGCTCAAACGTATCGTCGATCCCTTGTTTGGCTTGTATAGATAGCATTGGCGAAGATAGCTGCATAATATCATAATTGTTTTCTATTAACTCCTTTGATTCTAAAATGTTTGTATACACTTTTTGTTTATTTTCCGGCTTGTTGCATTCCTCTAGAATACTATCTAAGTAGTGTGTCTTCTCTTCTTTTAAGAAAGGAAATTTCTTTGCTACTGTCGGAAGGCCCACTCTAGGTACTCCTGGTAGGTTATCCGAGGAGTCACCCACTATGGCTCGAGCCAGTGCGAAATTAGTAGGGTGAATGTCGAATTTATCCACCACACTATTCTTATTTAGATACTCTTTCTGGATAGGGCGATGCAAAATCGTCTTGTCGTCCAAAAGTTGAATAAAGTCTTTATCAGCCGAAACGATGACCTTTTGCCACTCGTCGAACATTGGTGTGTTCTTGACGTAAGAAATTACGTCATCAGCCTCAACTAAAGGTTCCATAAATTGAATTACTGGCGTCTGATTGAGGTATTCAATCACTCTCATCTGTTGCCATACCTTATTGTCTAGAATCTCCTCTTCACCCATGCCAACTTGGGTCCAGTTAGTGCGGGGTGGTTTGCGCCCACCCTTGTAGTTCTTGTTCATTGAGCGCCGTTTTTTAGAGCCGCCTTTGCCGTCCCAAACCAACACCAACAGATCCGGTTTAATCTCTCTCGTCAACTTATTAAAAATGTTAATAAAAGTCCTGATTCCGCCGATTGGGGAGCCGTTTGGGTTCTTGCTGGGGTCTACTATGTATCCGCGGATGAACTGGTTGTACGCGTCTACTATCATTACTCTCTTCATACTATTCTCCATAAAAAAAGCCCGCCAGAAGAGGCGGGCTGTGTGATGGCTACTCTTCGGTCGGAATTTCATCCGGCTCGTAGAAGTCGCCTGCGTTGCCTTCTCTATTCTTGAACTTCATAATAACATCTTCTTCAATAATAGTCAAGACACTTTCTCTGAATTTTTCACTCTCAAGTTTAGTGACCCATTGTTTGCGCTGGAACTTTTCCTTAGACCCATCATTGTGGATTAGCGTAAACCATGCACCAGACTGTTCAAGTCTTTCAGAGATTTGGATTGCATCGAACCAACTTTCTTCATCTTGGACACCAACAGCATCATCTCCCCACAGGATCTTGAAGTTGCAGGTTCGGCCGTGAGTCCCGAAACGAGACTTCTCTAACTTTACCTTTACTTCAGATCCAATGCGGAAACCATTGTCATCAACGATGAAACTAGCTTTGGCTTTTCTTGCGGTGAGCCAAACACGAAGTGAATAAGCATAAATCATAGCCTTTCCACCTGGGGTCGTGTATGGTTCAGTCATGGCTTGGGCTGGCGTTCTCGCTCCTAGGTTAGTCTTCAACTGATTGAGGACTAGAAAAGTAGCGTTTGCATCAGCGATGGGGATAGTCAACTTAGACATTCCCTTAGCCAAGATTCTAGGCTTTACCGCCATAGAAGACTGCGGATTGAAGTCGCCTTCAACATCAGAAATCGAGGGCGTAAGAGCCAAAGAGTCCCAAATGAAAAGCCACTTGTTACCAGTAGCTAGTAGTTCTTCGATGGTTTCCAAGACAAACTCAACAGATGCTGCTTGGACATACATAAGCCTGTCTAAGTCGCAACCGGCGCGCTCCATAAAAGAAGGGTCAATAGCGGACTCTGAATCAAAGTACACTACATCAATACCCATCTTTTGAGCGTTCCCAGCAATCTGGGCAGCCAAGAATGACTTACCAGTACCGGGAAGGCCGGCTATCTCTGAGATTTTACCCACAGGGATGCCAGCGTGTCTGCCCTTGCAAATGATGGCGTCAAGCCATCGTGAGCCAGTAGGAATCCACTCATTCACCTCTGTTGGATTATTATCCTGAAGTGAGTGAGCAACTTCTCTACCGGCTTTCTTGTTGATAATGCCTCGAATAGAAGCAATATCTAAAGCGCCCTTTTTAAGTTTGGTAACTTTAGCTTTTGCCATTCTTCACCTACGCGTTCAACAGGTCGTTAAACGCTGCTTCCACTGTATCTGTAGGTCCAGTTGGCGTTGAGGTGTTAGTTCCAAACTTCTGAACCTCGGCGTTTCCTGACTCTCCTGAGAGGAACTGGTCCATAATAGATTGAACCTCTTCGGTTGTCTTACGTTCAAAGATTTCATCAAAGTTTGGAATAGTCTCCAAAAGCTCTGCGCATCTTTCGTCTCCACCGACGGCATCGTCACAAAGTGCAGTCTTTCGAGGACGAGGTCGGATATCGGTACGAGGGAAACTTGCACCAGGAAGCTTTCCGTACATCAACTTGAGGTCGTTGCCGGTTTCTGGGTCTGTGATATCTCCATAATCCGGATCCAGTACGATCGTTAGCAGCTTTTCATAAGCCATCTTGCCGTATCCCCAGACTCGGATTCCTTGATCCTCTTCCCCCCGGACAAGAACCGGTGAAAAGAAGCGTTGCTTTGCGAACATCTCCTTTGCTTGTCTCTTGCTATCCTCTGTCCCTTCGTTCCACAACTTGTTCGCAAAGTTGCAGGTTGGACAGTCATCTCCAAAGTTTCTCTTCGGACAAAGGAAGGATTGACCTCCCACGCCATAGTGGAAATACTTTTCCTTGAACGGGTCGCCGTCCTTCGTGGAAACGATACGGATGTTGCTTTCTCCGTCCTCTGGGCGCCAGAAATTCTTCTTTCCGTCTCCCTTTCCGTTAAGTTTATCGAGTTTCGCTTTCATAGCGTCTAAATTAATTGCCATTGTTATTACCTCCTATGGTATGTTGCTTTTTTGCACGTTTGGCTATAGCAGGTCAGCAAATATCCTGACCAACTGTTTATATAATACTATATTTTCTATTCTGTGTCAACAACTATTTGTTGAATTTTTGGTGAGAAGTATTCCACGTAAATGTAGTCATCTTCGTATTGTGTTGGATAAATCCCAAACGAAACCTTTGTTTCATCGGTGATTCTTGATTTTACCTTGTTGGTTATTGTTCTGAATAAGTTTTCTTCCGTCTTTAACTTTTCTTCGTTGATACCATAATAGTATACCACTTCTACCTCTCGATTGCAAGGAAAAAACATTAAATCGTCTTTCTCTAATGATCCCAGTCCGATAGTGGTAATCCGGCAAGATTCCTTTGGTCGCTTAAATGTGGATGTAATCGGCTTTGTGTTCCTAAAGACATCCATCATGTAGTAAGTGCTTGTAAACACATGGTTTATTTGGCTATAGTAGTCAAATACGTTCGTTGATCCCGCTATCTCCTCCAACCGAAGGTTGGATACGAGACAGATTTTTTCAAATAAGCCGCTGCGCGCATAATTTTGCAGAATACCACGACAAGCGCGTTCTTGCAGGGTCTTCTCTTCAGATAACACCTCGGTTTCAGGCATAAAATACACAACTTCCATTTTTACACCTCTTTGGTGCAGAGAGTGGAGCGCTCGTAACGTAATACCCGATGAATTAGATGCTCCACAGATAAAAACTGTGCAGCTTTTTTCGATTGTACCCAACCATTTGGTTAGCTTTGACATGTTCATTTCTTCATACTCTTCTGGTCCGTCGAGTGATGGTAAATTGAAATGGTATTTCGTAGTTTTTTGATTTTCTGTGCAAATCGTATACGGCTTGTATGTTTTATATTCTCCGAGTTGGCGCACAACATTACTTCCTGCTGTACCTATGCCCAAAATTGTTTTCAAATCTTTAGCTCCTTTAAGTTTCCAAAGTTTTTCCCTACATTGCACGTACTCAGGAAAGGGCCCCATGGCGTTTCTTCGAATTGTTTTTTTATTTCTTTTAACATTATAGCATCTTTTTTGCACATGTCAATAATAATCGAATCGTGCAGTGTAAACGCTATTTTGGACCTTTTGCCCTTTAGCATCTTCATAATCTTGTATGCGTTTTGTATAACTATATCAGAAGTCGTCGATTGAAGCAAGTAATTTTGCGCTTTTCTTTCGTCTACCGCCAAGACTCTACCAAATGGGGTTTTCAGCGTCTGGTTTCCAGGGGCAAAAAAATCTCGAAAAATTTGCCGAGAAAAAAATTTGTCGAATTGGGATTTTGAACTTGAAGGGTTATACAGCCATGCAAATAACTCTACCTTCGCTTTAGAGCGTTCTATCTCTCCATTGAACACATTCTCCACGACCCACTCGTGAATGTCCTCCTGCGGCTGTTCTCGGCCTGATAGAGCCATTAACGTACGTATCTCTGCAGCGTTTAAGTCTAGTTCCACGAAAGCATCGTTCTGAGGGGTAATTTTATGCCTATCTTCCTTCTTTAGAGTCATGATGGGTACTGAACCTTTCTTGGTGGTTAGTCTTCCTGTTGCCGAGCCGAAGATGTTGTATTGAACTCTGCCTTTCTTGCCCTCGAACATTAAATCCTGATGAGCGATCTCCGAAGTTAGGACGTGGGCCTTGTGTAGAATGTCATAGTCGTCTTCTTGTTGCTTCTCGTTGTAAAGATTCTGCAAGGCGTCCTCTCGCAACTCGAACCACTTGGAGAGTTGATGGGTCGGCAATACGTCAAGGAAACATTTCTCTTCTAGATCTATCTTCGCCGTAAGCGATGCTCTTCTTTGAGCTTCGAGTACCTGTTTAAGTTCTCCATAACTATCTTGAGTTCGTGAAAACAGAGACAAATCCTCGTTCTTCGATGATAAGAATAGGTATCTGTAGTTTTCATCATTTAAAATTGGGGAGTGTTTCCACGCCAAGGAGTATTGCGAAAGTAGATTTTCATAATCTTTGAATTTAAATTCGCAAGAGTGGTAAATCCCCTGGCACTTGTTGTTGATGTCCAGCGTTTGAAGTATTTTCATTTTTTTCCAATTTTTTTAGTATTTGTGAGGAGACAAAGGATTCAATAAATCCGATGGCGCCAGCATTAGATGTTAACCCATAAATTCTGTTTGTGTCAAGTGCTTTTTTCAGAGTTTTTGAAAAAAGAACTGATTCTTTCCCCTCTAGATTAAACATTAGCGACAAGTTTTTGAAGTGACACGTCATCAAGAATTCCAGGTAACGATCGGTAGTAACATCCTTTCTCATAGATGATAACGGTTGGTTGTTCTGGTTGTAAAATTCTACATAAAATTTTGCGCAGAAAGATTTAAGCGACCAATAATCGTCATGCGCCACCTTTATAGTATACACATCACGATAAAACGCGTTGAACTCTGAGATGGCTCTTCCATTCATAATGTTCCGTTTTACAATCGGCGAGTCAAGATCAGCCACTAGTCGCCATGGAGCGTTGGCGTCGACGAGAAATCCGTGTTCGTGTGCCATACTAACATAACATTCAAAATCCGGATCGGCCAGAATATTAGCTTTTTGCTGGTCTAGGTTTGTATCTTGTCCCGACAGTACATCGACATATAAACCAGTGTGATAAGCCGTGGACCGGTTAGACAACGCAAAACCTGATCGGGTGATCGGGTAGCCTTGCATCTCCGGGTCGAAAATTGAGGCCTCAAGAACATCGAGGAACCTTGCCAAGGAGGGACTAGGGTCTGGGATCCTTTCAATCAAGATTGGAAGGAGCTTGTTGACTAAAAGTATTTCATACTCATTATAGCTTGTCTCAAACTTCTGAAAACTTTTGCGCGGCTTGAGCTGTGCAACCGCGGTCGGAAATTTTAGTGCTGGAGTGTTGACATACATCTTTCGAAATTTATTAAACAAATCCACCACATAATTAATCCCCGTTACGGATCCAGAGTCTGTTCCAAACCTTTTGGGGGTCGGAGTAGGCATTACAACTTCGCCCAAGTGGTTCACAAATCCGTACAACCTTTTGTCGTACAAGGTATCAAGCAAAGGATACCCTTTCGACCTAAAAAAGTCAAGAAATTTTCTTCTTTCCGAAAACTCTAGTTGGAGATCCACGGTCGACCCCCCTAAAAACTTTTCTTCAGTCATTGCTTCAGATCCTTTATTGAGTTCTTAACTGCGCCTGGAAGGTTTGGTTGACTCTTTGTGTCTGGAAAAGAATTGAAGAACAACTGCATTGTCGTGGTAAGCTCTCCTTGTGAAAAAGTTGTAGTCACGGATTCGGAAGTGTAATATCCCCCAAATCCTAGGCGGCGCGCGGAAGAATTTATACCGCGGGGGTCGCCGAAACCTAGCGTATCGGGGTTTATGTACACTTGCATGTTTGGCATGAAGATGTTGTTCCCATACATTTCTACTGTGGCGTTGTGAGGAAATCGCAGCTCATCATACATGTGACCATTTCTAAACATCATGTATGTTTCTCTCGCTGGTTGTGAAATTTTTGAAAAATTAATTGATTTTACAAACCCTCTGTCTTGTGACGCTCTGATGTGGAAAATTCCGTTCTTTAAGTCTTTGTCTTTGTCTCCCGAGCCAGGGGCTCTGGTCCAAGCGGGCGCTTTTTGATGGATTATAAAGTATTCTGAAGCGTCCTTTAAGTTGCCCTTGGTTACCGCGCCTGTTGGCTTTGGCAAGCTAGCCAGCCGCAGGATGCCTTCTTTTACCTTTCTCTTACATGGAGGCGCCGTGAAATTAGTTACCACGAAAGTGATGTCGCGAAGGAAGTCAGCCCCGGGGAACTCACCAAATGACCTAACCAATAGTGCAGGAACAAAGTCGTCCAAAAATTCTGAGAAATCTAGAAAAGGCTTGCGCGCTTGCACCAACTTTTCATACATCAGGCTATAAAGAGTGTCTACTGAGATTGGAATGTCTGCTATGTTCATAGTTTTCTTTGTTTCTTTGCTATTGTTCTCTCCCTTGATTGCATATATGAAGTCGCAAGTTAAAACATTTATTCTCTGCAGGTGCAAAAACTCTTCATCAAGCGCTTGAAGTTGGCTGGCTATATCCGCGGCGGCGGGGCTGTTGCTCTTAGCCTTCGATTGTTTCGTTAAATAATCTTTCGTGCTTCGAATGCTGTCCCCTAGCACTTTAAAGTAGGAGTCTAATAGATCTCCAAAAGTCACATAATGCATCAGGTTTTCGCGAAGTGGTGTGTACAGGTTTTTAACGTCCTTTGATTCAAGGTTGAAAAAGTCGTAGTGTTTCGTCTTAATACCTTCTGGTGATGTTGTAACTTTTCCGTCTTGTTCCGTTTTTGCTGTCTCTTCGAACACTTTCTTTTTACTATATGCATTCATGAATACAGTAGTATGTACCTTGTTGTTGTTGAAAAGACTATCAAACATCTTAAAGAACCCTTTAGTGATCTGATCTATCTTTATCTTTCGGACTTGCTCTTCTTTTACCTCTGCTGCCTTCTTTGCTTCTTCTGCAGCTTTTCCAGTCGCTTTCTTTATGTCTTTTTTATCTTTCTTCTTTTTCGTTCCTACTTTTTCTTTAATCAATTTAGCTTTAGACTCATGAGGCGTCAACGCATCTAGAATAACATCTCCCTTAGCTGACGCGAGATAACCGGTGTAAGATACAGACACCGTAGCGCTACCGTCAGCGTTCATGTTCAGGTCATGTGATCTATAGTACATGTTTATCACTATCCTATTTTCGTTTATCATCCTCAATTCTGTAGCGCCTAGAGTGTCTGTCTGGTGATTTGCATACCCTAAAGTCGCGACTATGTTACACTGCTTACCAGCTTCTAGAGCGGACGGGGGACGGACCTTTGAAGCGCCGGTGGGCTTCTTCGGGGGCGCGCCTGAACGGATAGTGAAAAGATCAGCTAACGGAGAAAACTGAGTGTTCAAGTTTCCGCGGGGGATGTGGAATAGTCCGGAAATGTTATCCACCTTTATTTTCAAAGAAGCCTCCATAAACTTCCGCGAGGCCGTGTAAGGGTTTTTTCCGGTATACGTTACTGAAAAACTCTCGATAGCGGCGCCGTTTGCACTAAAGGGCTTCGAAAGATCAACACGAGTGGATCCGTCGAAGTCAAAATCAGAAGAAACGGGAAAATAAAATGGCGTTATATTATTTCCGTCTCTCTTGTAAAGTCTCAATTCAGGAGTTAGCGATGAGATCTTATGGTTAGGTAAAGACATGAAAAGCTTGTCCATGTCTGCAGCTGTTTTTTTGGCTAAAACCTTCGATAAAACAGCTTCTGGGATGTATGACCCCTTTAGCTTCGCTAGATTAATATACTTCTGCATGCCCATTTTAGACTGCGCCAGTTGAGTTGCGGACCTTATTTTATCGGCCGGGACAGGCGGAGCATTGGCGACATGATGTAATAACAACCCCTGAGGAAAATATGAAATTTGTTCGGTCATGAGTCTAACTCTTTCAGAGCTTGATGTATCGCTTCTTCGACCGGGTGTGGCGCGTAAATTCGTTCGCCGATGTCGATGTGCATGTCTGTTGGCTTGGTGTTAAACCAAGCTAAGATCCACCAAAGCCTTGGGTCACCGTATTCTTTAAACGCGATCTTGCTCAGACTATCCCCAACTGAGTAGACGTGCTCCGACGTTGAAATCTCACTCAAAAAATCTTCCTGCATGGGATCCCCAAAGATCACCAGTCCGTAATGATCGACGTTTCTGGTTCCTGTCTTCTTCATGAAGCTCTGATATATCTTGTCATTGTTGCTTAATACTCTACCACTTTTTGTCCATTCTGTCAAGGTAAATCCTCCTGTTTAGTTCGTTGGGTCGCTGGCTGGCTGGCGCCCTTCTGGTGCAGATACTCCTTGGTTGTATGGAAACTTGCCACTGAGAAACTGGCCTTGCTCCGTAGAGCCTATGGGTGTCTCGTGCAAAGGTTCGAAGACAAAACTTATGCTATATACCAAAGGAATCAGTTCCCCATCTTCTGCTAATATATGTCCTGAATCAAACTTTGGTTCAAAATTGAACCCTCCGCAACAACCAAGAAGCCCGTGTTCACTCACCTCTGATCGTATGTAGTTAACATATTTAATTCTCATCATAGGTGCTGCCCTAATCGTTCTTGATTTGTTGTTCGGGCCCACAGGATCGCTGTATACCGGATACAACATCTGCACGAGCTTGGAAAAGTTGAAAAAGTTCTGTCTTGCAGAATCTTCGTCCTTTGCCAGGATGTCGAAGGCTGCGTTAATCCGACGGCTTGTTGACTGATAGTTCTTTATCGGGTCGACCCTGCCAAAAGGCGTTGAACCTCCCCAGGCCACGTTATAGCTATCGCTAAATTGCGTCACAAAAGCAGGAAAACTGACTTGTTGGCCCGTGGCGACACTGGTAAACGTTATTATCTGGTTTGATTGTCTTGCTATTTCTTCAAAAAATGCCATTTCTCAATTCTCCTTTTATCATTCTGTTGTTCTGCCTAGTACTTTATGTGTGCCCTTTATTACAGCAGAAGCCAAAATTGTATCATTTAGTAAAAAGTTCACGATCGTGTTCCCAGAAGAGTCTGTCGTTCTTTGCGTCGAGCCGGAGGGCCCTTCAAGATTGTTTTTTGATTCATTATCTTTTCTTCTTTTTTTCTCAGACTCTCTGAGGAAGCTGGAGCGCGCAGATTCTTTTAAGCGGCTAAAGCGGCTGGAACCTTCACCAAAGTCGCTGCTAAAATCGTCTATGCTCGCGGCGCGACCTTCTTTTGTTGTATCCTTGAGGCGCGCGTTGACCGCGGTCATTTCATAATCTATCTTTTCGCTTTCTGCAAACTCGTCAGATTTCTTGTACTCCTCGGCAAAGGCCTTTGCCTGCTCTTCTGTTGGGTTCTTGCCTCTGAATCTTTCCATAAATACCGACATCATGCGACGGCCGGAGTATTCTGACATGTTCGAGACGCGTGTGATCACGCTCATTGCCGCGGGGCCTATCCCGCCTTGTTTTCTAATTGCGTCTTCATCCCTCTTGGGACTCTTACGAGTGATTTCGTCCAAAGTGCTGGCGCCGGTGGCTCTCTCTTTTTCGTCTGTTGACGTCAATTGGGAAATCATTGTTTGGAATTCGCTAGAGGAAGTGTCGTAGAGTCCCATTTGGGATCTTTTGACCAAACGTTCCAGGCTGCCTCCTATTCCAGGTTGAAGCCGTTGTGCTTGATTAAATTGACCTACGGATAAACCTTTCGTCATGGAACCTAGGCGCCCGAAGGTGCCCAGTGCTTCTGTACCCGCGAATTCGCCGCGGTTGGCTTTTTCAAGAAGCAGTCGACGGTTCTGCACCGCGAATGACATTTGAGGATCTAGCCCCCTCTCGTATGTGTCGGTTAACTTGTCCAACGCCTTTTTCAGATCAGATGTGCCTGTCGTGAAGCTCGAAATTACTCGGGACATTCTTTCATCACCAGCGATGTTGCTTACGCCAGTGGCAGATCCGATTTCCTTCTCTAGTTTCGATTTAACAGAGTCGTCTTTTTCACCTGTCTTGATAAAGCGGCGCGCCTCGTCCCTGCCCATACCAAGGGACTCAGCAACCGAGATCATTGCAAATTTTCCTTGGGCGCCGCCGGCGTCGATGTCTGCCATCAGCTGAGAGTCGCCCTGGATCGCCGCTCTGATAGCCTCTGCTCGGTCCGCTTCTTCCATTCCTAAAAGTTCTGTTGCGGAAAATGCGTTACGACCCAGCAGTGCGTTGATATTGGCCGCGGCACCAGATGCTCCGGAGATGGTGTCCATGCCTGAGCCAAATCTGCCGGCGATCTGATCTGCTTCTAATCCTGTCTTTTGGGCCAGGACTTGAAATTTAACAAATTGGGATTGTATGGTTGCCGCATCATACATTAGGTTTTTCGAAACTTTTTGAAAGTTCCTGGAGACCTCATCTGGTAGCATCTTCAGGTCGTCTGCTAGCGTCTTTATACTTAGGTTGAACTTCTTGACCCCTTCTTCGTTAAGTTGAAGCGAGTGGATTGCCGTGTCCGTGTTCGCAGCGAAGTTTCCGTAATTCAAGCCTAGCTGTTTTAAGATGCCGGCCTGCTCTGCTAGTGAAGCAGATAGTCTTCCGTTTTTGTTGAAAGCCTCTTCACTGAGGTATGCGAATGCGTTCACTTTTTCATTTAGCTGAAAAAATGCTTCTGCTCCGAGTCGTATCTGTCCCGTCTTTAAGTTTAAAGCTTTCGTTACCTCAGCAATACCCTTTGCTGCGTTTCCATCAAAAAAGTTCTGGCCCGCGGCGTTCATTGCGCGGAGAGCTTTCTCGGTTTCCTCCGCTTCTCTGGCCATGGCCGTGGCGATGTCTGTAAACGTACCTAAGTCCTTAGCAGAGGGTAGCCCCATACGCGAAGGTTCGTTGTTTTCTGTCCTTTTACTAGCGCCGTCGCCCAGCAACTTATTGACGCCGGCGAGCAACTTCTGCCTCTGCCCCTCGGTTTTCGCCATGAAACTTTTTTCAGTTTCACCCTGTGACGTCAGGCGTGACCTCACGGCCTCGGTTAGAGTATTCCAATTCATTGCACTAACGTTCTCCTTCAATCTTCGGGTCGAAATATAAAATCATACCATAAATAATTAGCACAATAACTTATTTTATTCATCCTCTGGGGAAATGTACTTGATTAGTCGGTCGACAAACCAATTGCGAAGCTTGACGGGCAGGTTATATGCTTCGATGAAAGAAAAATTGTTCTCTTTCATTAAGAGAAAAATCTCTTCGTACGTGACTCTTTCAATATATTCAGATGTCAGTGCGAAAAAAGGCCCACGAGAGAGGCGCCTCTCTTTCAAGTACCGTCGCGCACTTAGAACATTCGACGTTCTGTGCTGTACTCAGCTTTGGTATTATGTCTTTGTCAAAATTTAATAGAAATTTTGCATCGGCTGCAGGCAACACATTATAAAGCTTTGATAGAGTTGCTTGGTCAACGATTCCGTTGGCGGAGATAATAGTTTTTTTCAAGATAGAGATAGTCCGATTAAACTCTATGTTTAAACTCTCTTTCTTTTCCTTGTCCTGGTCAATCTCCGTTCGATCTTTTTCCGTGATCCTTCTTATTTTTACTTCAATGTCCGAGATGGGCAAGGTTAAAACGAAACAATCTTCATCGGGATCATATTGATTCTCTTCTGCGATTGAAGTGACTTTGGCCTTCGACAAGTCAAAAACAGCACTGGTCTCACTATTACAATTTTCACAAAAGATTGTTGATTCGTATTCGTTTCCATAGCCAGTTTCGCGAGCTTTCAGTAGAATCGCCATCTTGTCTTCGTCCAGCAGTTCTGAGGGGTCTATTGTCTTGTCAGTTAGTAATCCTGAAATTAAGTTATTGAACACATTTTCATCTGCGCCGGATCCGACGGTAGATAAGAGGTCTTCTTCCTTCGCGGTCATGTGTTTGATTTCTAACTCTTCGATGCCATGCATACTTGAGCCTCTTGGATAGAATAGCCCTTTCGTTGGAAGTTCAACTTTTGCCGTCGAAACAACAAAGGACATACCAAAGGGATTAGCCGAGTTCGCATTTTTGTTTTGCGCTTGGCTTTTCACTTTGACTTGTTCTGTGTTGGGATCGTAATCTGGCTGTGGGGATCTCTGAAGTTTTCTGGAGTTTCTAGTCACTATTTCCTCTCTTTCTTTTTTATAGTCCTAATAGTAATTTGGAAGACGAGATTTAATTACTCTTCATTCCAAGCGGTTCCTGCCTCTGCAGACAAGATGTCGTTATTTAATTCTGCCCAATCGTACTTGAGCCCGATCTGAATGTTGAGAATATCGTCAGACGAATAATCCAGTGAATCAAAATTTACTGAAGTTATTAGTGGATTGTTAAGAATCCACGATTCTATTATGTCGTCTGCTCCACCTGAACCAATGGTGTCTATCCTGATGTTAGGCCCTAGGGAGTCAATCATGCCCGCTTTCGTAATCGTAGCCTTGCCCTCAGGCGAGGACATGACGTCGGTTGGTAAAACGTACCCCGAACTCTTAAGTATGTTGTAAAGACTCTGGGTTGCGTCAGGCTGGATCGGATCTACGATCGTAACGCTGACATCTTGCCAAGTTACTCTACCTGGGAAGTTGAAGTTGTGTTGCAAAAAACTGTGAGTAGTGGAGCCCACCTGGAATGATGGCTTCGTCACTGTCTTAGCCATGAATTGTGGCATCCCTGCAAAGTAGAGGAGGTATCTAAACTTCCTCTTTGGTTCCGTTCTTGCTTCGCTCCAAAAATTATTTCCTGACATTATAAAGGTCTCCTAATAGTATATAGTTGCGTTGCTTCTTTTTTCTAGTCATCGAAAGAGGCACCGGTGTTTGTTATAACGAAATCAACTGCAATAAACTCAATGGCCCTAGCTGGTTTCAGGAAGATCTTTGCGTACATGACGTTTCGATCAATGAGATCCGGCGTGGTCGTGGTGCTGTCCAGTAGAACCTTAAAGTCGGTCAAGCCAAAACGGACCTTGACACTGTCTAGGAAGTTTTTAACCTGGCCATGAAATCGTGCCCAAGTTGCCTGAACGTTCTGCTCGAATAATAGTGAACTAGAAATTCTAGATACTTCTTTCTTGACGAAAATCAAGAGTCTTCGTACGTTGATGCGATCAAGCGCTGATTGCGATGACTGCAAAGTCTTTTGGCCGAAGATAACAATACCCTCGGACACGAAAGAAGCTATAGGATTTATGTTTGCCTGGTACAAGGTGTCTCGGTCCTTCGAGAGAAGTTGCTCAGTTACCTGAAGAACTGGAACTCCTGCGTTTCCTTGATTCAAGCCGCCGCGGTTAAAACCGGCCGGAGCAAACCAGACCTCTGAGTTTCTTTCCGTGTGTGCCATTACCCCGAGGGCCACGACTGAAGGTGGAACCCAAACATCTCGGTTGGACTCTTCATCCTTAATCTTGACCCATGGGTAGTATGCAGCACCATAAGAAGAATTAAGCTGGCGACTAGTCAAGGCCTTTGCTGCGCTCTCTGGTGTTGCAACAATTCTAGATTGAAAGTTGTCACACTTCTCTTCAAATGGTGGCTTATATACGTCCGGAAGGTCGATTATCGCCATAGAGTCAGCTCTTGCTTCACATGCGTCTACAAGCTTAGTCGTGAGCGACTCTTCAGTGATACCTGGCATAAGAGCTAAGTTGTGCTCTACTGCTTCTGGGTCCTTTATCAGTTCCAGTGCCCTATCGACTGAAGCATAAGCATAACTGTCTGCTGTAGTTCCATTGTTAAGAACGTTGGCGTTGAAAGGGTCTGCCTCAGTTATGTCAACCCCGTCGAACCCGCCCACCAAAGGCATGTTGAATCCGTCGACGACATCTAACAGTGTCCTGTAGTCTCCCGAGCCGCTGGCGATGTGCCATGCGTATGATTTCTCATTGTTTTTATCATCTACAGCTGTCCATGCAACACCTGCCCCTGTTCGTGAGCCCGCCTGATAGTATGCTGCCTTGACATCGCCTGCCGAGGCGACGTATCTAGAATTCGTCTTTAGCCTAGTTGGTGTAAGAACAACTTCGTCTAAGGTAAAGATGAAACTATGCTCAGTAGTGCCGGCTGTTGCAAGGCCAGAATCCTGGCTTGAAACAAGTGCACTTGTTCCGTAGTCTGACATTCTTCTTACGTAATCTACATAGCCTTTATTTACCTTGCTTCCAACCTTGCTGCCATTATCTAGGCCTGTTGGAGCAAGTCCGTCGAATGTGAACTTGTAAGGCGAGATACCTTGATAGAAGTCCTGAGTCGCTGAAGAAGTGTTGATCAGCAGAGACTCTGGCCACTTAACATTAACTGTAAGTGCTTCTCCGTTGGCGTCCTGTCTGTGGTTATCCAGGTTCAGAGTTGCGTTGACCCAACTAGTAAGCCCAATCTGAAGATCTTGTGCTCCGTCTGTACCCGAGTCCAACCCTCCAGAGAACTTGGTCTCTGTGATTCCGCCGTTAACTGTAAGTACCGCGGCGTCTGCACCCGATCCAGTGAGGGCTGCGATAGTAGTGTTCCCTGCGTGGCCAGATGTGGCCTGCGTAACAGTAAGATTTGCGCCATTGCGCTCGACAGTTAACTTAGACGATGTGTGTCCATGGGCATGCTCCATCGCGGTTTTAATCTCAGCGGCGACATCTGCAGCCGAGGATGCGGCGCCCACATTGACCCTTATGATTGTGCCGGATACAACTGTTCCAGTCCCGGATCCGCCATTAGAGATTGCGTATGTTCTCGATGTGCCATCTGCAGAAATAAGCGTAATTTTTGTGTCGTCGTAGTCTGCTTTGCTGGCACTTAGACAAGCTATCGTTGCAGTTGCGGCTGCAGCTGCGGTGGTTACATCAGTGTTAACAGAAATTGTTGCAGGAACGATTGGGCCATAAAAACCGAATGGTACATGCTCAGTGTTTATTGGACCACCATTGCTTATTATGTCCTGGTTCATGTCAACTCTAATTTGCTCTGACATGTTGGGATTTTCACCATAAAGCTTGTTTCTCTTTTCGCTAGGGCTCCATAACATATATTGGTCACCGATTTTCTTGGCAACGAAGTCAGGAGAGTTTGGATCCAAGTTACAATTATCAAATCTCTCTATGGCCTCGACTCTAGTAGTGCCAATTCTTTTGACAACCACTGAGAACGTGCCGAATCGATTGGTGGCACCTTCTCTTGGTACTGAAATGTCCTCTATACCGATCAAAATCTCTTTCGAGGAATCTCTGCCTTCGTGGAGTGAAACAATTCTGAAAAGCTTTTGCAAGTTATCAGGGCTGTATGCCGTGTGATCTCCTGAAGTGTCCTGTCCGAAGACCCAGCCAGTTTTAGCTGCGGTAGCTTCGTGCTTAGATCCCTTGAAGTCAGCCATACCTGCGTCCAAAGGCAAGATAACTGCAGCCATCTCAGTGTTGGCTGTGCCAGTTGTTGCTTTTTCAAATTTGTTATAGGTTTCTTCAAATGTCTCTCCAAGCCAGTATGCATCAGCGATGGATCCGGCGCTTGGTGATGAGATTCGACTAGTTGTAGAAACAGGATTCGTGTTGAATTCTTTTCTTATGTCACCAAAAGCAAACTTTACCTCTTTCGAGCGAGATGTACCGGTTGTTGTTTCCAGTTTTACTGTAAGTTTCTTTGCCGAATCGAACATGACAGGAACATGGCCGGTGGTGGCTGCAACTGTGGCAGAATTGACTGATCCACTATTCGGATTAATGTGCTGCCCATTAAGAGATGCTTTAAAGTTACTGTCCGTTGAATAAAATACTGCAGCCAGTTGAAGGTCGTTTCCTACTGCAGTGTTCGAGGACGATTGAAACAAGAACAAGCCATGGGCCTGTGTTGCTTTCCATCCTGGTTCTGCTGCAGGCAATGCAGTTGCGTCATCTCCTGCAACACCCAATAGGCGAACCATCGTCACGGGCGAGTCAGTGCCGCGGCCTGCTGTCAAGTAAGCCTTTGCAGCGTATGGTGCATACGACTCTGCAAGGATGCCAGTGCCGTCTCTCCAAGGGTCTTCACCCTGATTACCCGGCATTGGTTTGCCGAACACTCTCTCTAATTCATCCAAGGACTTAACCTTGTAAGGTCTGAGTGCGGGTCCTTTACGGGTACGGCCGATAATGATCGGTCCTATAGCGTTGCTTTGGCCTGGAAGTTGAGAGTTATCTACTTCTCTCAAGAACACGCCAGGGGAAACAAATCGAAACTTTCTAGATGCCATGTTATTTTTCTCCTTTTGAAGAGTATTACAAATGTTATTTTACTTATTAAATAGTTTTTCTTTCTTCTAAAGGAAAGAAGAAAAAGAAAAGCCCGCCAAAAAGGCGGGCTGAGGTGGGTTTTGAGCTAGTTTGGTGGGGTCTTAATTATTTGGCAAGGTACTTGACCACGAGGACATCATTGGAATCCATAAGATCTCTCAACTGCACGTGCACGCCGTCGACTTTATAATCATAAGAGTCGCCCGGGTGGTCAGCGATGGAACCAGACTTCATTTGTAACATACCGTTAAGGTACACTTCCAATGAATTTGAGACAATTGCTGACTCCAAATTTAGAGATGCCGTTGCATGGTGTGCAGGTGTATGAGCACCAGCCGCGAGGGACGAAGAGTTGAAGTGCTGCTCGTAAGCAGTAATCTTAATCTTACCACTTGCAGCAGAAAGGCCGTCGCCGGAGATTGCTGTTGCGAAGTCGTTAGCACCTTCGTACTTGATCTTGGAATCTGTTGCGTCAAAGAAAGCAACAGAGTCCGCGGTCTGGTCATAGGCTGCATCAGCAATTCCGTCGAGGTGGTTAAGCTCTGCTGCAGTTGCCGATACGATTGTGCCGGCAAGCTTCAGACCTACTGTTGACCCATCATGACCGGCAACATCAACATTCAAGCTGGCGTCCAACTTAAGTGATGTGGTTGTTCCATGAGCTGCACCAACACCAAGCTCAAGAATATCTGTTCCGTCATCAAGACCAATGCGGAAATCCTGTGCGTTGCCATCAAATACAAGCATTGTGTCTTCCGCGCCGGCGTCACCAAGGACTAGCTTTGGAGTAGTACCAGAAATCACTACGCCCGCAGAAGGAGCAGCAATACGAAGTTGATCAGTTCCGTCTTCGTCATATTCGATTGAAGCATCACCAGCAGCACCAAACTCGAGCTTGACGTCATCGCTAAATCTCATGCTTGCACCAGCATAAAGAAGAACGTTATTGCCGTCTTCGTCATACTCGAATGATGCGTCACCGCCTGATTCGGCGCCGAACATCAACTTCTTGTCATCAGTGATCTGAAGACCTGCTGCTTTGATATCAACTAAGTCAGCACCACCTACTTCGAATGTAATTACGTCATCAGCGGAAGCGCGGATTGAAGTATCACCATCGGCATCTAGATCGATACCTACTTGACCGGCGGCGCCTACACCACCAACTGATATTATGCCTTGACCATTAAGATCAATAGCATCAACGTAGAGATTTGCCCAAGCGACAGCTGATGCTGCGGCAGTTATTGAACCACCGGCTTTGGCGGCGGTAGGTGTTCCGGAGAACGTGCCCGCAGTACTTACATCATCTCTAGGATCACCAACAAAACCCCAAGGGGTGCTTGAGGAAGGTCCTACTACAGATACGAATACTGCAGATCCACCGCTTAAGGTAAACGATACGGTTTCGCCGGCAGATGTTGAAACTCCTGATAAGGCGCCAGATCCAGAAAATCCAGAGCTACTATAAGAGCTTACGCTTGATATCGACCCAATTGAGGTTGAGTGGCCACTAACGTTAGGCATCGCGCAGACCGAAATTGATGAACCACTAGAGTAATCCGAGGTGACAACAAAGTAGAATGAGCTGCTGCTTCCGTTAAGTGAGAAGATAGATCCTGCAGATATTGTACTGCCACTGTATGAGCCCATAGACAGGGTACCATTAAAAGTACTGGAAAAGCCACTGAGACTTTGTGATACGGCCTGAAGGGCGCTCGTGAAACCAGAAGCTGCAGAGCTAGCTGAAGGAGCGCTCAGGCTCGATCCGAAAAGAACTGCATGATTGCCAGAAGCACTCATGGAAATCGACTGCGATGAAGTAAGTCCACTCGTGGATAATGTCTGAGACCCTTCGCTGTGAGACGCGGATGTAGCTGGTCGACCAAGTGAGTCTTCACTATCGCCACCAGGAACAACATTGGCTCCGCCTGGATCGAGAACGATATCGGCAGCAGCGACAACCTTAAGGTCGGTCACGACGTCGATATAATCGCTTGAAGAGTCGATGAAGATCTGGCCGGCCATGAATTTAGTAGGCGTAACTTGTGAAATGTTTCCAGCTGTTGTACCATCTTCCGAACCGATATCAGCAACCTTGAAAGTGTCATCGGACTCATCAAAGATAATACCCATGCTATTTGAAGAACCACGCTTAAGGACTAAACCTAAGTCATTGGCCGGTGACCCAGATGCGCCTTGAGCAAGGACTATCAAAGGATCCGCGAGTGTCGTGACTGTGCTGTTAACAGTGGTTGTTGTACCACTCACTGTTAGGTCACCACTCACTGTCAAGTTGTCACCAATGGTAACTTCTGAAGTCCCATGGCCGATCGTAACTGCAACACCGCTGGTCGCAGTACCAAGGCTTACACCACCGGTGCCGTCGAGAGCTAGTGTGCCGCCGTCAGCGTCGACATTGATAGAAGCACCACCGAGTACAAGCGCGGCGTCGGAATCAACCGTAACAGCTGCTGCACCGTCGATGACAAATGCTCCGGCAGAAGCTAAAGTACCGCCAGTTCCGTTGTCGTGAGTAATTGTAATATCGCTACCTGCGCCCATTGCAAAAACAGCTGCGTCTGAAAGTAATTTCACATCGTTGCCGGCAATAATGTCTTTAACAACACTCAGACCACCGTCGGTCTGTAAAGAGCCGTCAAGAGCCGTGGTGGCTTGAGTTGAATCATCAGTCTTGATGATTCCGCTAGCCGTGATAGTGGTAGAAGTCAAGGCAGCCGTGGCGAATGTTCCGCCTGAAATGGTAAGTAAGTTTGAACCGTGAGTCATAGTGACATCACCGTTGTTGAAGTTTAGAACTGCTCCAGATGCCAAAAAGGCGTCCGACCATTGGTGAGCAGTAGTACCCAAGCTGAATCCATCATCTGAATCAGGCTTGAGGTTTGCGTTAACTGAAAGTTGGTTTGATACGTTTATTTTTGTACGTGCCATGTTTTAATTTCCTCCTAAGAAATGTTTTGTTATTTCTACGGTTAGATAAATAAATAATAAACAAGTATTAGCAAAAAATCGATAAATTGGGATGGCAGTAAACTAAAAGCGTGAGGTGAGAAAAGTGAATCTAAGGCTTATGGGATTAAAAATTAACGAACACTATTAAATAGTTTTTCGTTTCTTCAAGAGAAGAGGATTTTCTTGAGGTTGCGGACAATGTTGTCAAATTTGCAAAAGTCAGAATCCAAGAATTCGAGTGAGAGACTCTGAGACCTGGAATCTGGGTCTTCAAAACAAAAGTGGAATTTGCCAGTGTCTAGACGGCGACATTCTTTAAGCTTTAGGCCTTTTAATTGTAAGTATGCTGCTATTCCTATGTCGCTCGTCGTAAACATTAATTTGCTCCTTCTTCTTGAGAGAATTTTTTGATTTCTTACGTAAATCTGACTGCGTTGCCGCGGCCAGACTTACATTTATAAGTAGTATCTACTGTTCCTCTTTGCGTACAAAGTAGCCTTTTTCTCCTTGAGCGTCTGGGAGTTTCAACTCATAGGCCCAGTCTGGGTTGAGTTCCTTGTCCTCTCTCAGTGCGTTTGCAGACTGATAGAGCGAGCTTTCCAGCTCTGCTAGGCGAGACATAAGCATTGTCTTTCTTTTTTCGGCGCTGAGTAGAAATGTTGACACTTGATCTTCGGCTTGAGTCAAAGTCATTCTCAATTGCAGCGTTTCTTGGACTTCCTCCCATGGAATTTCCACAACTTCCTGGAACTTTATTTCCTCTGCTGATTCTACTGTTTCGCTTTCTGTTGCTTCGGTCTGCTCTGTTGTTTCTTCTGTCATTTTGTTTTCCTTTCTATGTTAACAGGTTTTGTACCTCTAATAAGTACTTGGTGTAACAATTCTATCACCAAAATAATTTAATTTCAAGTGTTTTTTTGTTTAATTTATAAGTCGTATTTTTTCAGTTCTTCTTCGCTGACAATTACGCTTTCTCTGGGGATCTTTACTTCTACAGCGTTCTCTCTCACTGAGAAATGTGGCTTCTCTCGATTATCGCCTTGGCCTACCAGATATCCCACCACTCTCAAGCTGATCGATGTTTCGAATTTTCGTTCGTCAGCTGAGAAGTCTGAAATATTGTCTTTTGCACTGTATTGGTCCTGCAAGAAACCCTCATAGCGGTGGCCGTTGCTTTCGAGTCTAACATAGTTTATTGTACCAGACTTTGTAACAAAAGGCAACATCAATTCATTCATTTGTTGCTGATATTCTGTTCTTATTGTTATCTCATAAGTCAATTCTACGTTGACAGGCATAGGTGCGGAGACAGTCTGGTAAACTATCTTGTTGTTTTTTCTAGGATAGTTCGTTTGCCCTGTCATTTTCTTGGTATCGGCTTTTGCAAAGTTGTTTGTCTTCTCCGCATTGATTACTCTACTAACCACCAAAGATCCGCCCTGTGAATCTGGGTTTTCTGGTACGTTTCCATGAAAGGCCCCTTTACTAGCTAGTGGTTTTGAGAATCCTGTTCTTCTTATCGAAATGATTGGAAGCTTGAGCATGCCTTGGGCATCTCTAATGCTTTTTTCTCCCTTCGATACAAAGGATCTCTCTGATGTGCCCCACATAACCGGAACTTCCTTGAAGCCCTCATTAGTTGTCGACCTTAGTTGCATACCTTTAACATAATCTAGCACTGATTTGTCTATGTTCTCTATTGTGGATGCTTCAAAATAAATTTTGTATGGTATTTTGCTCTCTGTCATTGGCTCTTAACTCCAAACAAGCCTTCTCGGGCTCGTACACAATCTGCTGTGATCTCAAACTTAGATTCTACCTGGCCGTATAACCACACTGGCTCTACTAGGGTGAGTATCTCGTAAAAGTTCTCACCGTACTGAACGAAGTCTCCTTCTCTTACAAAAAGATCCTGGTCCTCTACCAGTCGTCGCTTGTGAAACGAGATTGAAATCTTTTCCACGCGGTCAATACCTAGTGGCGTTGTGGTTGTGTTTTGGGATACATATTTTACCATGGCATAAATCCTAACTGGGTTCAGAAAGTTCTTGTCTATTGCTTCGCCGTAAGTATTGTGGAATTTTGTGTGCTCCAAACTTATTGGATAGTACAAAATTGTCTGCCCGACGACTCTCTCTATAATCTCGTCGTTGATCTGCTTTACCAGGTCCTTCTCTTTCTTTCCAGTAAAGAGTGGCGGAGGTGGGGCTGCAGGTTGTTCCCATTTGTTATCGTCTGACATTAAAAATTACCCCACAAAAATGTAATTTGGCACCTTATCCAAGACTTTCTCCGCGCTTTCGAGCATGCCGGCGTCTTGTTCTGCCAATTTAACATAAGTTAATTCTGTAAGGGTTTGCTTTAGCTCATCCCTTAGTTTGTTTTGTTCATCTTTCGCTTCTGATAGTAGTGCTGTGCCATTAAGCTGGACCTGTTGGCCGGGTACCGGTACTGATCCGAACTTAGATCTGACTTGGCCGAGCGTTTCTTTGCACAAGGCTAGCGAGAACCTTCGTATCCACTGTTTACCAATAGAGTTTATGCTTCCGAAAGGTAAGTTACCTATCGGCAAGGTGTTCATATTGTTGACACCGTTCACTGATTCGTCGTCAGAGTCCCAAACGTCAGTTGGGATTGAAAACTCCACCCACATTTTTACAGGGGAACCACCATATGGTTTAGGATAAAGACGAATCTTGTTGTTTTTAAGTTCATAAGAGAAGTGGGACATTCTTGTATAGATCGCATCCTCGAAGGCCATGGCCTGAGCCTTGTTGTGCCACGCAGGTACTAACTGGAATGTTGAATCATCTGAGAACTGTCCGTAGTTGTGCAAGTTTCCTACAACGTTTAATCCCCCATAGTAGCCGAAGAACCTCCACATTGCATGCGGAGTCTTGTAGAACACTTTCTTGACGAGGATTCGCTTTCCTGCTATGTCGCTACCATAGGGAAATTCATTAGCGCCGTCGGTAAAACTAGTTGCCGTTATCGCTGCAGAGTTTTCCGTGATGGATGTGTTTCCGGCGGCTCCTCCCTTGTTTTGTGTTAAATTTACCTTTTTCGCATCGGATCCATCTACCGCGGCCGTTATCTGCAGATGGTTGTTGTTATTAATAGCTGCAGCGAGCAAGGTTGCAACAGATTCTGCGTTGGCTGCGTCTGCGGCGTTGTTTGCTGCGTCGATGCCTATCACCACTGGAGATGCGTTTGGAGAACTGTAGTCTAGATCTGTGTCAAACTTGAAATCAACTGTTCTGTTATCTGTATCGATCAAGGTTAAGATCTTTCCGTTGGCCGGTGCTGCGGATAAAGTCAAGCCGGCGGTGGCTGAAGTATTCAACCTTGAACTTATGATTTGCTGAAGGTCGTAATCTTGCGTTCCCGGGTGGACGTCAAAGGAAGCAGAGTGCTGCACGGATCCGTTTAAACCAATCTCGGACCCTATGCCCTCACCTATCCTTCTAGTCATGCTGTAGTCGAATTTAGGATACTTTAAGGCGACGTGTGTTCCTCCCAATGAAGAAGATAAAGCGCCTTGCTCGATGTTGCCCTTGGAATCAAACGATCCAGTTGTGTTCCCTAGTGCGTCAGACAATACATTCGTTGCCTGGTGTACGTTTATTAAGTAGGAGTATTCTAATACCGCTTCTTCATAAGCTGCGTATACGTTTCCTTCTGTTATCTCTAGATCTAAAACATCACCTCCAAGTTTCTTAAACACATAAGAGACTTGATCTACGGCTCCCGAAAGAAACTCTGAGGAGTACATTGGAGAAGACTCTTCTGAATAGATTTTGTAAGGTAACGCTTCGTTTACTTTTGAAATCGTTCCTGCTGATGGCAAGACAATTGTTGATAGCGTACTTGCCGGTGTCAATGTGGGTGCAGACATAATTGTCCCTCGCTAGTTATAGTTTATCATTATAAATAGTTGGTGGTATGGACAAATAGCCTAGGAGTCTTGTTTTGTTTTGGTAGTTCGCCTTCTACGGGTCGTGGAAGTCGTTTTCTTTGGGGTGGCTGTAGAGGTTTTCTTAGCTTCCGGGGGCGTTTTAATTGCTAGATCTGGATCCTCAATCTGGATTTCCTTGTCTTCTTTAATAAACTTTAGTGCATTAGGGTTTTCCTTTGGCTCCTCTTGTGCTGGTTCAACAGTTTTCGTGGCAATCTCTGTTACTGGCTCCACTACTGGCTCCACTACTGGCTCTACTGCTTCTGTTACTTGGCCTCGAAGTCTTGCTACAGCGTTTCGTAGGCCAGCAGCCTTGACTGCATACTTCGGACTTCTTAATTTTCTTGATTTCTTACCCATGGGAGTATCCTTTCGTGTTATATTATAAATAGGTTGGATATAAAAAAACCCCCAACCAAGAATTGGAAGGGGGTTTAGAAGATTTGCTAAATCTTAAGCGTCGCTTTTATGCCAAGACGACAGTGCCTGTGTTGGCCGCAACACCCTCTACAACATCATGCAGAAGCCATGCGACGCCTGCTGTAGCAGAGACACACGTCAGTGAAAAATGTGTGCCAATAATTGCTGTAGCGGCAAAAGACACTGAGTCGTTGGCAGCTGAGGCCGCGTTATTGTCACCATCACCCTTAGGAACACATCCGACAATCTTTTCGGCGCCAGGAGTGCTGATAGTAAGTATCTGTCCCGCGGTAGCGGCCATGGTGAACGTATACGTTGTGCCAACCATGGCTGCATTGTGCGCTGGCAGGTCCAAAGTCTGGGTGTCGCCAGTCAGTGCTGGAACGACGAATATTGTTCCAGACTCAGCCACTGTCAGTGCCGAACGTATAGCTTCCGCAGCAGCCGCGTCGGTTAATGTCACGCACTTTCTCTGGTTGCCGCTAATTGTGGATCCACCTAGTGCCAGATCTCTCTTCAAATTCTCCATTAGTGCCTCGACTCTCGCCAGGCCTATTCTTTTTGTACCCATTTTATAACCCTCCATTGGTTTTTTTGGTTTTAACCATTTATAATCATGTCATGAAACTGGGTAGATTCATTCTATGTACAATAATTAGTCGCAGAAAAAACGAAACCCCCGACCAAATTAATGACCGAGGGCTTTGTTTTCTAATTGTTAATTAAATTAACTATTAGGCTGTCTTTCCTGCCTCACCGAGGAGACCACGAACGACAACTAGACCATACATATCTGGTCGAACCATCTTCTTGGCGTAACGAGTCATGACACCCTTACGTGGCACGAAGTCTTCCGTACCGAAAATGGTTGGTGTGACCTGCAATGGTACGTATGGGGCGTAGACAAATCCACTTTCGAGGAATGAACTACCCTTACGACCAACGAGGATCACGTTTCGAACAAAGTAAGGATCAACATAAACGTCAAACTTCTTGCTCAAAGATCCAGACTTAACAGCACCGATGGTACCACGATCCTGGTCAGCAGTTACGCTTGCGCGGAAACCACTGGTGAATTCCAAGATGTTAGCAACCTCAGGAGAACAAACAACAAAGTTTGCTCCGCCTCGGAGTGTCTTTCTGTGGATCTGGGCTGAAACATCATTGATGGTTTCAATGAGAGTCTCATACCATTCACTGACAGTGCCAGTGAAGTCAGGTGCTGCCGAAGAAGCACCAACCTCTGCGCCACTTGAGTCTACGAATAAACCAGGTGCACGGCTCCAGTAACGAGTACCAGCAGTTGCACCGTTTACAAGGTCACCGAGAAGCTCACGGTCGATTTCCAAAGCAATCTGCTCTGAAAGAATACCAGTAAGCTCAACCTCTGCATCCAAGTTGTGGTATGCGTTGAGGTCCTGACCGAGTTCTGGAGACCATTTGGCCTTCAGTTTCTTGGTCTGTGCGGTGACTGCGATTGAGTCGACCTTGATGTCGATCTCAGCCATGTCAGCTGCGCTTTCAAGTGGTATGCCGCTACCGTCAGTACCGACAAGATTAACTGCACCAACGCCGCCGGATACAGCTTCAAGCTGATCAGCCTTCGGATAGCTTTGTATCTCGATCTGATGAGTATTTAAGATGACCGATGGGCCCTCGCTATCATTATTATCAGTAATAGCGACGTCTGCGTCGTTATTGATGATGCAAACTCGAAGCTTATCTACGGTACCGTTTCCAGTAGTGTCGACCAACTTCGTTAGTCTTCTGATCTGTCGGCAACCGACAGAAAGTCGATCGATTACTTCACCGTCAGAAGCATCGAGACAAGCTCCGATGCGCTTGTCAGCTGACCTTTCGAGCTTGACAGCAGATAGTGCGTCTCTGTTCAAGTCTGATGGGATCGGAAGATCCAAAAGTACAACTCTCGTTGCGGTGGCAGTAATGGCCAAGAGATCTGGGTCAAAATCAACTAGTTTTCTCAGGGCTTCGCCGGCTGCTGTGCTGGCGTTGAAATCTGCGATAGTCTTCTGACCAGTTAAAGTAACTGGCGTATCTGAAACAAGCGCTACTCGCTCGGCCGCGGCGACTGACGCGTTGACTGTGGCCGTCTTGGCCGGGTCTACAACAGAACCAGTAGCGTGAGCAAAACCAGTATTGAAGTCGTAGAAACCACCAGCGCTAAGCGGTGATGCACCGGCATCAGAATGAGCTGGGCTCAAGTCAACACCAGTTTGAATTTCTTTACCTACCTTGTTTCCGCCATAGATCGACGAACCGTCGCCTCCGCGCTTGTCGGGGCTCTTGATAAAATCAAGGAAGAAAATGAGACCTGATGGCAGGCTCATTGGCTGAACGCTGACGAGATCGTTAGCGATCAATCCACCGAATACACGGCGAACGATTGGAAATGCGACGGCTGCGAAGCCTTCGACATCACCGGCACCCATAGCTGAAGCTTCGCGAAGAAGCTCCTTAGCTTGGTTTTCGAGAAGCATAGCCATACCCTGCTTGTGTGAGCCTTCGTTAAGACCCTCAAGCAAGCCAGTAGCTTCCCATTTGTTTAGTAGAGCGGCGCCTTCAGCTTGCATATCGCGAGACTGAACGCCCTCTGTTAGTTTTTGTAAAACAGACATTATAAAATCACCTCCTTTTCTATAAGATTTATTGTGTCTTTATCCCTGCCAATTTTTGCATTCTATTGAATAAAGGATTGGCGTCCTTGTTTGGTTGCTCATTACGAGCCGCGACAAGTAGCGATGGTCGTCTCGATACCATTTCATTCAGTGTTGCACTCTTCCTCACGTCTGAAGTAGTTGTAACAGTTTCATTCATAGTGTCAAAGACTATCTTTGCTTCTTGTACTGTTTCGGCTTTGGAAATGGCTTCGACAATTTTTCTTTTTTGTCGCTCATTCAAGGAGGCATTCTCTAAGGCCTGGTTTATATACAGCAACTTTGCGTTAGATACATTCATGGTTTCCAACTTTTCTTGCATAGTTTCAAATGCTGTGTTAAATTTCTTGTTTTGGTTCTGCAGTTTGGTGGCCGCAGAAGTTAAAGTCTTGTTTTCTTTTTGAAGAGCGGCTACATTCTTGCGAAGTTCCTCGTTCTCTTCTTTTACTTCGCTGTCTTGCTCTCTGGCAAGTAGCATAGCTTCATATTCTTTCATAATAGGTTCCGGAGTTCCAGCCCAACCGGACTTTTGTGGTTCAAAATCAACTCGAACCTTCTCCATTAACTCTTCAAGATCGATTTCATCTTCATCGAGACCCATCTCGGAGAGTACTTCCTGCATCATGTCAGCAGTTATGTCAGCAGTAGGGGCATCGTCCATGTCAATGTCAACTCCTACCTCATTGTCATCGTCGAACTCAATGTCGTCGTCGAAATCAAGGTCTTCTTCATCATCATCAAGGATGTTGATTCCAAGATCTTCATCATTAAACTCATCTCCCGAAGCAAATGGGCCGTCGACCTCATCTTCATAGTCAGCTTCCAATGAATCTAGCTTAATGCTTATGATTTCGTCGTCATCGCCAGAAAAGGCATCGGGGATTGATCCCATGACGGTGTCTGGGTCGAGTGGAGTCTCTTCTGATGCTTCTTCTCCGGTCTCCATGCCCAGATCTTCTCCGGTGTCTTCTAGACCCATCTCGGTTTCAGCTCCGAGATCGTCGAAATCGCCCATCGCGTCCTCTGGGGCTTCCTCCAGTAGGCGGGACATAGCGGTCTTTACTTCTTCTGAGTATTTTTCTACTACTAATTGCTCCGCGTTCTTGAGGGCGGCTTCCTTGAGGGCTTTTGCATCGATGATGGCTCTTTCAAGTAGGTTTGACATTCTTTTGACTCCTAACGATTGTGATTTTTTTGTATAAACAAATAGTTTTGTCTCTATTAATTAGTATTAGGGTCAACTAAAGGGAAGGAAAAATTTTTGAGGCTTTAGAAGGTGGAAAGAAGTAACCAAACTTTTTTTGTGTCGTCTGAGTTGTCGCCGGCTCTGGTTATCCTAACCTTATCTGCTCCGGCAACTTCAAATATTCTTGTTTTGCCAGCAGCGACGGCGATGGTAGTGTCTAGGTGCTGGCCGTTGCCGTCCGGATCAACAGACTCTACCAATTCCGACCATATCCCGGCACCATGATAATAAACCTCAATCTTTGAAACTGTCGCGGCCGTGCCACACACAACGTGCAAGAACCTCTGGTTCTCTGTGAAATATGCCGTCGTGTCTAGAGCATGTGCTGTGCTGCTCGCGCCATTTACGTTCTTTGGTCTACGGGTTCTACCCCAACTACTGTGCCTGTGAAACTCCGATGCTGGAGGTGTGTTGTTAAATCCTGATGCCATTTTTTAATAATCTCCTATTTAAAATTCTCAAATTTGTCTTTATAGTCTTGTGTAGACTTCTGAGAAAGCTTTTTCTTTCTTTCTCTCTTCTCTTTCATCTTGAGTGACTTCTTCTTGAAGTATCTTCTTTCTTTTAACTCATCAAACAATCCTGATTTCTTGCACTTTCTAGTGAATTTCTTGATCATTCTTTCAACTTGTCTTTGGTCGTGTATTACCACTTCCACGTGTACTGGTGTTCTTCTACCCATTATAATTCCTTTTCTTTCTTTACTTTAGGTTCTGCCACTTGTGGCCTGCTAAGCTAAATAAACTGGAGATGTCAACTCCTGCGTCAGTTGGATCCTGTCCTGCAAGGGGGCCGTGGCCGTTCGAGTTCCCTGTGTTGGGAAGCGGATTTGTACCTTCGAAGACTCCACTCATTCTTTCTCCGCCCATTGCGTTTAACATTTTCTTCTTAGTCTCTAAGAGACGCTTTCTTTTTTGTTCTTCTTGTTCTTTCCTCTTTGTGAGTGTGGCTTCGGAAGTAGGCTGGTTTACTGTTTTGTTTTCCAACAGTTGTCCTTGAGCCTTTGTAATTCCAAATGCAACTTCTGCTACCAGGTTAGAGAGTACTCCCTCTTCAAACAAAATTTCCTTTACGCATTCTTTAATAATGCTTTTCAGTTCTGACTTTTTCATTTTTCTCCAAACTTGTATAAAAAGCTCGTCAATGCTCGATTGATCTTGTCTGCCGGCGTAAAGATGTTAGATGGTTGTTTGGCCTCTGTCATCATAAACGCACCCGGGGTTGATGGATCGGAGACCATGTCGAAACAAATCAACTGGAAGTCTTCCTCTACCATTGTAACTCCGTTAGATTCTGTCACACTGCCTAGACCTCTAGAAGAGATGCCAAGCTTGACGCCGGCATTAACTAGCTCTTGAAGAACTCTACCGGATGGGGTGTTTAGCACTTCAATTTTACCCATGCACTTGTTGTCTTCCATCCAAATCTTTGTAACCAAATGAGATGCGTTGGACAAGTTCACAACACTAGTATCTGGATGATCAAGCTCCCCGAGGGCTCTTCTGGATTCCACCATGTTCATGTAGCTTTGTACTTCTCTTTCTAAAATGGCATGCGGATAAACTCTTCCGTTTCCGTTTTGAGTTTCTGACATTTGCATAACTCCGGATAGAATTGTAACCTTTCCTTCCGCCACTCGCCTCTTTTCGTCTTCTGTTAGAAGGTCTTGGCAGACGCCGCCGTCACATAGTTCGTAATATTCTCTTAGTAATTTCATTTTATTCCTCAAAGCGGGGGTCACCCGCGTCGTCTATTTTCCATTGCAACACCGGCGGACCCGGGGTAATCTCCATTTAGTGCTCGTTATTCGCATTTATCTCACTCCTTTCTATGTTGACCAGTTTGTAAACTTTTATTCCATCGTCGCAGAAAACCATGGTCCCTACATAGGCCGCGGCTGAGCCGGCTGATCCCAATAGGAGACCTGTGACAAAAGAATCGTCAAAAGTAATTAGTTGAGTGTAGTCCTTTACGAACCATAAAAATAAACCTACCCAAAAGCCAGTGCACATTGGGCACCTAAGCAATTGCCCTAACTTTCCGGACTTTGGGCGGATTGGGTCGAATATCTTTCCGTATACGAGGAGTTGCGTAAGGCCATACGAAATAAGACAAAACCAAATAAAGTTCATTAGTCCGCACTTTCATCTTCTCGAATAAGCGAGTAGTTATATTGAAAGCCGTATGGTCCGATTTGCTTGTGCATCGATCCCTTTCTATCCGATTGTGGCACGTCGCCAAGTTCAGTTGAGTCCTCATCGGAAGGTCTCAATAGAGAGTTCAACCGGTCATCATCAAATTCGGCTGCAGTCTTGAAGTATGGCTTCTCCCCTGTGAGGTATTCATTCAAAGTGTACAAAAATGCCTGAGTCGCATCTATGCCTGGAATCTTAGACTCCATAACCTCTGCCTCCATAGATCCATAAACGTTTCCGCCTTTGATGCTGGAGTGTGTAATTATACCCTTTCTCGCGAGGAATGAAAACATCCTATCCTGTGCAGCGTACACCTTGTCACTCATTCTCTCCTTGGGGAAAGCCACGCACTTGCTCTTCTCTTCGAGGTACACAATGTCGATATCTTCGTGATCCAAGATAAGGATGTTACCATCCAAGGTTCGTCGGGCCTTTATCTTCACTCTAGGGTGCATTTCAATTTTTGCTTTAATTGTCATTTTCTTCTAAATCTTCCAATAATTGTTGCGCGTTTAAAACAATCTCAAGAGTGCGAGTATCGATCTCCGTATTCTTTGTCTCGTCCAGCACATTGTAAACCTGATCCAGTTTTTCAATGAGGACTTCGTCAGAGGAAATATTCTTCATCTTCTTTGCGTCTGTAAGTGAAGTTTTAAGTCTGCCGATTTCTTCGTTCAAATAGACCTTGAACCCTAATCCGTTATCAACAAATGAAGAGATGTAATTACCCAGTAGGTCTTTTTGGCTCTCGTTCAGCGCGCTTGTATATTCGCTGTTGAATTGACTGACGAACGTTTTGTAAGTCAACGAGTCAATTGGTTGCTGATTTTGGGATCTTGCTTCCACAGAGGACGACATTTGATCCACAATGTTCTCCTCAAGTAAAACTCTGTCCTTGACTGGTAGAGTCTCTTGGAAAATAGAATAAACGGAAGCAATTGTTTTGTAGTTGGGCACGAAGTTACCATAAACTTTACTAGAAAGTGTTCTGTTGATTTTATTGATCAGTGCACTCTGTTCCTGGAATAACTTCTTTTTATCTAATCCGTCGTGCTTTTCTTTTACTTGATACATTATCTTTTCAGCTAAATTCTTTTCGATTTCTCGAGTTTCGTAAATCGACTTATAAAGCTCCAATTCCTCTTTTAAAACCGAGCTTCCGCCGAAATGCTCTTTTATGATGGAAACGATCTTATTCTGTTTGTTCTTGTTGTTTTTGACAACAGACTCTGTGAGTTCTCTCACTAGTGCTTCATAAACAAACGCTGTATTTCTCTTCTTGTTATGCTTCAGTCTCATTCTTGTTCTCCCTTGCTTTTAGGCTTTTGAAAAGAGCGTTTAACTCTTTCTGTTCTTTAAGGATCTTTCTCTCTTCCACTTTATAATTAGTTGCTTCAGATTCATATATACTCGTTCCTTTCGCTAAGCCAGTTAGATCACTGTATCCGGGGTACAATTTACGAGGTGTACCTGTTTCCGGTGAGGCTGCTCGGGACATGTTCTTCTTTCTAGGGCCTGAAGATTTCCTTCTATCTCCTCCGGCCTTGGTTGTGCGTGGCTCATACCACCCGTGAGACTTGGCAGTGGTTGTTCTACCTTTATCATCTTCTCTTTTACCAGGTGGGGCCGCCAAGAGACCCCCTTCTTCAGCCGCGGCTGGCGCGGGTGTATCTCCGGGGGGCGCGCCTCCTAGGTCTGGGGCCGCTTCTTCGGGGCCTGCTCCCAACTCTGGTTCTTCGCCCACTGTGCCCACTCCACCTGGCTCTCCAATGTCGCCGGGGAGCTCTCCTCCGACGTCGGGGCCCGCATTGAGACCCGCAGTAACCTCTGCCTGTTCGGCTTCGCCGGCTGACTCCAGCGCTGCTTCGAAGCGCTTGTCATAGAACATCTCTCTTCTGTTACGAATAAAATCCTCATCAGACATTCCGAAAAGAGTTTTGGCTAGCCACTGCTTTGAAAAGAAACCTTCAGTTGCAGAACCAACAATATCAAACTTAGTTTTCCAATACTCTAACTCTTGCATCTCGGCAATCTTAGAAGGATTATTGAGCGTGCACGAGAATGATACCAAGTCTTCGTCCCTGTATCCAAGTGTATACAGGTGTATGATTCCAATCTTCTCTATCTCAGATAACACCGATCTTTGGAGCCTCTGTATTGTTCTCGCGAAGCGGACGTCCTTCTGTGCCAAAGTAGTCTTATCTTCCATTGCACCATCCTTGTCGGACGAAATGTAAGCGGTTGGTACCTTGAGTGCAGAGAATAGCTTGTCTCTAAGATATTTGACGTCTTCTATGTCGCCTGTATATTTACCTCCCGAGACAGATTCAATCTTTGTGGAGCTGTTTCCTCTGACGGGTATGAAGTAATCTTCTTCGACTGAAAGAGGGTTGTACCTTAGATCTACACGACCAGTAGAAGAGTCCACCACTTGGTTTCTTTTCATTGTGGTCATGACTTTCTGCATGTATTGCTCCACATCCTGCGGAGGTATATTACCTACATCAACATAAAAGGCTCTTCTCTCCGGTGACCTTACAATTCTATAGGCCATCATAGCGTCCTCAAGTAACGTCAGTTGTCGCCAGATCCTTCTAGCAGGCTCAAGAACAGATGTGCCATAAGGGTTGTATTTGTCCTGACCTAAGATGCGAAAGTGACCAACTTGCCAGTTCTCTAGGGTTATTCCCGCGGAGTTCCATTGGTATTGTACGTAGTTTGGGTTCCCCTGATCTTCACCTTCTAGTCTTTCGACCTCTCTTGTTGGCAAGCCGATGACGGACGTTACTCCCATTTGGTCATCGATGTCCAAGTACAAGAAGTAGTCACCGTACTTGCACATTGTTCTACACCAAGAAAACATGTTGTGCTCAACATTTAAAACGTTAGTATATAAAGACTCTAGGATGGCTTTTATCTCTTGGTTGTCGCAATCAACTGACATCATCGGCGTTAAAGCTGAGTATGTGGTCATTTCGTCAGCATAGATGTCCAGGGCAGAAGCGATCTCTGGTGTATATTCCATTTGATCAAAGTCTACGTAGCGTTCTGCTCTTTGCTGTGACGTCATGTACTGCGCTTGTAGATTATCATACGGATTGTAAGCCGTTTTTTTAAAATCTCTACCAGAAGCAGATGTGAATTTATTTGCGTATTTGTCTAGGTCTATACGCCTAAGCCTGTGACTGTTCTGTGTGCGATATTGCGTCAGGGGCCCTGATAATAATTTAGTCAGGCGCCTGAAAAGTACGCTCTGTGGGTTTCTTGTGTTATTTTTACTTTTTTTAGCCATTGTTTTTATCCTTTAAACAACCAAGGGAATTCCGAAAAAGCCTGTTGTTGTTTGTTGAAGTCCTCTTTCATTTTTAAATCTTTAGTACCAATCATTCCTGTTATCCTGGTATCCAATTCGTTAGTCGATTTGGTTATCGACCCTATGAACGCTTTGGCATACTCTCTCTCTTTTTGATTCGCGGATAGCGCTGTGTCTCTTACCCAACAACCCATGGCGCATGCCATAATAAGGTCGTCATTGTAAGATCGCATCGCTTCGGCGCGGCCGTTATTCCAAATAAATGTTCTCATTTCTGATAATAAACGCGCAGAATTTATCTTAATTAGGTTATTTCTGATGAATTCTTCCAGTTTCGCTACGATTAAGGGTCTTGTTTTTGAAGTTGTTGAAAATCCTGCGATCGCATTAGACATTTGATCAGCCTGGTATTCCTCCACAAACTCATGAGTTGACTTAACTGAGTGATACAAGTTAGGATACCTCATTTCTTTAAGCTTGTCAAGCACTGCGAAACCTACTGAGTTGTTTTCTACCACAAGTAAACCATTACCGTACTCTTGGCCGATGTCAAAAAGTACTCGGGAAAAGATGTCCGGGGTGACTTTACCTTGATACTCTGCTACAATCTCCATAGTATCCAAGTTAAAGACATGGCATGTCGAGTAGTCCTTGCCATCGCCGCGAGCTACGTCGGCCGCGAGGAAATAAGTGCTTGAGCTGTCTTTTTCTTCCCAGATCCACAAGTTTCTATCAAAGCCTGTGCGGTGTTTCGGCTCTCTCGTGTCTGAAGAACACCTTTCAAGATCGTCGGATGAAAATACAGTCTCACCTGACATGTTGAAGTTGCACTCAAGCTCTTGTGCTATTTCTCGACGGGACATGTTTCGAGTCTCTTTGTCAAACCATTCCACGTCTCGGTCAGGGTGCTTATCCCATGGTAATTTGGTGGGGAAAAAGTCGTTCAGCCTGTTCTCTGATTCTGAATACGTTTTATGGAACCAGTTCCCTACTCCGTTGGGGGTTGACAATGCGATGCAGCGCCCACCAGTTGAGAGCGTAGGATATAGACCCATCCACAATTCTTCCAACCCTTCCACGTGGGCGGCTTCGTCAATAACCAAAAGAGACAAAGCCTCTGAACGGCCGGCGTCGCCAGAAGTAGAAGAAGCTTTAATCTGAGATCCGTTTGATAATATGAAAGAGGTTCTGTTGTCTATATCCACTGTTGAAATCCTCAGCCATGCTGGTAAAGCCTTTATAATGGCCTTAACCTTTTTAACTAGGTTGGCCGCGGTACTAAACTTGGTCGCGATAACGAGTACATTCTTCTCCCTATGAAACATCATCATCCAGGCGACATAGGCCGCGGTAACAGTAGAGATTCCCAGCTGGCGCGCTTTTAGGATCACGTTGAATCTGTGGTCTTCGAAGTCTTCAAGTAACTGAGACTGGAAGGGGTAAAGATGAAATGGGATCAACCCCCTCATCGGGTGGGTTATCTTTGCGTACGTATGGATAAAATATTCAGGTTTCTTGCCGCATCTGACAATCTCCTTCATTACTTCTTGTTTGGTGAGTTTTATCGCCACTAAAACCTCTTACTTAAGACCGCCGAGATTAACCATTTTTTCAAATTCTGGGTCAATCTCTTTTTCTGGCTCGACGGGTATAGCCCCTATCTTGTAGCACTTATGGACTTTGACACTGCAACGGATGCGAGAAATGTATTCCACAAGGACGTCCACTTCACTTGGCTCTGACAGTGCTAAGGCGTTCTTCTTTATCTTCTTGTACTCTTTCTGGATAAAAGACTTTACCTTTTCCACCATCGATTCCATCTCTCCTTCGAAACCATTAGAGTGAACTTCTTTAAGTGGAATTTCTACGTGGTACTTGATGTGCAGGCGATCTCCGTAAACATTTGCTCCGAAGCCGTCCATGACTCTGTGGTCTACGAGTGGGTTTCCTTCTTCTCTGCGTAGTCCGATTTTTATTGGCTCTCCGTTTTCGTCGAGAGCGCCATCATAAGTGTTAGATAGTACCTGAGAGATACAGTCAATAATTTCTAAAGTTGTTGCCATTGTTTAAAATCCTCTGCAATAAATAGTTTGCTAATAGTAAATAGTTAGTTGTTTGGTCTCCAGCCCGATTTCCAGCGTTCTTCTCGGCCTTCTACGTATTGTATGTAACAATTAAAGCAGCATTCAAACTTTGTCATGAAAAGGTCGTCAATACCCACAAAGGAATAAGAGGAGCAAACGGGGCACGTGCGACCTGATGTGGTTTTCGATTTCTTAGTATTCACTGTGAAGCCCTCTGATGCTTCTGTAAGTTTTTCTCTGGCATTCTCTTTACGAGTATGGAAACTTTTAAGGTCTTTGAGATATCTCTCTTCCTTTTCTTTGTCCCACAACGATCTTGGATTAATTATTGCTTCTTCGCCGTACCTCTCCTTTATCGCCTTTTCTATTCTAGCTATTTCGTCTAAATCTTTTTTCTTCATTTTAATACCTGTACCACCAAGACCGTTGTTACGACACCCATAAGTATTCCAGAGCCCATAAAAACATACCAATAGTTGTTTGGAGCTGAAAGAGCTGTTGTCTCTAATCTTAGGTTTTCCTCTCTCAACGATTCAATCGTTTTTTTATTTACTGAACTTTCGTAGTTGAACTCTGCTAGCAGCTTGCCAACTTCGAGATCGAACTCTGCTTTTTGGATAGCCAAGGACTTGTTCGTTTTATCTTTACACCACTTGTCCCTAAGTTCTTTGTCGGCTATAATGTGGGCAGACGCGGTGATGTCAAAGCAGTATCCAGAGAAGGGAGAGGGTTGACCCTCTTCGATCTGCGTGTAGCTTCCTGGCATTGCGGTGGCAGTGGTCGCAAAACTAATCAACGCGAGTGAAGCCAAATAGGTCTTCAATTTTCTTATTAATTTCATGAGGTTCATCCTTTGAGCTTTTGATTATCTGCTTAATCTTTTTCTTTTTGAGTATAGAAAGTTCTTCTTCTTTCAACTTAAACTCTCTCTCTATTGTATCAAGAGTTTCCTTGTATTTTAAATGAAGTTCTTCCCTTTTTTTTATTTCCACAGTGTGTGCGGACTTCAAAGCTTCAATCTGTTTTTCGTATGATTCTTTCTTGGCCTTCAGTACTTCAGTCACCGCCTTTACGTTGCCCCTAGAGAGGGCCCATACGATGAGCGTCCACGTAACTATAAATGGAATGTGCCAGTGGGTTTTCAGCCAAAGCCATGATGTCTTAACAAAATTCTTAAATAAGATCCATTCCATCACTTCCACCTCTTGGTCCATGCTTCCATTGAACTGCCATGTCTACTAATGCTTGTGTTCCAATATAGGCCAGAGTTATAGCTGTCCAGTTATCGCTGGTCACTGTCCCGTACGCACAAAGGCCTGTAGCTGTAATCCATGCTAAAAATTTTCTTGAGATAAATTTCTCTGTGTATTTGTCTGCGAACGCTTTAATCTGTGTCATCATTTTATCCTCCTAGAGATTTACGTGTGCGAATCCGTCCTTCTTCTCAATGTTTATCTGCATATCAACGCAGTCTTTCAAACTATCTAGGTGCGAAATAAGAAGTACTGTCTTGAAATACCCCTTTACCATGTCTAAAATTCGCACGAAGCCTTCCATGTTCTCTTCATCGAGAGCAGTGCCGGGCTCATCAAGTATAAATAGGTCGGACTTAGGTAAACTTGACACGGTTAAAAATGCGAGTCTGATGGCCATTGATGCAATCGTCTTCTCTGCTCCTGACCCCATCTCTAGTGGTCGGGGGTCATGACTTGCATGCTTGATGAAGATGTCGAGCTTATCTTCGTTGTTGGAGATGAACACCTCAAACTCTACGATGTTGGTTAAGATCTTTGCAATCTCTTGGTTGATGTACGGCAACCTTTCTTTGATGATTTCGTAGGATACGCCATTCGGATGACAACACGTCATGAACAAATGATGCGCCGCGAAGTCCTCTTTGAGGGTTTCATACTCTTCGAAATTATTCTGAGTGTGTTCCAGCTTCTGTTCTAGTGATCCGTGCTTCTTGTGAAGTTGCATTACTTTTATTTCACAGTTTGCCATTTCTTTTTCTTTAGAGATGATGTCTTCCTTCAGTCTTTCTCTGGTGCTGAGAAGCTGTTTCAAATTTTCAATTGACTCTTTGTTTTCTTCATATTCTAAACTCTTTTCTCTAAGCTCTTGAAGTTCCACCTGCTCTTTAAACAAACTACTGTCTGCTCTTTCGATTGTTAATTTGCTTGATGCGATGATTGTCGCAATGGCATTTCTCTTCTCAGTTAGTTGATTGTATTTTTGAATGTGACTATTCGTCTTTATTGGATCTAGATCTTCAATTTTTATACCCAAGTCGTTAATCTCTTTAGAGATTCCCCTCATCGAGTTCTCGGCAATCTGAACCAGCTCTACTGCTTGGTGTGCATCCTTAATAAATTTACAAGTCGGGAATTCGGAACCGCAGGGTACTTGGGACAAAAGCTTTTCTTTTAATTTATTTGAGGCTTTGGATTCGCTTTCCCTCTTTAGCTCCGACAGTAGACTGTCGAGCTTTTCAGAATTTTTATCGATCAAGATCTTCTTTTCTTCGTAAGAACCTATCTGGAACGCAGATAAAAACTGTTCAATTTTCTCAAATTTTCCTTCGTTCTCCAGTAAGTTCTTTTGGGCTGCAGTTTTTCTTGCCGCGGTTTGAAGGATTGCTCTTTCTTTGATCTCGATTTTTCGTGATGTGAGTACCGGGTCGATGATTTCTGCAGGGACGGATTCTATCTTTGTCTGTATTTCGTGGAGTTCTTGTGTCGTTTCGCGGGCGACTTCCTTCAGCGAGACACAAACAGCCTTGTTCCCCTCTATGGCAAATTCACTCTTCGCGATTTCTGATTTTATGGATTTTATCTGAGTTTCAAAATCAATATCTTCGTGTCTGCGCAGTGCTGCCTTTGTTTCGGCGGAAGCTTCTTTGGCCATTTTGAACTTCTTATCGAAGATTTCCAAATCCAAGAACTTAGCTAGAAATTCTTTTCGCTTTGTTGAACCTTCATTTATGAAAGATAGCGAGTCTAACTGAGAGGCCATAGACGTCGCTAGGAAGTCAGGAAGAGTTCCGAAGTACTTTCTAACGTTCTTGTCTGTGTCTTGCCGTGAGGTGCCGTTTAAGCCGGTGTGATTGCCAACCATGTCCTTGGCATAGAACTCAAGGTCGGTGGTAGCTTCCTGAGTCTCTACTCCCTTCAGCCTCTTAGTATACTTATCCGACTTTCTTTCTATGATGTAATCAGTATCGTCAACCTTTATTGTCGCTGTGGCGATGCAACTATCTCTGTTCTGATTAATAATGTTCAAGTTCTTACGAATAGACTTCGAAGTAGAGTTGTACATAGAATAAAGAAGAGTGTCCACAATGGAAGACTTGCCTGAGTAGTTCTTTCCGAAGATACCAACAATACCTTCTAATTTTGTAAAGTCTATTGAATTACCCTCTCCGTAATTAAAAAGGTTATCCCACTCTAAACTTTGCAGAGACCAGTTGACGTTCCTCATGACGTCCTCGTTCTCTTCTATTTGTTTGTTGTATTCTTTGTTTAGATTGTAAACCTTTTCCAAAACTTCATCGGTGGCGTCGAACTCCTTTAGATACTCAGCCATGAGAGTCTCCTGAGTCTTGAGGTCGCGAAGATCCTGTTTTTGCAACCCCTCCGGTGCAGCCACTTGAATCTGCTTACCAGCTGCTCTGTTGAGGTACGTTACTGACTCAGGCTTGTATCGATACTTAACTATATCGACAGCCTTGCGAACTTTGTCCAGAGACACGTTGTCGACCGATACGATTCTCAGACGTGCACCTTCAGGGGGTCTTTGTCTGGGTAGGTTTCCATTCTTGGTTAAGGCAAGAGTAACGAAAGGCTTTGGATTGTCAAAGGTAATGAGCCTGTTGGTAAAGCTATTTCTATCTTCAATATCCCATAGGAGGTAACCTTTATCCAGTGACTCACCAAAATTTTGTTGAACGGTAGAACCAGCATACCAAACTCTCCCTTCTTTATCTAGTTGTTGTGTTTTGTGAATATCTCCAAGAAAAGCAAAGTCAAACTCTTCAAAAATTTCGATACTGTGGTCGCCGCCTAGTGTCCAGTTCTGGTCTGTCTTAGATTTATCAATAGCGCCGTGATATAACGCTATGTTAACTAGGCTGTAATCTGTTGGTTCCGTCCAGTTTTCTTCATCAAACACAGATAAAACGTTTAGACAAAACTTATCATTGATTTTTGTTTCGCCGGCGTTCTTTAGCAGGATGAGGTTTGGGTCATTGATTGCCTTTGCAATTGGCGAAAGAGCGTCTTGTCTAGAGCCGTTGCGAAGGTTGCCGTCGTGATTACCTAAAATAATATAGGTCGGTGCAATGGCCGCGAGGTTCTGAAAGAAATCCCTACACATGTCTACAAACTCTGGTGAGATTTGTGTCTTGGTGTGTGCGATGTCTCCGCAGTGGATAATGTAATCCACCTTCTCTTCTTTTAGCGATTTATAAAGTTGTTGAAATACGTCTTTGTATTCAAAATGATATTTTAAGTTTCGGATGTGTGTATCCGCAATGTGAGCAAATCTCATCTATTCTCCATGAATAATTGTTATGCTCTAAGTATAGCAGGGTTCGGTAGGAGTGTCAAGTGTTTATTTGACCCTTATTCTCTATCTCTCTTTAGTGCGGTGTAACCATCTGCATTGGTTCCTGGCTCGGGCCTGCGGCGGTCGCCGGCTGGGCGGAAATGAGTGCTATTCGTTGAAGATTTTCTAGCGAAACTTGAAACTTTACCATCAGCGTTCCTGATGGCGTTTTCTTCATCTGGCGTGCCTTCTTCTGGGGCAACTGCACTGACTAAAGATAAAATTTGACCAAATACAGGGCTGTCCTCTGACAAAGCTTGCTGTATCTGAATCAGTTGTGAGTGCAGCCAGCTTGCAGTGATGCCCTCGGGCGCGCCGGGGATTGTGGCCTCCGTATTCTGTTCCTTTAAAACACGGTTTGCCTCTTCTTTTATAATTTTGATAAGTTCTGACCTTTTCATATCAAACTCTCTTGAGGCCGAGGTCCTCTAGTTGAGTTGGTGTAAGTTTCTCAAGAATGATAGCGAATGCTTTCTTTTCTGATTCGGTGATCATGTTGAGGTCACCTGTTTCTGCTAAGTGGTTCATCTCTTCTGCGATGATTTCCTTTAGTCTTCTTTTTGTAAGTTCCATTATTGTGCTCCTAAAAGTCAAGTTTGTAATGTAAATAGTCTAAATCGGAAACAATGTCAGCATTTTGTTTCCGTTCTTCTACAATTTCTACTGGCATTTCTCCGATGTCTGCGTATGGCGTAATCTTGATCGACATGGCATTTATTCCGTATTCTCTTAACCTCTTCGCGATTCCGAACTCTTTGTCTTTCACGTCATCGTCGAGAGCCAGGTAGACATTTGGTTTTCTTTCACAGATTTTCTGGAATAGGATTGAGTTTTCCCGAAGTGTTGAGCCAAGTAAAGGAATTGCGTTTCTGCACTTCATTGCATCGAACACACCCTCCACTAACACTATGTCGCTATCCCAGTCAACGTTCAATCCATTAAAGATAATGTCCTTGCTTACTTTTGGGTTCTTGTATTTCATCCAGTCATCCGTATAAGATCTAGCAATAAAGAAGTTTAAGTTTCCCTGAACGTCGAAAGATGGAACGATTACCCTGTCTTGGTATTCTCCAAAATCACAAAAGCCTATTTTCCAAGCCAGGATGTCCGTGTCTGTAAATCCTCTAGAGTAAAGATAGTTAAGTGCTTTTCGCTTTACTCTTGTCTTTTTGCCTGTAAGCGTTTGGAAGTTCTCTGGTAAATCGATTACCTGAGGTGGTAGTTCTTCTTGCTCTGCAAAGATAGTGTCGTACTTGTCCAGGTCGACCTCGCCCTCAAGCAAGCGCCAGTCTGCATAGTAGGATGGGGCAAACCTGCGAATGAGTGGGGAAATTTTAGTCCCTGAGTACTCACAAATCCAGCATTTGAAGACTCCTTTGTCGATGTTTACTGAGAGCTTTAATTTGTGGTGGTTGCACTTAGGGCAGTGAAACTGATGTTCTTCTTCGTTGGTCCAGCAGTGGCCAAGGGCCCTTTTAAGTAATTTTAGTTTCTCCGACAACTTTGTCTCCCGCGAGTGCTATTATAATACTGTCGCATAGGTCATACATTCCTGGTTTTGGATTTCCATGCTTTGTATATTGTATCTCAATTTGGGGGAAATTGTCAAGAACAAACTGAAGAACTTTTTCTTTGGAATTTTCTCCTCTCTTGATTTCTACGCCGGCTTTCTTTCTAGCAGAGCTAGCTCCGATCATCTGTGGTTGGATTTGGAAATTTTCAAAACACAACCAAGATACTATACCATTAAATCTGGATAATGTCGACAAAGTTTTTGCTGACGAGAATCCTGAACGAAAAGATTGGAGTGACTGTTCTATAAAAATTTCACTTATCTCGTGTTGTGACCGGATGTCTAGAAGGTTTTGCTTTATAAGCATTGCCTTCTCGTAGAGAGTAGGGAAGTATTTTTTATTTCTCGTGTCCCAGTAGATACTTTCTATTATCTTTCCATCTCGGAGGACTGTCGCACCGGTGATCGATGTTGAGATATCAAGTCCTAGGATTTTTGTTTTTTCTTTGTTCATACATTTTTTTAAATAAGATTTTTAAAATCTCATCTTTCTTTTCCTTTCCTTCGGCGAAAAACCAGTGCCATACAATTGTAGATTTTACACCATCTATCTCTCTCTTTATAGAAGAAATCTTTTCTTCTGCTTCTTTTATTACTTCTTCTGTTATCTCTGGAATCTCCAAGTCTAATTCTAGGGCTACTTCTGACAGTGTCAGCAGGTCGTTTTCTTCTAGGGCTAGCCTTGCTTTTTGATACAGTTGAGTTTTCTTATCTTTCTCCGGTCCATCTTTGAGGTCTTCTAGCTTATCAGGGTGTATTTTGGTTGAGATTTTTCTGAACAGCTTTTTTACCTCTGGGTGTTTTTCTTCTTTTTTTATCTCAAGTGACTCTTCATCGCCTTGCTCTTCTTCGCTTTCAGGGCGCGCCTGTTTTGGAGGCACTTTTTTTAGTTCTTTTTCTTCTTCAGGTTTTTCTTTTTTTGGTGGGTCATACTTCTCGCTGAACATCTTTTCCACTTCGGCCGCGGCGTCTCTAAGTATTCCGTTTGAGGCTTCGAGTTCTGACTTTAGAGATGTTATCTTTAGAGCCAAGAACTTCATTTTTCGTTTTCTCAGCTTGGAGTCCACTAGAAATCTAGGCCTATCTTAAACAGGAAGTCTCTCTTTTCGGTTTTCCTAACAGGGTTGGCCAGCGAGGCAATTGCTATAAGGTTTTTATGTTTGTCGTAGATTCCTATCTTAGAAATATAGGTCGTGTTTTCGAAATGCTCTTCATGATCTGCATAAGGAGATTTGTTAATTGAGGCAATGTTCTGGGGGGTTTCATGATAGGCATCAGTTCGTACGTTATCCACGGTTGAGGATACAGTCGTCGTAAACGTCGGATTACTTGAAAAATTATCCTCTGCCATTTGAGAATAAGCGTACATGGTTATCGTTGGTATCTTGTTGACACCCTTAAACTTAACCAAGTATGTTGACCCAGTAGGAGATACGTGAGCTAGCTGAGTTCCGACTTGTGGAGTGCCGGTGCCAAAATTTATCCATTTTGGTGTAGAGCTACTAGATGGAGCCAGAAAGTTCTCTGGCGAGTGAGCATGCAGATCCCAGGATCCGGTCAACACCAACATGCCCTGGTTGTATACCGCCAATCCCACTTGTTTATCATTGTAGTCAGCAGCTCCGGAGACCTGTATTAGACGGCCGTCGGAAAACTTGTCGGTTGCTTTAGATGTTAAAGTGCCCGTGACATAGTGTTCTAATTCAATGGTCCCTCTTGCTATTTGAGATCCATAAAAGATGCCAGGCACACAAATAAGATTCGCGGCTTTTGTTCCGAGGTCACCATAAGAGATCCCGTAACCTAAATTTTCTTGAGAATTTATGCTGTTCTTGAGCGCTCGGATATATTTCTTGTTTCCGTGGGCAGAAACCTCGGTGGCAGTTCCCACATCCGTACTGAATTCTTGGCCTGATGGTATGTAGATCCTACTTAAAGTAGCACTATCTGGATACGAGCCTGTCAGGGTATCCCCATACAAGAACTGTGCATTGTCATCAAACCTGCTAGTACTTATAGTTTTCCACGCATATCTGGTGCTAGACTTCTCGATAAAGGGATAAATCAATGAATCGGACGGCCGGTTGATGTTACTTTCTAAAAGACTTATGTGTCCGGAGGGTATGTGTTTTACATTGTTTGAAAAGTTTCCAGCTTGTGAGCGCTCGAATTGATAATGTACTTTTCCATTGCTGACCAAAAAATTGATTTCTGGCTTTGTTACAATAGTATTCATTACTATGTCTTTCGCTCGAAATCTTTTGAAGGTCATTTTTAATAATCCAATCTAACTCTCAGGTTCAACTCATTTATTGGAGTCTTCTTTACTGGTTCTGATAGCTTCGCAACTGCCAGAAGTTCGTTATCTGGAGAATATAAACCCACCGTTGTGACGTAAGACATTGGCATGTTTTTGTACTCGTTTGTGCCCGGGTCTTCTTTTACTCTTATTTTACTTCCCGTAAGATAAGTTGGGTTTGAACTGTAGTTGAATTCGCCCTTGTTTGCTCTGCAGAAGTAAATCGTTGAGTTAAGTTCTGTCGTATTGTTGAACTTTATGTTGTGGATCCTATTTCTAACTCCGTCCGAAAAAGAATCCATGGATCCAGATCTGAGAAGCGTTATGCTAGTTCCTGCAGCTACGGAGGCGCCATCCCCAGGCATTAGTTGAACATCTACTGTTTCGCCCGGGCGGGCCGCGGCGGTGCCGACAGCGCTAGCTGTAAGTGCCACTATACCAGCTTGATAATAAATCAATCCGATAGTGGCTGTAATCCCACCAGTAAAATCCGTTTTAGTCATCCCAGCTGAGCCGGCATCGGTCAATGTTATGGCTCCGTTACCTGTAAACCCAGGTGCCTGGGTGATTGTGACGACGGCGTTGTTGGCTGTAGCTGTAATCTTACTATTGGCATTCAAGCAGGAAGCCAAGTTGGCAGCGGTAGTGTTGTTATTTCCTGCAGCAACGAAGGTCACGATGTTAGTGTCTGTGGCGGTAGTGGAGGCGGCTACCGATGCAGTGATCGCAGTGCCGTCGGTAGTGTGGAACACAATCTTGTCGCCGGTAGTAGCTAAATTACCGAAGGCTGAAATCGTAACAGTAGCAGTGGCTGCAACATCATTATTGACTCCAGATTTCTTAAGAAAACCATATTCGCCGGCGGGGGAGTTAGCTCTATAGCTAGTAGTGGCAGATGCATCTGTAATTGTTACAAGCTCTTGGGACTGTCCCTTTTCCCAAGCCGGATTAGTACCGAGCTTAAGTTCGAAGGAGCCCTTCTTTATTTCATCTTTTACTAAGAGCCTAGAAAAATTCATAAAAACCATGTCGTCCATCTTATCGGTAGTCGTGCCATAGTCGCCGTCTCGATCGAATCTTCTGATGTTTCCGTTAGTATCATAACCCACAAGTATCTGGGCCATTTGGTTGTACATGTTTACCTTCTTTGATACCTGGGCGGCGGATTCTTTGTTTAATGCTTCGATGGAACCTGAAGCCGAATAGGATCCGGTGCTACATCCCACGGTCAGGTCAAAGATGTGGTTTGCCGAAGACGAGGCATACGGATAATCGTAAACCGACTGAAACATTCCATGGGAGAATGTTTTCACGTTCAGGCCCCTTGACGTCACTGAAGACGTCTCATAGGTTCCCGACACTAGTGTTCCGGTTATTGGTATTGATTCGTGCAGTAAAGTTCTAGACGTTGTGACGTCGTCTTGTGTTAAAGTTTTAAATGAAATCGCGCTCATTGGTTTCTCCTAAATTGAATTATCAAAATTTTCCTTTTATTATTTTTACCGGTATGTCGATGGAATACCCAGTCGTCATACCTTGTACTGTTATTGTAGTGTCTATGTAGTAGTGGTTGGTAATGTCTCCAACAGTCTTGTACGTCAAATCTGTAGAACTCAGGGCTCCGAGCTCTTCAAAGACGGATGTGCCATGCTGTAGTTCAGTTTTCACAACTGGGCAGATCTGCAAAGTCCTACCTAATGGGCCCAGAAACATTTCAAAACCTTCAGCCCTTGACTGTTCCACGGCCGACATGCCTGGCATTATCGCGCTGCGGTTACGGAAGTTGGGACCGTTGCCACCTGGTTGGTTTTTGATTGCGCCTTGTACTTGTCCGCGGACGAAATAATAAGAAGCAACATAATCATCATCCAAATATTGTGGTGTTCGAATTACTGTGTTGGCGGCCTCATTGCCTTGGCCAGAGACTGTGGCCATCGACAAAAGTCTGTTGTCTACTTTTACGATGAACGCTGTCTCTAGGAGTTCTTCATCCATTGATGTCGTTATGTTGCGGCCGCCGGCAGCAGAGTCTATGCCTTGATCAATCGCGATGCATTTGGTCGGGTTTACATGATTTTGCCCCGGGACGCCGTAGATCCAGCCGGATGGCGCATCGGCGACCGGGTTTGTGTCGTTGATAGTGTGAGTCAGTTGATCTGCCACTATGTAGAACTGGTTATCTGTATTGACGATAGGACTGTTGTAGTTAAACTGATCAACACTTTTGTTGTTCACCTTGAAGATTGGCATGTAAAGATGATCAGTTCTAGAAAAAGTAACTAACCTAGATTTCATAAGAGATTGATCGCTAGTAAAAGCCTCCAAAATGGGAGTCTGAAGTATTTCTAAATCATAAAAGGCTGTACCCCTGGCGTCGTTGGAATTCCACAATTCATAGTTGATCTCTTCATCCCCTAAGGCGAACTTATAGATGTTAAATCTTCCTGCTGCGAGACGCTTTCTCCCGATGTCAGTGAGTACTGCGTCTAGAATAATGTCTCCTGAGTTGTCCAAAAATGCCATTTTGTGCTCCTTTTGTTATGTAAAATCACTAATAAATAGTGTTTTATAAATAATAATTCTCTTATATTTGTGATCTTTTATTTGCTAAATTATTACAAAGTATCTGACTCATGTTCAGTAATCATCGTTGCCGGGCCCGTTAGGGCCCTCTCTTGGGCCGGGCTGACTAGCCGGCTGAGAGGAACGCTCTACGATTGCTTGTCTGGAAGATACATAGCTCTGTTCTATATTCTCGTTTTTCTCTATTGTTTGTACCGCGCAGTGTGCATCGAGGCTTGCTGAGCGGGATCCTGATGACGAATCACTAGGCCTTCTGGACAATTCGTAATCAAAGTTAAAGTCAATCATCCTTCCTGTCGCTCTCGATTTCAACCTTATTTTGTATCTCTTTCCCCAAATTGATGATTGTTCTGGTGCCAGGCCAATAGAAACAGAATCTATTTCAGGAGCAGTGCCCAGGAGGATCCTTAGATCATCCTGACTTGGTTGTTGTCCGAGACCGAAATCGTATGAAGATTGGATCGACGATGGCCTTATACTCAAGTACCGTTCGCACGTAAGCGGATCCAGTGCTGATGTGTCGACCGGCTCGTAAATTTCAAATTCGTGGTATGATCCGTCGCCGTATTTGTTGAACCTGAACCTAAACATTGGGCCCGGGTTGGAGATACCCCCGAGATCCCTTGTTCTGAAAACAAGGTATCTGTCTTGATTTTCTGGTGCTATGAAGTTAAAATACGGAGCGTCGGCCGTAGTTTCATAATAATCGGCGTTTTGAAAATCGCTATATCCAATTGGCGCCTCGTCTAGAACAAACATTTCATAGTGAGTAGGTTTTGTGTCAGAAGAATATCTCACCGCGCCTGGTTCTAAATCAGAAATTGAAACAGAAGATTGGGCTTGGATCATACTTGAAATTAATTCTTGGTCCCCTGATCTTAGTGATATTGGCACCTCTGCGGTGTGGTCAATTCTCGGAGAAAACAAATATCTGAACGAGGTATCCGTATTGGCGCCGGATGTCATCTTATGGAGACTAACGCTAGGGTGAACAGGGGGCAGATCCACAAATGTAACATCTTGAGAAAAATAGGGCGTTTCTACAATCTTGTGATGAGGAAAGATCTTAAGTTTAAACTCTATGTCTGGATTGATCCTGCCTGTGTCTTGAATGACGCGGGCGAGACCGGAGTTATCTGTGGACGGATTCGAGTACTGGTACTTTACGCCGGCGACGAGGTTGATGGCGTAAATGTTATACTTGTATTTACCCCCTATAGAGACTTCATTGTCAATGAACGTAAAGTCGGTCGTTTCAGGGTTATTAAAAAAATAGAATTCTTTTAAAACCTGGCCGGAAAACGTATTAATCTTCTCCACCCTGAATGCTAAAATTTCAGACGGGCACGACTCTTCTGTGAAGATCTTTCTAGGATGCATCGCTGAATTATTGAAAGTGAAGTTGTTAGAGCGAGAGGGATACATAGAACCATCAAGGTCGGCGAGGGCGTGCATGGGGGATTCACGTAGGCGCCTGGCCAGTACTGATCTTCCAGGCGCGCTAAAAGTACTTTCGGATCGATCAAAAAGAAGAGGGAAACCTTTTTTGGAAAAATAATCATTCAGGGCGACGCGGCGACCGGCGGCAGATTGATTGCGCGGAAGGATAGATGAAAGCCATTCGCGCATGTATGTAAAGACGTGATCAACTTTTCTTGGGCGGTATTCAAATACTGTTTTTTCGTTGGGGCTGTAATATGGGTTTTCTAGGTCTGGGGCCCTGTAGAAATCATCTTGCTCGTTCGGAGATTGATCATCTAGCACGCTCATTTCCAAATTGTACGCGTACAAGGTATCATAAATAGGCGGAGAGTCTGGTAGTCTGCGGCTGTGCAGGTTGTCCAACATGGTTAAGAAGGGAATGTCTGCGTAATTATCCTTGAAGTGGCGTGCCCAATTAGACTCTTCTGGGTTTGGCATTCTAAACGAAAGTTCCACAAAACCATCAGAATTGACGTCTATCCACCGCTTCCTATCTCCTGGCTCTTCTTCTTCTATGTTTGAAAAAATAAGGTTGTTTAGTCGCCCAATCAACTCTATTTCACTTGCAGGGTATTTCTCCACTACTGCCTGTTCCGCGCAGTCGTCATATGTCTCCGCATCGTACAACACGATGTCTGCTCGATAGCCTTGGCTGATAAGCCTGTTCCTGAAGCTTTCGTCATGAGCGATAGAAGAACTTAAAAATCCTTCATATATGTTTTTAAGGTTTTTGCGCTCAGGGCTTTCCACTTGATAATAGCCGCTTTGTCTTTCTGACAATGGTTGCGTGTGAGCATATCTCTGCTCTGCAGGAGAATCGCGAAGTGGTGTCACAACCTTGGCTTCCGCATAAAATTTCGGGAACGTTTCCATGTGGTCAAGCTCGGACTTGTGAAACGCAGCATGCGTCTTGAATCGTGTGTCTTCGAAGATCTTGTCTTCGGATGGTATTAATGTTTTTAAGTATTCGCGGCCGGCTTGAAGAGGTTCAGAATCAGCAAAATTTACCTGATTCGGTGTCACTTCCAGCCTGTAATATCTCTGTGCTTCGAGATGGCATGTCACCTCAACAGAAGCAAAATGGGTATAATCATCATAATCCCAGTCGGCGTTGGCCCGGTTGGGCATTGGGATATAGATAGCTAACTCTGGGTCTTGCTCGCCAGCAAGGGGATAGGTTCCTTCGTCTCCTTCATTTGGCCGGCCCAAGCTGGGCAGGGCTTTGTTGTTCAAGATTGAGAACCGTGACTGTTCTTGTTCGACTTGGATGTGTCTGCGGCCAGAGATCTCTGAAAAGACTTTTCCCGAAACAAATCTAAGAGGGTCTTGCAGGTTTATTACATTTTTTATTGACTCTGTCGATTTGTAATCTGCAGGATTCATCGATGGAGGCTGTCGGACTGTCAGACCGGTAGACTGAAGGAATGGTTTATTTAAGCCTACCTGATAATACCTGCGGTTTGGGAGCGCATTAAACTCCGGAAAATTATACACAAACTGCTGTGGGTACATTTTTATTTCTCTCTTTCCAATCTGTATTAAGCCTCTGTCTATTTCTCTTCTAGTGACAGCTTCTTCAAAATCAGATGCAGGATCTCTTAGTGAGTCTGCAGCACTATAACCCGCTGACTCCATCGGGCGCCATGGTGCGGTTGGAGCATTGGCCGCGGCGATGTCAGTGGTATTGTCAGGGATCTCTATGCATAAATCTTTATATTCTTCAGTCATTTGCTAGTTCAACTCCATCATCAAAGCATTGTTTACTCCTGGTATGTTATCTCTTGCTCCGACTTGTTCTAGTTTAAATAGTTTGACCATTTTTATCTCTCCGTTCATAGTTGGCGCGCCTTGGAGAGCCGAGATTCTCTTTAATGCAGTGACTGAATCATACATCTTGGCATCTCCCGTCTCTGAAAACTCTACAAACTTTGCTCCTTTGCGTTTAAAAGGTGATTGTGCTATCTCCAAGTCTGACTTTTTAAAGTTTGTGTCTGGTCCATTTTCGAACAAATTCTTCGATCTTTCTCTATCAAAGCCTGCTGGTAAGCTAATCTTTGTCAGAGACACTAATCTGTTAAACGCTGTGTATAGACCTTTCAAATTGTTTTTTATTGCGAGGAGTTCCTTATAGTTTTCATCTACCTTTCTCAGAAAGTCATCTTCTGTTTCTGCGTCCAATGCAGTATCCATTATCGCAGATTTTAAGCCGGTTGAAAGAAGAGACGAATCAATCGCCACGCTCTTAAGCGCGGCTTCGGTAATGTCGCGGCTTGATGATGAAATGTCGAATCCAGAAAATGTGCTTGACATACCACCCACAGTTGAGGATAGGAATCTGGCGTCAAAGGCTGACGATTTAAGGGCGGCGCCGATGACATGTGAGTCTTCTTGCATCATTGTTAGTATTTTAGCCTCCTTCACTGATCGAAGGTCCGGCGTCATGGAATCGAAATCTATTTTTCGTATCTTAATTATCGATCGCTTGTTGAGGCCGGCTGGAACACTTGAACCAAAAGAGAGAGCCTTACGGCGAGCGGATTGGCCTAGGTTATTCATAGAGATTCTAGATTGCGACGTGGTTGCGTAAGCGTTGGCGCTGGACGAACTGTCTGATGCCAGTCTCGGGTTTTCCCTCGTAAACTGCATCGGCGCGGAAGGTATGACCTCTATTCGTATTCCTTCTGGCACTGTGAATTCGATAGGCATAAAAAAGTTATCGTCCGCGGCGATTAGGTCTGGGAGCATGTTTTCTACTCTTTGCAAGCTTGGCGCGGTGCCGGAATAGCCTTGCCCGGGGAGAGATGGACGATCCAGGTCGGAATTCTCAAGTACCTCTCTCAAGGTCTCAGAAGCTGACTGCAGGCGCGCCGATTGAATAAACCTTCCCAGAGAGTCGTCCCCTAATCGATTAGAGATAATACCATAGTCAGCACACATCTTCAATGTATCAGATGCGTCATGAACAACCCCAGTGTTGCACCTTACATGCACGATAGGCGCGGCGTTTCCAGTGGCGTTTGGGACATAAACCTCCTCAGTATTATTACTAGCGGCTTCTGCAGATTCCAGAAAAGTATCCTGTAAAATTTTTTCCAAGGAACTTAGTGTCCTTTCTGATTCTGTTATTAGATAATTCAACCCATCGAGGGTTGTTGTTGGCAGGCCCGGGTCTGCTGCAGCTACAATGTTGACAATGTCGTCTGAAGAGAACGGGTCGATGCCTGTCATTAGAGCCATACTGTGGCGAGAATGAGTGATCAAATCGAAGACCGCTTGGCGAGTGTTATTTCGCAGTTCTTCTGGGACTTCGTGAAACTTCCTACTGTGATAATCATAATATCCGGTTGTTGGGCGTCCGACCTCGTCACGGATTACCGGAGATGATAGTGAGACTATTAAACCCTCCAACCTACGGGATGAGTCTCGCAGGTTTTGAGTAAATGAATCTATTAGTGATTTAGATCCATCTAATATTATCATTTCTATATCGTATGTGTATTTGCCATAATCTAGGTTATAAAACAGTTCGTAATCTCTAATCAAGAATGATCTCGTGGAATACAGGTCGGCGAGTTCGACATAACTATTAGAGGTTAGGGCTCGAGCTGACAAAACCGCCTGGCGGCCGCGTCGAGTGGCGGCCGGTGGTTGAAAATCCATTCTAACTTCTTCTATTTCAGACGCATGCCAACGCGTTGGGAAAACTGTTTTGAAAATGGCATCAGCGGGTTGGCCGGGCATGTCATACGTTTGCACTATGATTTTGTTCTTTTGGTTTTCTTCGAAGTCGTTGTAAGTTTTAGTGTCCTGATCATTATTGTTGTAGGGTCTTTGGTCCAATCTTCTTCTGATTATAGACATTTCCAATATTCTACTGTTTTGCATGAATCTCTCTAGCATCGTTTTAGCTAATATTAAATCAGGCCTTTGTTGATCTCTTTCTTCTGTTACTATACGCTTAAAGTGAGAAATTAGGGCACCAAAAGGGGAGTGATGTTCTAAAATCTCCAGGAATTTAACTCCGATTATGCTATTATAGCTACTATCCAGATTGTCGTCGTCTTCATTTTGATCCATCGTTATCCAAGTGTGTCTTCGAGACCAAGGCTCAACAAAAGAAGCTCGACTGCTCCTTGTAGCTGCTGAGATGGATGCTTGCAACATAGCCGCTGTTCGCTGGGCGGGGTTATTAATCTGTTTTTCTGTAAGTATCGACTTTACAAAATCTTCAAGGTGACCGCCTGTCTCCCCAGTGATGCCCGGTTGGCCAATGGCCGGCAACATTGGTTGAGAGTTCCATGGCGGTGCGTCAACCAACACTTTGTGATTTGGAACTGACCTCACAGATAACTTTGGACCCATAGCGTCGGACATGTGCCCAGCCATCCAACCAACATACCCAGAGGGCGCTGGGAGCGATGGGCCGTGATAATGTGCCGGACCAGAGTATGGGCGAAGATTTATCCTTGAATAGTTTGGATCCTCGTCTTGTACGTAAAAGATCTCTCTCTGTACCGGTGGGCGCAAAAGTGTTCGGCCGGTCACGTAGTCCGATGATTGATTTAACAAAAGATCATAAGTTAATTCAGTTAATGGTATAGTTATCAATTCTTCTGCCACTCCGGGTGGCGGCGTTTGATTGGCTGTCATGAAAGGAGTCTCTATAAAGCCTAGCAAGTGAAGCCTAGAGAGCGCTGCGGGTGAACCATCATTATCAAAAAGATCGGTGTTGGCCTGTAGAGTGTCACTCAAATTGTATTCAAACTCTAGCGTACTATAAGTCTCGTAATGTGTCCCATGGCGCGTTTCGGTTGCGGTGGTGTAATTTCTCTGGTCTGCGTTCTGGAGCAAGGCCTCGCGGAGCGGTACTCTTTGATATCCGTTTGTTCTTACAATACGTATGAACCTCTCGTCTGATGTTGCGTTCATCAACGTATTTCGTACGGTTGAAGGATTTGTTAGATCGGCTACTAAAGATTCACTTCTTTGATCTACAACTAAAAAGGTTACTTTAGTGTCTCTACGTCCTTCGGGACTGTTCATGAAAGAGACTATCTCGTCCGTGCCGCTGTAGTGGGGCCTTTTAAGGTTCAGGGAATAATCTATGCGGATTTTTAACGAGGGTGCGCCAGAAGAGGGTTGGCTCAACAAGATGCGATTAGTTTTTAATACGGGATAGACATCCTGCCTTTGGTTATCTAAGGTCGCAGGGTCATTTTCTGTTTCTGCCATCTGATTTTAAACCTCCCCTCTTTTTCTATAATTTGTTTGCTTCGCGTTTTGGGTTTTGAGGCCTTCGACATCTGAATCTGTTTTGATCTCGAATCGAGTGTTGATTTGGTCCCGGTCATCGATCCTCAATAGAAATTCACGGTCGTCGTTCTGCAGCACTTCATAAATTTCTACTTCAAAATTGTCTAGGCCATGGAAAGACCCTATCTCTTCCAGATCTATTAAAAAATTTTCTTCTGTCTTAATTATTTTTGAGTTATCTGAAAAAGTTATTTCGTTAGACATAAGATCATAGTGGTCTTCCTCTGTTATCCTTTCTTGCATGGAGTTAGAATTGCTCCTACTTATTGTAAATTTTGGATTTACTTGTATCTGAGGAACTTTTCTTATGACTTGTGATGACGTCAGGAAGGTTATGGTCGCTTGCGTAAATGGTGCATCATTTGATACCACTGAAAATCTCGGATATTCGTTGGACGAAACTTCTTGTTCGGCCATTGGGTAAATTAAGATTTTGCTTTGCAAGTCCGGATCTACGTTTTGACGAAGCGGCATAAACCTAGGTTTTAGACGATCCACAATCAATTGATCATCTACTTTATATTGCTCTTTAACAGAATAAGTTAAGTGCAGAGTCTTCAATTTCGGTGTCTCTGTCAAGATTCTCACCTCTGAATCGTTTTGGTGCTCAGAAAACCCTCCGTTTCTTGAGTTATATAAAATGTCATCATCAAAGAACTGATAATAGGCAGGCTTAAACACCCCCCTCGCCAAACAATTTTTACCAAATTGCGTCAACTCGACGTCCATCACTTCTTCTTTTTGATCAAAAAATGCCATTTTTTGTCAGTCTCCTTTTCTAGCTATTCTTCTGCTTCAAATAAGTCATGTAAATTGAGGAAGAATTTTCTATGTTCTCAGTGAAGGTTATTGTGTTCCCACTGATAGTGTAATCGTTCGATGCACCTTCTGCTTGCAATACCCCGTTAACATAAATAGATTCTGAATTAGTTTTCATTGTATATCCTGTGTCCACGGTAAACGTATATACGTTTGCAGGGCTTGGTGCATTGACTTCGTCTGATTTTATTAACTGTCGTATAACTAGACCCTCTGTCGCTTCTGTTGATCCAACCAGAGAATAATACTGAGTTGACGACTGACCGCCGGCTGTACCACCAGAGGCGGCCGCAGATGTGTAGGCCGAAGCATGCGTGGTGTACTCTTCTACAGCGTCTTCTGAGGTCACCATTTCAAATGATTGCACTTGTGACGACGGAGATTCTGCACCTGTTTGGCCCACTTCGAATTTTGAATAATAGTCGACTTTACTTTCTATTTGTGCAGATTCCACAATAGAAAAGAAGTCATATGGCCAGTTAAATTGAATAGCTTTGCCGGCGCGGACTTTATCGTTACGAACCACTAGTCCGTTCCTCTGTAAAACGTCTGCCACAACACCGGACGGGGTCAGAGACTTTAATTTTAGGTCTGTGTAATCTGACATTGCGCGGTATTTTACCTTAAAAATTAACCACCTAACTTTGTTTCCAATAAAGTCTTCAGGCGTTTGAAAACTTGAGGCTATTTGTTTAAAGTCGATCATTGGATCGACATCCAAATAGGTGGATAAAAACTCCACATCAGAAGTCTCTATAAAATTTTCCACTTGCTCTTGGGTTGGCCGTATACTAGAATGTTGAGCCTTGAAAATGCCAACATCCGAGTCTGGATAAACGTTCTGCCACAGATCCTTAAGTTGAGTTTGTGTTATTTTTGCCTTGAACTGAAAGAAAAACTGTAGGTGTGGCTTTATCCTGGGGTTGTTCACAAAGTCTAAATGAGGAGGGAGAATAAACTTATCCATCATCCTAAGTTGGTATGCTATGTTAAATCTTCCAGTTGGGCTAGACGGGTTGTCGTAAAACTCCTTATAGCTATCTTTAAGTATTTCATGGTCTGCTACCGACCTTTCGTGCAGCAATTGCACATGTCTCTCTTGAGCGGCCGTATTCGCCTGGCCGGCTTTTTGTAATTCGGCTGCGTTGAGTTCAAAGAACTCTATGTCAGTATTATCGCCAGAGCTAAAGAACGGAATTGCGACTACAGCTTCACAGACCTCCTTGTCCTTTGCAATAACCCCCAACTTCTTTACGGAATCAGGGTCGAATGCCGCGTTTTGATCACTGTCAGCGTTGTCTTTTACAAATCCAAGCTTTCGGGCTAGGTTTCCCTGTGTCGTAGATTCGTTAGGAGGTCCAGATATAGCTAAGAAGTATCCCTGGTCGACTGATGGGATAGAACCTGACTGGTGCCACATACCAGTAGAAGATGTCAGATATGGTACTGATGATTGTGCTTTTTCTTCATAGTAATTATCTTGCGACCTTAGCTTCCACGGAGAGCCTGTAACGGTCGCGACTGTGTTGTCATTAAGTTTTAGAGCTTTGACTTCAGCGCTTGAAAAATCTAAAACTGGAGCTTCCCACTTTGTCTGGATTATCCACCTTGGGCGATCGTATTCAGGGTCTCTTACCATCTCAGTCAGGGTGCCCCGACTATTTGGGCTTGAAAGCCTCCTATAAGACACATTATCGCTCCTCAAAATAGCGGAGCCGCGGAGATCTAAGCTGGCAGACAAGTTCATGGAGTTCTGATAATTAGTGCTGCCGGCGGCTGTTGATGTCGGTATGCCATTATTGTAAGTTATTGTCGAAGCTTCGATTATTTCTGGGACACTATATGTTCTAGTTGCCGTGGGTGTGAACGAAATCTCCGCAAAGGGGAACGTTTGGGGGTCTAAAAATGGTGGCACATAAGGCAAAAACCCATGTGAGTTAGTCCTCGTGGCGCTAGAAGGTGTCAAGAACTGGTTAGGTGCAGTGGTTGCGTTGGCACCTCCAACTAGACCCGAGACTCTTGAACTTAGCGCACCAGTTGCGGTGATGGTTTTGTTGCCGGCTGAACCTGCTGTTGCTTGTGTTATGTAAAAGACACCACCGTTGCCGGAATGGCTGACTGCGAGGGTGTTTCCGTGGCCATTTGAATGGTTAATGGCTATGACCAATTGTTGAGCTATTCCTAAAATGTTTTGACCGTTCATTGCGACAAGCACGGTTGATCCATCAAAGAAACCTGTCGCTTCTTGGCCAGATGATCCTCCTGTGAAGCCGCTAGGTTCAGCCTTTCCAGCAACAATGTTGCCTGTTCCTGAGATGGCGGTACTATTACTGCCAACGTGGGACTGAGTAAGAGAAAGAATTTCCGTTGACGAGTTGTATGACGTCAAGATCTTTCCATTGTGACCATTCGAATGAGCTATGGCGGCTTCTAGCTGGGCTACAGTGTCAGACAACTTTACTATTCCATCTGTCTGCACTATAACCTGTGAACTGCCGTTGACGGTTCCAGTTGCACCATCACTAGAGGTGCTTGTAAACACATAAGTTTTAACTGTGCTTCCGGAAGTTGACTTCATTGTTACTGTTGTTGTGTCAAATACATTGTCGGCGCCGAGGGCTTCAGCATAATGGCTGAAGTTTATCGAGCCGAGCGCTTGCGTACCGGCGGTACCGCCGTTAAATTTATACGTTTTTGAGAGTCCGGACGTACTTGTCAAGGTAAGTTGCAAATTGTGCAGTGCACTTTCGGCATCAATACCCACAAAGTCGCTGAAATCTATCTTTCCCTGGGCAGCTATGGCGGCGACCGGATAGGTTGTGACAGAATAGGTGGTGAAGTTTATGTCTCCGTCGTGCACCGGGGGCCCGAAGGCCGAGTGCCTGTCATACATTGAGATTTGATTATTAAACAAATACACTCTCATGGTGTACGGAACATTTTCTGTCAACAGAGGCTCTACCGGGTCAGACATTAGGGTTTGAAGTTCCCCTTTTTCTAAAAAGAAATCTACTGCCTCAGAGGCGAAGTTATTTGCTGCAGCAGAATAGGGCCTCATTGACCTATAAAAAGATGCAGTAGTGTTATTAAACGATACTCCATTGTAACGCTTCGTATCATCTCTATTTAATCCGCCAAAGGTGAATGGACGCTCAAGAGTCCTAAAGTGCAGACTGGAGCCGTAGTATAAACTGGCGCTTGGATGTGGTTCGTTATCATATATTTTTTCGCCGAACATTTTATGAGGTTCCAGGAAGTCGTCAAATGTAACCCTCCTAGAGACCGATCCCTTAATTCTTGGGATTCCAGAGTCAGTCGTTGAGTTTACTAATGACCCTGTTACGCAAGTTATCGAGCCTGCGCTTATCTGCGAGAAGTCGTTGAGCGGTACGTAGTTATTTTGCGTGCTCCAATTTATAATGTTTGCGTCGAAAGACCCGTTAGACGATGAAAAAATAGGATAATCCACCGCGATTCCGGTTTTTATCGAGTTGAACAATACGCCCGGGCCGAAAAGCAATTTAGTCGCTTGGGCGCGTGAATTTTGTATTTTAAGGTCTAGAAGATTCTTTATCTTGGCAGAAGTAGAAATCAAGTTCAGGGCGCCCGGTGTTTCCTCATAAGTGTAAGAACTATCGTCCAAATAACACCTTGCGAAGATCTCTGAAAGTTGCACTGCTCGCTCGGCCGGATAAAACCCTCTGTATGGCAAGAATCTTTTTACGGCCTTGCACCTAAGGTTCAGCCTGAAAGGGCTCAACTCGAATTCGTTACTTTGAGTGTTTCTATCAAAGTCTGCGAAGTACTTTAAAAAATCACTAGTTGAGTATGTCTTGAAAAACTTTGAACCGATCTCAAATTCTTGTGAGGACGTGTGATAAGTCGTCCCTGTTACTTGCAAGAAATCTCCTATATTTTCAATCTCTTGCTCGAAATTACTGTTGTTGTCTGCTAGAGTGTTTAATAGATCTTCCGTATATCTACTCATGGTAAATTCTGGAACCAGAGAGTACTGCTGACCTACAATCCTGGACTCTTTTGAAAATTCTTTGTATTCGTCATAGAAAGGCCCGATTTTATGATCAATTCCCATGCTCCACAGACTTTCTCCTGACAAATATTCATTGTCTTGATACGATTGTGGCATTCTTCTGTTATATAATGGAGAGATTGGGGGCGCGCCGTAAAGATTATTTATACCCAAAGCGAAGATACTATAATCGTTCTGCAAAATACCCTCTCCTCTGGTCCCTTGTGTTCTTGTCGACATCCAGGTGGACCCACTTGTAAAATAAGAAGCAGTCACATTCGTTGGCAAAGAAGTGAATGTCGCGCGGGCATCGAGAACCCACTTACTTGAAGTTATATGGATACCAGCGGATGCTACGTCCGCGGTCGAATCTATGTGATTTAAATCTACAAATTCGACCTTATCAAAATATGAGCTTATAAATTCCTTTTGCTGGTTCGCTGTTGTTATTATAGGAAAAAGCTTGTTGGTGATGCCACCGTCCGATACCGCATAATAACCAGAATAGCTTAGGTTTCCGTCGAGGATCAAAGATCGAGAGTCGCGACTAGTTTTCCACCCGAAAAAGTCGAATAGGTTTCGGTTTCGAGCGGTGGACGTAAAAGTGTTTACTTCCCTAGGGTAAATCTTTTCCACATAATTAACTTCCTTCAAGATCGAGGGCAGTGACAGTTCGCCTTCGACTCTATTAATCATCAAGTTAAGTTTTTGCAAGTTTGCGTTGTTGTAAAATTTACTCTCATTTAGCCTGATTTTGTCAAACAACTCTTGATTTGCTAACTTTGATAAATCGTTCTGTATGGTAAACTTACTAGAGAAGGTTGGTAAATCTTCTGGGCGTGATCTAGTACCGTCAACGCTTACACCTATGGATTCAAAAAAGTTATCATAAAACCAAGATGACTGATAAAGCTCTTGTGTGTTTCTAGAGTTCATAAAAGCGATGTCGTTTAATGCACCTCGGGCTACGGAGGCATCCTCAGACATCAAGTGAATGCTAAAGTTTATTGGCCTGAACCTATTTGAGATCATAACTTCTTTGTAATTTGATACCTCTCTAGGATTAGTATACGGCCGACGAGGGAATTCAGGTATTCGAGAGACCGATCCGGCGCTGGTGCCGAGGCTAAGATCAAAGCTGTTGCCCGGGTATGACTCTGGGAAAACGCTGGTACCTCCGGTGGTGGCTCTGGTTGTAATCGAAAACAAGTTGTCACTTCTAAGCTTTCGACTTACAGGATGGTCTCCGCCGCGTATCTGGCGCCATGATGGCCAACCATATGGACCCTGTCGGTTCAAAAGTACACTATTCAAATGCACTGATGGCGCGGTTGAAATTAAATTCGTGTCAGTAGACAAGGTTTTCTCAGCTATCGAGTTCAGACCGATAAAATCTAAGCCTGATGAGATCGGGGAAGAGTCTACGAAAGAGATTGTCTGACTAGACTTTAGCAATCCAGACAATTCAAATGTATGCTGGTGGCCATGGTTAGCGTTCTTGCCCAAGAAACTATATACATCTTCGTTTGCCGAAGCTGTTATCCAAGAGTACCCGAAGTCGTTTTGCGGCATCTGATGCTGTACGAAGAAGTTATCTGCGTTAGAACCTCGGGACGCTCCGCCTCGGAATGCCGTGGGTGCGTCTACATCCGTAATAGACGACCAGTTAGAGGCAGTGATTGCTGTGTTTCCTTCTTGGCCACCATGGGCCTGAGTGAGGGTTATTTTTCCTCCGACGCGCGTGGCAGTGATGGTACCATTGTGTCCGTTTGCGCCGTTGACTAGGAGTATGAAATTTTCCGCTGCAACGCCGACATTAGCGCCGGCATTAAATTCGGTTGCTGCAGAAGCTCCATAATCATTCTTAATGACATATGTTTTTGAGAGCCCAGAACCGTTGATGAGGGTTATTGACGCGTTGTTTGTATCATTAAATTCTGTATCTCCAAAAGTAAAAGTAGCAGTAGCATAATCGAGTTCGCTCGTTTCTGCAGAGCCTGTAAACCTCTGAAGGTTCCTGTTTGTCTTATGGATAGATCCCTGCGTGGTGCTGTTTTGTCTAATGCCAAATTGCTCAGATCTCTCTTGTGAAAGGTTGTCATATACTTCCCTGTGTACTCTATTTCTGTAGTTAACCGTGCTATAGATCGAGAACTCTCCGGATACTCTATCTCTACCATAAACTCCTTGTGTTTCCGGAGTACCAATTGGACTAAACCTATTAACAAAAACATGTTCTCTTCGCGCTCTTGCAGGCGGCGCATACACTTCCTCTCCTTGGACGCCGCGGCCGTTTGTAAATCCGACTACGGTTGTGTTGGACAAGTTGTGCGTGACAGATACATTGCCGGACTTCCCGGGAGTACTTTGGGTCAGGTTTATTGTTTCAGTGTCATTGTCGTAAGATGCGACAATTTCGCCATCGTGACCATGCGAAGAGTTAATACAAGATACCAGACTCAAAGATGTTAACTTGAACGTACTTTTGACAAAATTCCGGGCTGATAGATTTTCTGAGTTGGCTACTGTGTATGTTTTTTGTGTTCCTTGTAGAGAGGTTATGGTTATCTGTTCCCCTTCGAGCGGTGCTGCTGTAATTTTCACTGTCGCTGTGGCGGCCAAGGCCGTGAACATACTTGGCCAAGGTGTGTTCCTTTCTGTCGAAAAGTCCACAACTCCAGATAAGAGAGACGACGGTGAATAATTACCCTCAAGACCGGCGCCTTCGATGTCGACCAAATATGAATTATTTATGTTTCGGCCCATGGTTTGGACGATTTCATAATCCTTTGTGTAGTTTCCTCTCGTTAAAGTTTGAGACCCAGATGTTTCTGTTTTGATGTTTGCGATGTTGTAGAAGCGCGCGCCTCCGAGATCTCGGTGGAACATAGATTGAGATCGAGGATTTGCCTTTACCTTTAATGTTGCGGTACCTCCAGAAAACTTAGATGGAGCGTTAACATCTGTAATGTTATTCCAATTTGAGATTGCAATTGCTGTATTTCCGTATGGTCCTTTTGTAGCTTGAGTCAAAGTAATTGCGCCATTGGTTCTCTCCGCGATAATTGTTCCGTTGTGACCATTGGTGCTGTTTACGAGAATGATAAAATTTTCTGCTGCAGCGTTCGTGTTGCCGCCTGCATTAAACTCAAGCGCAGAGGAAGCGCCATAATCATTCCGGATTACATAAGTTTTTGATAGACCTGCAGCATCAGTAAGTGTTATCGAAGCATTATTGGTGTCATCGAACTCAGTATCCCCAAAAGTGAAAGTTGCGGTGGCTGCAGTCATGACATTGTTTATGTCGTATGCTTCGGGCCTATCCTTGTCTTTACCGTTTGCATCTTTACTTAAACTGTTAAACTTGACTCTTCGGTGAGGCATGCCTCCTACGTTCTCTCTTATCCATGGGCTCTGCAATGTAGCCGTGTCGTCATGATTGTTTGTTATCATCATGCCTCGCTGGAAGTCCGTGAAGTCGATACCTGCGGATGAACTAAAAAGACTGAAAGGTAAAATCAAGTCTGCGTCTCCGTCTAGATAGCCGGATGTACCTGAGACATCTACTTTTGCTGTAAATTTCTTCTTCTCGTTCGGATCCAAGACATCGTTACATTTCTTGAATTCGTAGACGTCTTCACTTTTGAGAGTTATCTCTTTACCTTCGTTGATGATTTTGTATAGGTCTTCTATTACGTTGGCGCGCCTGTTTGACCCAACTTTTAGATCTAGTTGCTTGTCTGCAGCGTACTTATACGGCTTCACCAGGTTACGGAGTGCGTAGTTTCTAAAGTGTGAGCCGTGGTTAGAGCCCGTCACTACAGTTGTCAGGGCCTTTTGATAACTTTCTCTAATTGTAGCTCTAGGTGCGCGGTCGCGATGCCAAAGACAATGGTCTGCTTCCGTGGGTGAATAATGACCATGTTCCCAATCATACAAAAGCTCATTAATTGATAATAAATTAGTCGACAGGTCTAAGTCTTTCGTGTTAATCTTTACAATTTTGTGATCGTACTTATTCCTTTCAAGAGTGTGAGATTCCACTACGTTTTCTATGCCAGTGTTTGACCTCATGGACGCTGGTACTAATTGCTCTAAGAACTCACCGATTGTCTTATCAATCCATCGATAGTATTTCACGTACCTTTCGAACTGGTTATCGTTTTTGACCCCCTCAAAGAACTGGCCTCTCAGGTGGTCCAATAATTTATACTTCTTCCTATATTTATTTACTGGGGTGCCTATGAGGTTGTTGTATGATGATATCCCGCAAATAAAATTAATCATCTCTTTGGAGATTGATCGATACATGCTCTTTTCAAATGACATGATTTTTATCTCTGGGCGAGAGTCAACGTCAAACTTGTTAAAATCGTTGGATTTTATCTGAATTCCATCTTTTCCATAAAGATTCTGTATGGGCGTATTTTCCATAACAGAAATGAATTCCTGATGTATTACGTTCTTCAAATCCGAAGAAAAGGCTGTTGACTTAAAGTTGTACCTAGACCCTATAAGATCTCCGTATTTTTCTTTAAGTTCTACAGAGCCATCTGAAAGGTCATACAAATAAACTTTGTTTTCTGAATCTAGATCCGATAAAGCATAAGGGGACATTCTAAAAATAAGATCTCTTGCTGTTGATTTATTGTTTTGTAAATCCTTAGAGATAAAGCTTTGATTCCTGCCATAACGTTCAGGGTTCTGGGCCCTCAATTTGAGTTCCTCATCTGTCAACATAGCTTTCCAGCCGTTAAAGTCCACGACTTTGATGTCACTAGAATCTATCAGATTACCTGTTATGTTTGTTCTATGAGCGCCTATAAATACAGTTTTGTGCGATTGTCGAAAATTTTGAAACTGAGCCTGGGTGATTTCTGACTCTATTTTAAAACTTTCCACCAACTCAGACCCTATATAGCTGTGCCCTAGAAGCTGCACTTTGAATACAGTTGACGCGTTTTGTGGCATAAATTTACTGTCTGACTCTTTTATTATTCTAAGCGCTATGTTCCATGGTTGATTGTCATAGACACTGTAGATTAGATCTGTACTTATGTCGCTTATTATTCCGGAACTTGACTTTAAGGTAAATTTTGCACTTGAAGATGACTCATTTTCCTTGTCGACAAAAACCTGAAAACTGGCCTTGTCTGGTGACGACGTTGTTAGGGTTCCATTTGTTCCAGCAACCTGGTGTAATCCAAAAATTGAAGACGACGAAATGTCGTATTCTAGAGAGGATTTTGTTGGAAAGATAAAAGTACCTTCAAACGTATATTCTGTCTCTTCTTGGTCTGCCTTTAAAAATGTTCTGTCTTGGCTGAGCGTGTTATCCAAAAACAGTGTCACATCCCGGTTTTGTGCGAATGAAATACTTTTCATATCCTTAGAAATATTATCAGATTTCGCGTCAGTTACAAACAGATCTGCGTTTTGGCCCATTATGTTAGTAGAAATGACCTCGTTACCTAGAGCTACAGAGTTCAGTACAGAGTTGTAAGAGCTTTCGGCGCCCTTACGTGAACCAGCGAACGTATAGGCGTTCGCGAGAGCCTTATACATCAATTGTCGCGTTTCATAGATGCTTCTTTCTAATGTTTGTTTTTCGACTATAGAGTGAGCTTCTTCTTCCGGCGTTGCAAGAAACAGCAGCAAGTTGTTCGGCAACTCCAGTCCCATATCTTCTAAGAGTTTTTTTGAAAAATCGATCTCATTGCCTGCTATTAGATCATGATCCAAATCATTGTCCGCGCAGTTGAAGTAAATGCTATCTCCGCACTCTGAGTATATCTTGACGTTTGCTGTACCTTCTGCTTGGGTGTCCGAGAGGTGAAAAGCTTCAGAATACTCTGGCGCGCTTAATTTTCTTACTGAATCGAGCTTCATTTTTATTGCATCGAATTCTGTCGCCAGAATTTGAAGCAATAGCTCGAATTCTTTATGCGACTGAGAATCTTTGGATTCTTTTTTCGTCCAGTCTGGTAGGTAGGTTTTTAAGGTTTTGTTATTGTTCTTATCATAAGATTTACCTATCTTCTCTAACTCTTCAGACAAGGCCACCACAAGAGGATTGGCATAATCAAGAACCGGGTCGGGAGATTCTGTGTTTGCACTTGCAGAGTGCAGGTCAATCGCAGAAGTGTCCCTCCTGCAAGTAGTCGAGTAGTTTTTTATTCTACCCAAAACATCGTTTCCGGATGAATCGAGCACCAGACTATCTTTATCACTAACACCTACAGGCTTTTTATTAAATGAAAAATGTACTCCCAATTGCGAGTCGTAGTTTAACTTAGTAGTGTCTGACGCGTACACTTTTTTATCGTAAAATTTAGATATTTGTTTTTCAGTTCGGGCGCCTTTCCAAAATCTAAAGTCGTCTAATGAGCCGGACAAATTACCGGTTGTGTCTGAAATGTTAGCCGCGAGTGCACCAGCCATATAGGTGTCAACTGTGCCCATCGTTGATCCCATTGAATGTTCCGTTGTTGCATCAAATTGGCCGTCGATGTACGTTTTAATTATTAATTTTGTGTTTTCTTCTGTTATCTTGAATGCATAGTGATGCCATTTAGAATCAGCGACGGCCGGTCTTGTGAGTGACTTTGTATTTAACTGCAGATCTGTTGCCCCTATCGTACCAGACTTATAGGTCAAATGAAAAGGATTTCCAGATGCAGTCGCAGAAAGATATACTTTGAAATTCGCCGATTCAGACGCGTTTTTCTTCCCAGGGTGCGTTCCTATATGAAAGATCGTTTCTTGGGCCGCCGTGTCAGAATTGAAATCGACTTTTTGCAGCCAAAATTCAGCAGTGTTCCCCTTTTCTCCCCCTATTTTTAACGCGGTTTCACCTTTGGTGTATTTTCCCAAAAACTCCGCTTCCGGTATAGACTGCGGGCCGGCATAAAAAGGCAAGTATTCGCTATATTTAAAATCTAGATGGCCGACACTTGTTGGCCAAAACTGCCGGAGAAGAGCGACGTCGATTTGCGGTGACTCTAGGTACCACTTCAATACCTCTTCTTTTGTTCCATCAAACGGATAATAATTAAGTATGTTATATATCGCGTCTTTATAGTATTGCTCTGCGCTTCCGTAAAAAGAGAATGTGCCAGGATGCTTTGCTTTAACATCGGGCCTAAATGATTTGATCAATTCCGAGTATTTCTTCATTTCATTATCACTCTCAAGATCACTACTTAGTAGTCGATCCTTTTCATTGTGAAAATGAACTTTCTTCTTCTTGAAAAACTCTTCTCTCTCTCTTGATGTTAAGTGTCTTATTTCTTTGCTGTAATCTGTCATGGATCTATTCTAAACCTAAACTTTTCTTTTTGTTCTACATAGCTATCATCTTGCTTGCTCAAGATGCTTACTTCATATAAATAGTTTGGTTCTAGAATTGACATATCCAAATCGAAAAAAGAACCACTTGCATCGTAAGATAGTTTTGAATACGCGGTTGCGCTTGATGTTGAGTAAGAGATTACTTCATGATTGTCCGCTACTCTCTTCACGCTATAGAATGATTCTTTTATAGTGTCTACTGGCGCCGTCTGTGTTGCTTTGGTGTACACATTCTGTGACCAGTCTTTGTTTCTAGTATACACTCTAAAAGTTTCAACTTCGTCTGCTCTGTAAGAGGGTTTTAAGTTGGTTATATTTATTGTGTAATCTTGATTTCCCTTGCGTTGTTGAAAGGCTAAAGAATTCACTTTCATTGCTGAACCTGTATAAATTGCTGGGTTGCTTCCTGAAACCTGCCAAACATCATAAAGCGTTGATACAGAGCCGCTGTATCCGAACTGGGCCTCGTATACTCCTGTGGAAATCTTAGTAGCCAATGCATGGCGCCCGTGAGTATTTGGACCGTGTAATTCCACATCCGCGCTGCCGGCTGAAGAAGTGGCTAACCTTACGATCAGTCCATTGGGTATTGCCGCGGAGGGTATGTCCTTGAGGGAGTTATTAATGTAGTTGTAGAAATAAATTTTATTTAAATTATCTTTTTCTTCTGCCAAGACAGAAGATTTAATTAAATTGCCTCGGTCGTCTGTTATGACCACAGACTGTTGAACTTCTATTACCGGGCGCTTCATGAAGAATTCTGATTTTCTGGTTGAGAAACGCTTAGTGTAATAAGATGCTTTGGTCGCCCCAGTTTCTGCGGATCCGGAAAGCTTCGCGACTAGACCATAATTCACGATTCCTGTTCCGCCGGCGAAGTTTACTGCAGCTATTGGTGTACCTGCGCTAGAAGAAATCTTAGTGTTTCCATAAAACCCGCTCGTCACTTGCTTTACTATAACTTTATCTGTGGCGGCGGCCTGGCCAGTAAATTTACTTGTGGCGCTTATTGAGGTCAAAAGGTTGTTTCTGGTAGCGGGTATGTCTCCTGCTGCAATCTCAACGTAAGAGAGTGAGTCTCCGTTCACTGATGATGTCGAAAACTGAAACAAGTGATTATCTCCCCCATAAGTATACAGCTTTATCTGGTGGCCGGATGTTGGGACACCGGTTAATTGTATTGATCCGGATGCCTTTATAGAGTTTCCAGCTTCATGTAACAGCCATTTTTCTACAAGCGGAGTTACATCTATAGATAAATCTTCGTGGCCTGTTGAGAAAGTTTGTTCGTAATTCTCACTAGTTGCATTAAGAGCAAAGTCTTCTTTTATGGAATCCGCGTGAGTGGATCCCGGGTATTTCCAGGCGGTAGCAAGGCTGGATGACAACCAATTTGAAGCATATTTGTCCGTATACGTTTCCATGTCTAGTCCGATACCTTCGCTCCAGGGTTCTAAGAGCGGAGATACTACGAGTTTAAAGTCTTCTGGAGTTGTAGACGTATGCTCTACGTTGAAAATCTTTAATCTAAAAGTAGCTGACCCTGAGGCTTGGATCTTTCCTGCGTTTCTTGACGTTAGGATTTCTTGGATTGGGAATTCAAATAATGCGCGTGCGCGTTCGAGGGAGCTGGTATTCGCTTGGGCATAAATGGAGAATATTTCCGCGCTGTCCGAGGCGCCCATGTTGGACGATGTGCCCCTGGTTCTGTTACCGGGATTGAATGCGTCCGTGATTGTGTTATCTTTGTTTGCTATAAATCTTTTAATTGACATTATTCTATTTTTCCTGTTATATCTTCTTCGTACTTAACTTCCCAAATAAAATTAGACGGGACATAAATTAAGCTTCCGTCATGGGAAACATTAGTTGAAACACTGAATCTTGTATCTGAATAGTTCTGCCCCGTTTTGAGTAAAATCTTTACGTTATTGACTCTGGAAATCATTGGCATGTTGTTTAGTATTTTCTCAATTTCTCCCACTGAGAAGTACTGTCCGATTTGTGGTGTTGAAAGTTTAAGTTCTGAAAATAGATTACTTCTTATCTCTGACAGTGCCGTGGCTTTATTGACTCTGTTCGACAGCACTGCGTCGAAATAAATTCCTAGGTTTAGTATGGTTGCAGGAAAGATATCTATTGTGTCTGAAACCATCCTTCCTACATTTAACCACCTTTTTAGGTTTTCTTTCAAAACCTTGCTTGGCGCCTGGAGGAATCCGTCCTTGCTTTGGCTTATTGCGAAAAGGTTTAAGTTCCTCTTCAAGTCATTGTCATCTTTAAGTATAGAGACTCTGTACACTGATCCGAATTTTGAGGGCATAGTGTAGCACATAGCTGTGTAATCTTGCAAAGTGACAGCGCGGCCGCGGGAGCCTCTGGCGGAACGTATGGTTTCTGCAATTTCTTGAGTTGAGTTAAAAGTCAGGGATCCATTTATAGCCTCAAGATTAGTGCAGGCCATTGAAGATCTAATGTGGCTCAGCTTTGCTTTATCAAGCGTTTCTTCTGAGTTGAATAACAACTCCGCGGAGACCACATTTTTTATTGTGTTAGCTGCGGCGTTTGAGTTTTCCGAAGTGTTAGATCTATAAACAATCGTCAGGGTCGTGTTTTGTGGTGATACCCCGAACTTATTACTAGATAATAATTTCGAAGGATCGAATGCGGTGTCAGAGACATAACTTCTCCCTGATCTGTCGAGGGCCAGATCACTAGGGTTGGCCACCCCCTTTACCTTGAGAGTGCTCTCGGATCCGAATCCGAATACTAAAAATGTCCTATCCCCCTCAAACCTAACTTCAAACCTTCTAGGGGCAGGAGTCGGTACTAACCTAGATGGCGTGTTTGGGTCGTTGTTCTTCCTGTCTAACACCTCTTTGTAAACGACATCGTGGCTCAGGTTTGGGACCTCAAAGAATTCATTGCCGTTAGAATCCACGACGCTCAGAATAGAACTTACAGTGTCATCTTTCACTTCAAGTTTCAAAAATTTCCTATAAGTTCCTATGTCGGCAGTAAATGTTCTTTCTTCTCCAGATACAACTGGCACTTCGATCTCGTAGACATAGTATGTTATTCTAGACCCATCATCTGTATATTCTGTACCTATTATGTTGTCGGTGTTAGTGTCAACTATCACGTCTTCTGAGACCGTGAACACTCCGCCAGAATCGTTAGCGACTATGGCGCCGCGGAGAAGCGTGAATTGATAAGATTTGTCCGGTCCAGACATGATTGAATCTGCCGGGATTCGCGCGTAAAAGTTGACCGTTCCCACACTAGTGTAGTTGTTTGAGATCTGTATCCCTTCACGGTTGGCCGCGGCCGTCATTCCTTGAACTGTTCTAGTTGATGAGATGTAATTTTCATTCGCTACAAATTGAGTATAGAAGTTTAATTGCTCTCCCACAAGGGAGATTAAGTCGATCATCATTGATCCGAAGCTGGATTCGTTAAAATCTTTATAAGTGTCTGGATAGTAGATTTTTGCTCTGTTTACCAGCCTTTCTTTTATCTCATCAAACGTTACATTTGCGAAATTGGTATCCGAAGAGCCTCTTTTGTTGTTTTTTGACATTCTAGTTTTCTCCAATCTTCATTCTTTTATATCTCTGTCATGTGACTTTGCAGCTTTGTTGCGCGGTCGCGGAACGATGACGCGTCTTTATCTAGAAGCCCTGTTTCTAGGTTGATGTCTCCAGAACTATCGCGACTTGTTGTAGAGCTGGCTGTGGTCTTTCCAAGTATAGAATAAATTAATCTTACGTTCATAAAGCTACTATCCCTCTGATCTTCAGTAGATAGAAGTTCTACTTTCATTAATTGCACACTTGGCAGGAACATTGCAAGTTGACTTGTTATTTTTGCCTGCAGGCCTAGCAAAATTCCAGTATTGTGTGATTCAAACAAATAAGACTCCAATCCGATTCCCATGGCGGGATTCATTGGCCAAGAGCCAGGGTGCGTTAACAAAAGGATCTCAAAGTTTCTCTGCAGGGATTCTACCAGTGAGTCAACAGACCTATAAGGCCCGTTGTTCCCATCATAATCCAGTGGAAAAGTCGGCTGATATTTAGAGTTTGCCTTTTTTGATTTTGATTTTTCAGTTAAAGCTTTTATTCCGGAAGTCACTTTTCAACACCTCTCTTTAATAAATAGAGCATTTCAAAATAACTTCTAATCATTTGGTAGCAGTGGTGTGACATAATGTAATTATTAATCATCGCAATCTTCTGGCGGGAGTACTCCTGGCTCCAGCGCGCAATTGGCCTTACGCTTGTCTTTATCCGCGGGTAATTGAAAAGTTGATAAAGCCAATGCTGTAAAAGGACTAACAGGGTGACCGTAGCGGCCGTATTTACCAAAGTCATACTTTTTGCCGTCCTTCCAATTCATGTCTACGTCATCGCAAGGTATTTTGAATAATGTAGTCAGGTCAACAAATGGAATCATTCCACTGTAAACATACGAAATAGTCTTCAAAACAGTGGCTTCAAGCGGCTTCCAACGGCCGTAAAACAATAGGTCGGTCGAAGCGCTGATGAGATCGATTGGTGCTGCGGTCATAATGTTGACGTACTTTCCGTTTGGATTGTTGCCGGTTCCTGTGCGGAGGCCATTTGTTAGGTCAAATTTACCGTCAGAACTCCAGTTTAATCCTGACCAAGTCAACTCTCTAATGTCGCAGTTCAGATAATGAGCGCGCATTTCTTTGTAGGCTGGGTCTAATTGGTTGGCCACACCCCTAAACAAAATCGAAGGAAAATAATACACTAATTTTTTAATTTCTTCCCAAAAAGCTTCCCAGAATTCCTTACCTAAGCCGGGAAAATCAAAGCACTTTGGATCATCAGGGTCGCCAGGATACTGATCTCTAACATGTTTTGCAAAATCTGCCTGATCCATATTCAAGATTCCAGCGCGCTGCGCTGGCAATGTTGACGCAGAGAGGCCTACCATGGCAATCATGGATTTAGCTGACTTCATTAACGTTGGCAAGTTGTTGTAACCTCCAAGCACTGATGTGGCAAAAATTGAGGACATGGCCATGAACCGACGTACAGGAAATAGATGCTCTAAATAATCCTTGAATTCCGAATCATGAGAAAAATCTTGTGAGATTTTTAGCAAAAATTCGTTGTGGCGCGCCGATACGTCGGGTACAAATCCTGTTTCGAAAATACCTACAACCTCAGGGCAGTCGAAAGGGTCTATCACCTGTTCATGAGATGCTAAAGGTATGGTTGCAACCAGGAAGTCTTCTCTTGCCGCTGGCGCGCCGGTGTTCGGGTCTTCGGCCCGGTAATCGTCATAATAGTCAACGGTGCCACTGGCTGCTCTCAGTTGATAGGCGCGTTCGCGTTTGGACAGAGCTGTCACTTCTGGGCCAGTGATTCTTCTTATTATTTCGGGTATTGCACTGTCTGCGAATTCTGCATCGGAATTCAGGCCTCTGTTGAGAAGCAATGACAGTCTTTTTCCGATTTTCACTGTCGAGTTTTGAAGTACGCTTGTTAATTTTGCGGGTGTTGACGCTCTATTTAAGTGCTCTATTGCATAATTAAATTCAGAAAAAGTAAACACCCATTCAAATTGACCTTCTTCGTAGTCCCGATTGTATACTGGACTGTGTGCGAAGAAAGCTACGAGTTCTCCGGATACTCTAACATAATCCTCGAAAAACAATTTTGCGGAGGGAGCTTTAGAATCTCCTTTGAAATAAGAGTTTTGAGCTAATTCCTCGGCAGCATTAATCCTTTCTGACGATTTGGGGAATGATCTCAATGAACTATACGCCCTGGTCCTATTTTGAACGTCCATGGATCCAGCATGGGTATACCCAAAAACTGGTGAGTCGGATGATGGTACCGTTTTTGGTACCGGGAATTGGTAAAAAAGGCCTTCCTTCTGAAAAAAGTTGCGCTGGTTTTCAAGTTCCGGCAGTGCGTAACTAAAAACGTCACTTGACAGGAGTGTTCTCCCATAGGCAAACCAATTGTAATAATCCATTCGAGACTGGTTAGGGTGAAAAATCTGTTGAGAATACTGTGGAATCTTAACTAGCTCTTCCCTTACTACTATGTCTAATGCGCGCACTTGGTTGTTTATTCCCGTGGAACGTTGAAGTACGTCTGACCAGATCGGGGCGATTGCCTTGTTTTTGTCCAACTCTTTCCGTACATGTTCTTTAATGTATTCTATAAAAACCGGAGAGCCAACAACAGATTCGAGATCCCAAACAGAATAGGCCAGGCCACCCTTCAACATCATTTCTATCAAACAAATACGTATAAAAGATTTAACTGAAACTGTTCTCATAGCTTTGTCAAATGGTTCCAGTTTGTTCATAGACCTGTTGAATGGCGAACTTTCTGGTTTTTGCATTTCCACTATCACTTCTTGACTGGGGTCTCCCAGGACTGCTTCGTTAAATGATAAAATCGAAGCTTCTTCTAAAGAATATCTATTTGAGATGCAGCGGCCGGTACCGGTCTGTGTGATTATCGCTTTTCCGGAGACTCGGGAATCTAGATCGTCAGAGTACTGATCGTTAAATAATGGAGATTGGGAGACAGAATCTGATAACATGTTCATAATGTTTGCTGAGATCTCATCGTAAATTTCACCCTTTAGGGCCGGGATCAGCTGATTTTGAAGGAAATTATCATCTGTTTCTGGGGCCTGCCGAGCTTCTCCCGGCTGTCGCTGACGAGGGATCAGGGTATTTTCTCTAATTATCTGAGTTAGTAGTTTAGAGAATGCTTCTCTTTTATTGAAGCTTTCTTCTCCCGCGGGTGAAGCTTCCCTTCTCAATCTCTCTGGTAGAACTTCGCAAAATTTCATAATTTTTCTAAAATTTGTGCTTTCGCCGTCTAGTGAATCAGGGTTTTGATAGTCAGGGTTTGTGTCGAAGGGGCTATTTTTTAAACTATGGTTCGCTCCCTGTGAAAGGTTTGTATCTCCGTCGACTACGATGTTAAATCTATCTTGGCTGCCGGAATTTGAGGGATAGTCAACTAAAGATATCCCCGGGGAATAGGCTCCTTGGCCAACTTTAAACGCTATTCGAGTAGAATCCCTATTGTTGTTTGTCATTAAACTATAAACCGCGTTTAAATTTGAACCCATCGACGGGTGTGATCTCGAAATTAGTTCGAAAATAGTGGAAACAGTAGGTAGTAGTGCATGTGAAAATCCCTTGTTTAATGTCTGAAGTAGTTCAGTTATGATCGTTGTAAGCTTATTCATCCTGACTCCTGCGATTTCGAGTAACATTGGGTTGTTCTCATAGATGGTCCTAGCATTCTCGGCCGTGTTCAATTCTAAGTCTAGGTTGATTTCCACAAGAGCATCGCGGTCGTCGTCCAGCAACAGCTTGTGTGTTATGTCTTTTGTGGAATTCAGCAGCGGCCGCGCGATCGAGCGTAATGCTTCGGCGCGTGAGTCTACAAAGAACAGATCGTTTGACAGAACGCGGGAGAATCCGGGTATAAGCGGACCAAGAACTTCTTCCAAGACAACGTCTGGCATGGGGTTTTTTGATCCATTGGGAGCTATGTAGTTAAAATTTGCGGCAACGACGTCGAATATGGCTTCATCTACAGGGTTGATGGGTTTAAAGTAAAACTCCCGGCGGTCAGCGCTGCTCATGAGTGGGTCTCTCATTATTCTAATAAAGTCTCCATACGAAATATATCGCTCTCGCTGTTCTTCGTCCAAGAAGTACCTTTTATGTACCAAATGAAAATTTTCCGGATTTTCGTCTTTGGGCATGCCCGGTTTATAGATTCTTTCCGTTTCATAAAGCGTGAACAATTCTTTAACGTTTTGAGGAAGTATGGACACTGATGAGCCCCCTCCAAAACCAGAGAAGGGTGATTCGATCGGGAGGTTTTCGAAAACCGATGTAAACGTAGCTTCAGCCTTCGTGCCATAAATAACCATAGATTCTTCTAGGATTTCGATTCTATTTTTAAGAGAGTCCATTACAAAACCTTTCAAGGAAGACTCGTCATGAAAAGGAATTACCATGTCGTCGACAACCATAGAATAACAACTAGCCTCTTGCACAATCTTCATATATAGTTGCTCTGACATCCTTCTATAGTGGGAGTTTCTTTGGTTGTGCATGAAGCGCAGGTCGTCTGATATGCGTTCCCATGGTAATCGCGTCTCGTCGTCTTGAAGTTCTCTCATAGTGTGACCATGGTGTTTATGACGGCCGAGGTCTGGCACCGGGTGGCGCTGCTCTTCGTTCGCGAAAAAATAAAAATCAGGGAAGCCGGCCATTGCAGGATCGGCCGCCCATTGGCGCCCATGGGGGTGAGCATCACCGGCTGGATTGTCCGGCCAGTCGGATATCACCCCTGCAAGATTAGTGGCGCGCCCTACCTGACTGCCATGACCATACCATGTTCTTTCGGACCGGTTTGTGTTCCTCGTCCACCACTGGTCAGGGCCCAGTTGAGTGTGACTTTTCGGAAAGAAAATGCGACCGGTGAGACTAGTGCCGAGTGACGGCGCAGCTTCCCAATTTTCGGCATCGTTGGGACCTCCGATAAACTGGTAATCTCTAATAGTTCCAAAGAAATTCTCCTGAACCGCGCTATTGTTAGCTGAATCAAATGCATCGCTGTTGCCGAAGGGTCCCTGTCTAGGGAGGTAATCACCAGTCCATTTAATACGATCCAAACCCACGGGGCCCGTGCCCTCGCGATAGTTAATTAGCTCAGGACCTGAATAGTCCTCTGGGTTTAGAGAGATCTCTCCTGGGCTGTAAACTCGGCATTCCTGAAATGGATGTCCGAGGATCAAATCAACATATTGATAATCCTCGCCGTCGGCGTTTCCAATGTTGGGACCGTCTGGGAGAAGAGTGTTCGTGGCGGATAGTATACCCAGATTCGAATTTGGTGGGACTATCTTGACAAAGACATCGTCGTTAGCGACAGGATCCGTCAGATGTGGGCCATTTTCGGCGGCTGGGTAAGAAAGGTCATGGGCCGTGTCCCAACCGTGATTCCGGAACTTATCAGGAAAAGTACGCTGGAAATCTGTCAGATTTTCCAAGGGCAAAAACAAGTCCTGTCCCTGAGGGCCGGCATTGGGAGAATTTCGAAACTGATTTATGTCTGTCATTATTCTAGATCCGAATTCGGGGTCGGGCAAAAACTCTTTCCCAGACGGGCCGCCGACCAAGAACAAAGGAGAACCTTTTAACTCACGGAATGTGCTTGTGCGCGCGGGTCTTGGATTGAAGTTATACCCAGAATAGTCTCCCCAACTAGGGGGCGAGTCTGCATCTCCATAGAAGAAAGCCATGGCGTCATCGAGGAAAGATTCTGATCTTTCAAAAGACGTTGAGTAAACTTGATTTGAGAGCATTGGCATTTTGAAGTTATTTGTACGCACGAGGCTCCACAAAGACGCATTCGCGTGACGGTGCTGGGCAGCTGCTGTCAAGTCGTACTCCGTAGTGTTAGAATCAGGTACTATCAACTCTAACCAAGAATTCCACTCTATTGTATCTATTTTATTAAACCATGTACTCAGTGCGTCGACGCGAGAGTCAGGCTCGTCGGGGCTCGGATGATAGATCTCCTGGAGACGATCTTCGTCGAAGAATCGGTTACCGGGGCCGCCGCCTGGTCCGACTTCCGTGTCTCTCTTCCAGCCGCGCCACCACCTAGACGAAGTTAAAGACTTCGTAACTGCCCAGTTTCTAACTACGCCCGGGAAAACCGTTCGAAAATCGTCGCTTGGCCAGGGAAGTCGAGCCGCGTGGGTCAAGTAATGCCAACAGTCGGCTAGAGAGTTGGAAAGGCCTGTTTGGCCCGGGCGGACGCGCCACCACTGGTCGAATGACCACTCTCCGTTGGGCCCTACAAGTTCATCTCTGTTCCTAGGACGCAGAGTAAGCGGTCCATAAAAATTTCTAACCCAGTGATCAAAAGCGCCGGCGGGATAGTGTCCAAAATTTTCGAAAATAGTAAATGCCGAAATTATCTGTTTAAGTTTCAACGTCCTTGCAATGTCGATCTTCACCAAAGCTTCGATCATTTCTTGATTTTCCACCCTCGTTCGTGGATTGTTCAAGTCTCTGGATGGGTTTAGAAATTCAAGTTCTGCAGGCACATCTATGCCTGCCGAGATAGATGACCAATTGCCTAGGCCGTGATATTTGGCGCGCTCAAAGAAGCCTGATTCTTCTAAAGTTTCAACTAAGCTCAGACCTTCACCGGATTCTTCGGCGATCGATCTTGCATATCTACGCATTTGCTCTAGACACGCCTCCATAGTTAAGGTACTGTTTTGATCATAATCTTCATCCCCAGCTGTTGGTACAGAAGGCGTTTGTACCTTTAATGAAGGGACATAGCTAGATAAACAAGAAATGTAGATCGCTTTTGCTGGTAAAAACAAGCCTTTTGCTATTTGATCTATAGTTGTAGTCATTGCGGGCGGTAACTCTGTGTTTATCAAATGTTTGCTTCCAGCATTAAACTCTTCTGGGAGTGCAAATTCTAGGTTAGATCCGGACAGTGCATCGATCTCTGCCTTCCTGTCGTCAAGGTTTTTTTGAGCTAGCGCCAGGACATCTTCGACCTCTTGGTTCGATAAATTTGAATCACCAGTTTGCAGCCTGTTTCTTATCGCCCTTAGTGAACTGGCTAGCTCCGAACAATCTTCTGGGTCGACGGAACCTAAGTCAGAAGAAGATGCGCTTAGATTTTCCAATTCTTCACAAATTTCAAAAGGTATGTACGTGCCAAGTACACCGAAATAGTTAACGATCGCCTCGTCGGTATTCAAATCTGATGATAGGCCATTTTTCTCGACCATCCTCCGCATCATTTGCATACCGGCTGCGTCGAGAGGTTTTCCTCTGAGAAGGTGACAAAGTTCTCTGCCAGTTGTCAGTTGCGAAATATCATCAAAGTAGTCCTTTGCCTTCTCTTTGTTCCCGCTGGTTATGCCTGTATTTGTTAAAGCATCTGCCAGGGCCTTGTTCATTATAGGCGTAGCACTTGAGCCGGCGGCAATGAATTCTTCTAATTGTTCTTCGCAGAAAGGAAAAGCTAATTTGTCTATCAGTGTACGGACGAAGGTGCAAAGTATCCTGATTAAAATCTCTTTGAATCTGTTCTTCAGAAATTTCCAGAGGCCTCCGTACCACCCTAAAATAGGTATCTTTGGAAAAGGAGGGAGGTAAAGGTTCGGCAGCTTAAATTCAAAGGCTGGTAGACCTATGCACTTTAGATAATCACATAGAAGAGATTTCAGGTCTACTTTGTCTATAAATTCTTTGTACAAATCTTCCAACGTGCAAAGTTTTCCAAAGGCATTAAGCGCCTCTTCTTCGTCAAAAGTGTTCTTCTTGGAGTCTTCATAATTTTTAGCAGATTGGTCAACCCACTTCATTGCTGGGTCTTTAAAGTTTTTCGTGGCCCAATCTTTAAACGCTTCTGTCAAGCCTTCATCATCTTTTTCCAAGTCTACAGCTATACCAGAAGTGTAGCTACCTACTAGTGAAAGTGCTATGCCCTTTTCAGAATCTATGCCCAACTGAGAACAAGACATCCTTTTATCATCCCAGAATGACTTAACAAACCCTTTAAAAGTTGAAGGAAACGGATTTGTCATCTTTCCAACATTGCTAATATAATTTACAGTTCTAGGCCTGGACAGTGATTCAAAAGCTTGAAGCTCAGCGTGTTGTGCTTTCGCATCTTGATCGAACGCGTCAAACGATACTTCTAATTCGGCGAATGGGCGGCCTTGGCCAAGATCACCGAAAAACCCTGTCTCTTGAACTAACAAGGCGATGCTCGTGATATCTTTTCCGTTTTTGGGTCCAAGGTCTTCGGTCGTGACGGATGTTTTGAATCCTATCCTAATCATCACTCTTTCTTTTGCATGCTTCTCTAGAATTTTATCGATAGGCATGTCATTTGAGTCCAATACTTTGGGATTGTTTAGCAGTTCCTCCATTTGAGAAACGACCCTTTTTAGAAGCTGAGCCTCGTTTTTTGGCTTGAAGTTGCTCCCTCTTATGAATTTTATTGCTTCTTTCTCTATAGTGCGCGCTGCTTCTGATAGATCTTCAGACGCTGTTTGAATTCTCTTTTTAAATTCCTCCCACGGCATCAAAATCTGACCAAAACCTTTTTTAAAATTTGCCTCAACCTCTGCAGGTGAAGCGTTATCTTCATCAAGATTTAAATCGTTCAACATTGCGTTAAGTGATTCTGCGGAAGTGTCGACTCCATAGTCGCCCCAAAAATCTAATTCTAAGATCGGGGACCCAGTATCGACTAGTAATTTAAGGGCTTTGCTGGTATATTCATAGTCGTCTGTGATGCCGCTAAGACCATATAAGCCCGGGAATGCGTTATTGAGATTGAATGGACCCATGGGTCCCATGTCCACAGTTGTAACGTCTAGAGACTCCTGTACTTTCTCCCTGAGGGCCCGGGCGAATTCTCTTCGTTTTTTCTGAGCATGTACTTTATACTCTTCGTAAGTTCTCCTAGCTTGTTCTGGGTCTGAATTTTCGCATACCTTAACGTTTGAAGTGCGAGCTTCTGCTGCAAGGTTCTGTTGCATTGTGACCAGTTCTGTTCCTTGTTCCGGATCGTCTCCGTATACTATTAGATCAAGCTTGTGTCGATTTATTTCTAGGAGGGCCCTATATTTGTGTCCCGGGCGCAAGGATGGAGTACGGTACTCTATGAATTTTATTAATGGTTCCGTCGTTTCGCTGGATACTTGGCGCCACGATTGAGCCGAACCTTCCTGCATCTTATCCAGCATATCTTGCGTTGTTAAGACCCAAAAGTCCTGCTTCCTAAAGACGCCCTCTGCTAGTGCGCGTTGCATCTTTGATCTCAAAGCATCCATGGATGCTTTGTGGTTGGTAATAAGGGTTGAAATTGATTGTTCAAATTCTTCCCGAGATGCAAACGATCTTGGGTGACTTGGCCCTGACTGATCAGTGTCCAGAGAATCTTCCAATCTTTTTATTCTATTTTGAATTAATTGCTCTTGCAATTCGTATGCTTTGTAAAGCTTCGATGATCGGACCCTTTCTGTTGAAATTTCAAGAGGAAATGAGCCATTATGGTCTGGCGAATATTCGTCATGATTTATCTCATATGTCGACAAAAATGTGGCGTCGTCTAAGATGAAATTCCAAACCTTCGGCTTGTTATAGAAGTCCAATACCTCCTTGAGCGCCAGATCTTCTATTTCGATCACCTCTGCGTCCTGGTGTGTAGGCAGGGGGCCCGCTGAGGATAATTCAAAGTTTGTCTCGTAAAAAATACCTATTCTATTTTCGTCAATAATAAAAGGCTTGGACGTAGAAAACGGATCTGGATAGAAAAAATTGTTCATTCTTTCTCTCAATTCAGTGGGCCCTAAAAGCGCGACGTCTCCAAATTCTTCTGTCTGGTTTACCACTATTCTGGAAGGTGAAATTAACATGCTTGTGTTTTCCCAGGAAACCTTATAATCTATGCCGCGGTATGGTATCAGTTCATCGAAGCGGATTCCAGATATGTCTCTTATCCAGTCCTTATATGAGGGTGCTTGGGCGATGTAAGCTTCAAGTCTAGACGCGTCGTTTTGCCGCGTGGCGATGCGAGACTCGGGATTCGATGGGTTGGTGCGCAAAATGTAGCCGCGGTCGGCCAAGTTAGAGCGCGTCGAGCGGGTAGCCAAGCGCCAGATGGCTTCAGGGACAATGTCAACGATTTTATCTGATGAATTGAATAAATTTCTATCGTGTACATAACCATCGTTTGAAATAATGGTTTGTGGCCTCCAGCCATGCAGCACTGCGAGGGTCCCTTCTCCCAGGGATCCAAACTCTTCATCGTATGAAAGGATAGACAAAGAGACCTCGGATTCTACAATTGCTTGATATTCCGATGAAGGCATGCTCTGGAAACCAACAGTCTCTTGTATTATTTTTCTTGTTGAGTATTTCTCAAACAAATAATTTGTAATTAAAAACCTATTTTCGATCTGGAAAGTCGTGATAGCGGACTGCAAGGGCAAGTCAAACAAGCACGCTGTCTTTAGGTCAGATCCGAGGCCGGTTTGACAATCAAACCAATTCTGCCGGTCTAGTGGAATTTCTGGACTGAACTCATAACCTTCATTGTTTGAGTTATCTGAAATTACTCTACCGTTGCTTATTTCTTTTATCAGCCCCAGTGCCACTTTAACAGCTAAAATGTCGCGCCCTACATCGCCGACTGATCTGGGCACAAAGGACAGAGTCGAGGAGTTATGTTGAATTTCTATTTTAAAAGCCATTGTGAATCTTTTTTCCTTCTTTTACTTAGTTGGTGGTATTATATCTGCTCAAAATGTATTTGGTCGATGATGGTTCCAGGTATGTCAATTCTTGCCCGGGCAAGTTTAAGAACTTCGAATAATAAATGCTAAATATGTCTTTCATGTCCGATAGTTTTTTAAATACGCCGGCGATCTGAGAGACAAAGTCTGGCGCTGTTGGGCCGGCTGGGTTTACTCTTATACTATTTTCCACCACAGTGTTCAACTCAGCTTGAGACTTTGTAATTGAATGCATTATCTCCAAGTTGTCTTGAAGAGCCTCGAATATTGATTTTATACATTCCACTAGGTTGTCACCTAGTGGAATGGGCTGTTGGTTACCAAGAGTGCCATTTCCCGCCATGAGGTGAATTCTTGGCTTCTCCTTGATAAGATAACCATTTGAATCAATGTCGACGCCGGACTCTTTACCGGCGATGATTTTAATGTCTCTTCTGGAGTGTAAGCGTATTCTGTCAGCTTTCATCATTATTGCGGATGTGGGCCCCAGGTCTGTCTTAAATCCTCTCTTGGCTATGCCAAAGTAGTCGTCGATGTCGGACATTTGAGTTATGTAAATTCTGGCTGCGTCCATTAAAACTCCGGGATGCCCGGATTGATCAGACAAAAAAGAGGCTTTAAGCTTAAGAGAGTTCGCAGTAGTATAGATCGGAGGTAGGTTGTTGGGCCTTTCAAGTTTAGACATATCCATTGGGTAAGGGGCCCCAGACCCCACAACGATGTCTATGGCGCCGGCGCCCATGTAATCGGAATACCCAGACACTTGTGAGATCGAGTCCTCATCTATGGACTCAAACTCTTTTATTCCTCTAGGTCCTGCTCCGAATGGGTCGCGATCTCGTCCAAGAACAATTCTTGCGTTGTTGTCGACTTTGCCTGTAATGAGTTCATCGCCAGTACGGAGAGACGGAAGCGGAGCGGGTTCGTCTAATCTCCTCTTACCTTTTCCGTTGAATCCCTGCTCAAAAGGTAAATGTATGGTATAAGCTTTTGATGGATTCTCTTTTTTTTTGAATGAAGACATGTCTTAATTTCTCCCTATTTCTCTCAAGTGATTATAACTCCGTCGTCTAAAATTTCTAAAACCAAACCGGTGGCCATCGTTGGCATAGATTTTGTAAATTTTACTTTACAAAAGCCGCCTTTGTCAATACTTTCTCCGATAGCGGTATAATAATACATACGAGGATATAAGTTTATTTTTAAAATCTCTTTAAAGAGTTTTTTGTTTGTATCTTCTATTTTCTTATCTATCTCTTTCATTTTTTTCTGGTTGTTTTCTGCGGACACATTCTCATAATCGTCATACAGTTTGTTTTGTTCTCGTAAGATGCTCCAATCCGGTAGGGGAAAAAGGCCAGTTATCTCTGGTATGTGAATTCTACATTCGACAAAGTGGGCCGCGGCGTTTGCTTTGTTGACGTTTTTGTGATTTAGCAACTCTTTAAAAAAGGCGCTGTCTTCTGGGTACATCATTACAAATTCGTTCATCGTAACTCTTCTACTAAAAAGATTGTATCCGAACAGCTCTTCTTTATCTGACCTTAGGCTTTGATGAGTCGATTTTATTTTGTCCAGCATCGCGCGGATCTTATCCACAGGATTTTGAACGTTGTCGTTGTTATATATCGCATCCCGGTGGCGGCCGTCAAGGGTAATGTTTACTATGTCATCTAGATTAGTTTTTTTCGTCATCTTCTGAAATGCTTGAGTCATTTATCATTTCAAACAACTCTCGCTTATCCTCTTCTGTTATGTTCTCTGCGGTCTTCTCGTTTTTTTGAAGGAGCGCGGCTAGCTTAACCAACTGTTCGTTGGATCTTTGAAGTGTTTCAAGATATTTTGCAGCGACCAAGCCAAGTTCTCTGTGACGGTCATCGCCGGTCTGCATAAACTTCATCAGGCTCATCAGAAGCGTCTTTGTCGCGGCTCTGTCGTCTGTTACGTTAGACGTTGCTTGATCGATGTAGTTTTGTAAATCTTGTTTCTTCATACTTTATTAAATAGCATAGACGTAAAATTATGCCCTATCCCACTTTCCTTTAAAAACCCTATATTTTTCTCTCAACTTGTTTAAATTGTTTACGACCTGTTTCGTATTCAAACCTGTCAACTCTCTAAGATAAAGGTACACAGCTTTCTTGTTGAAAATTTCGATGTCTTCAATGTTATGCATTAAGACTTTTACAGCATCGAGAACAAGCTTCTCGCTAGTCTTTAAATTACCTGTGTCCCATTTGTCTATTTGACATAAAAGTTGGGCCCAGAACTCAGCCTGTGCGCGCAACTCTACATAATCGTCCACGTCAGACTTTGTGCCCAGCGAATCGGGGCCCCCTGATTGCACGAGCGTTTCATAAGAAGACTCTCTTTTTATTTTTTTTGAATTCTGCTTTACTTTGTGTATAAACCAATTCTTGGTTACGACAGAGAAATATGAAAACGCCTTTGACCCTTTGTTTGGGTCATACTTGTCAAGAATGGTTGTCAACCAAATTTTACAGTCATCTCTTAAGTAATCTATGTTCGGTAAATTATTAAATTTATAGGTAAAGATTATCTTATTAACCATCTCATCGAAGGCTGGTTGAATTAAAGAAATGTAAAGTTTAGACTTTTCTTGTCTGCTAACGGACAGAGCGTATTTTACAATTGCGTCTTCGTGTACCTTTGTGAAATAATTATTTTTTGTACGCTTCCTTCTCTTACTCTTTGGTCTCGTCTCCAAGGGGCACCTCCTCTTCGTTGTCACCTTCGTTAAGAATCAGATCCAGATTATCCAATTGGCTTGATAGAGTACTCGCATGGTCTATTAACCCCTTAAGTGTTTGATCCCCGTAAAACATTTCCATCTCGTGAATACTTGACAAGTGAGAAGAAAACTCACTTACAGAAGAGTATACTTGTTCTATTTCTTCGTTTATCGCCGCTACAGACTTTAGCAGCCATCTTATATATAACGCAAACAACAAATTAAAAGCTGCAGACGCTATGAATACCCAGAACCACATTTTACATCTCCCTCGATTTCAGGGCTTTTTTATCGGAGCCTACTTCTTTTTTCGTTGATTCAATAAATTCTTTCACAACCGACCCAAGTCTTTGGGGCACACTTCCCATTGCAGACTTTGCGGCCCCCAAACTTGAGGGTACCCGGGTAACATTAGGTGATGCGCAAGATTTACAAGCTTGAGATTCGTAAGACATCGAATGTCGTGCTTCAAACTCAAACTTACACTCGTTGCAGTGGTACGTATATACCGGCATTAATCTGATCCTGACGTATTATTCACTTCAGGGTTGAACGTGTCTTCTCCAACTGAAAAAGCAGGTGGATTATCTACTGTCAGTGAACCTGAGTTATCACAGTTGAATTCAAAAGACCTCAACACCGGTGTGATGTCTGATTGTTCTAATAGGGATTTTTGCAGCGCCATCATGATGGCTCCCATTGCTTGATTACTAAGTTTCATTACTTAATTTCTCCTTCCAATTTTCTATCATTTCTTCGAGCATTGACTCAAAAGTATATTCTGGTACCCAGCCTAAAACATCTCGCGCTTTAGAGGAGTCTCCCTTAAGATATTTAAGCTCTTCGGGTCTCATAAATTTTGGATTTTGTGTCACGTATTTTTTATAATCCAAGTCCAATTTCTTGAAAACCACATCGCAAAGATCCCTGACTGAGTGTGTTCTCCCTGTCGACACAATAAATTCATCCGGTGTTTCGTGATTTACTATTAAATTCATTGCCCTAACATAGTCCTTAGAATGGCCCCAATCTCTGAATGAATCCATGTTTCCAAGTTCTAGCTTATCTTTTAGTCCCAGCTTAATTTCTACAGCGCGTTTGACCACTTTATTAGTTACAAAATTGGTACCTCGTCTTGGTGACTCGTGATTAAACAAAATACCATTGCACGCGTGCAACTTGTAGGCATGCCTATAATGTCGCACCAGGTTGTAGGCTAGCAGTTTTGCGCACCCGTAAGGACTCACTGGTGTCATAGGGGTTGTTAATCTTTGTATCCCGTCGTCATCAACAGAGTTCCCAAACATCTCTGATGAACTAGCTTGATAAAACCTTGCTTCTGGGGACATCGTTCTATATGTCTCCAACATGTTTAGCACCCCTAGTCCGTTAGTTTGTATTGTGAAAGATGGCACATCAAAACTTATTCTTACGTGTGACATCGCTCCAAGGTTATAAATCTCATCTGGTTGAGACTCCTTGAAAATCCTGACCAAAGAAGGCACATCTAAGAGGTCTCCGTAATATGTCTCAATTTGATCGGTAATTTTACTTATTCGGCTGTCTTGGTTTTCTGCGACGGAGTGTCTTCTGATCATTCCGTGCACTTCGTAGCCTTTTTCTAGCAAGTGTTCTGCTAGATAACTACCGTCTTGGCCGCCTAAGCCGGTAATTAATGCTCTCTTTTTAGTCATTGTTTTTTTCCTTTTCTTTTAAAAAAATTACACATGGTTTATCTTTTACCATCTTGTTGAATCTGAAATAAATTTCTTCATAGTTGTCACTTGTGGCCATTAGCGTAAATGGCACCATCGGCTCGTCATGGCCGTATGCCACCATGTCCCACAGCTCATACTTCATTGTCACCATCCAAAAACGATTTGTCTCTTTCTACTCCGTAATAGGGACCAGACTTTACCTCGTATAAAATTGTTTCTTCTTCTAGGACCTCAAAACTGTGGCCGGCTCGAAAGACAATCGCGCAGTCGCCTGAGTTTAGGACTGTTTCGTGTATGGGTTGATCATTAACGTCCCAGAAATTTGCGTGAACGGATCCTTCTAAGATTATCCAAGCTTCCTGAGTGTAGTCGGTTATTCTTTCTAGTTTGTTGTGCTTGTGTGGCTTGAACGTCATTCCTTTTGGCATAGATTTTGCGCAGATTTGAATATATTCATCTGATGGGCAAACGTCAACCCTGGAAGATGTTATTTCTGATTTGCGGTTGATTGCTAACAATAAAAGATCAGGGTCTTCTTTTGAATAAATTAGTTCTGGCATTTTGGCCTCCAGGCTACGATTGAGTATCCATCTACATAAAAGCTACCAATTTGGCTTCTTTGTGCTTTAATTATTTCTATCTTACCACTGGTCTCTAGATCTTTTAAATGGTTATAAAAGTTTCTTAAATAATTCCTTTCGCGGAAGTATTCAACACTTAGATGATCTAAGAGATTAGATTCGGGATCCAGCAGCTCTGCAATTGGTTCCACGTGCAAACAAATAGATGGGTTTTGCTCAATTAGATAATCTATGAAATCAGTATGGTCTTCTCCCACCTGCTCCAATGCTGCAAACGTATAGACGGCTGAGGATTCATCAAGTTTAAGATTGTGATCTATTTCAAAAAAGTTAAAGTTGTGACCTTGGATGTCTTTGCCGTGTAATTTATTTATTTCTCTAATCGTCTCCTGAGATGAGGTTGCCCAATCTAGTCCGTACAGTTTGGCTGCAGGACTGACTTCTTCTGCTCTAAGCAGATTGTGAGCTGTGCCGCAGCCAAACTCGTAGATAGAAGTAAACCCTGACATGTACTTCTCGAATAGCCAAAATTGCAGAACCTGTGCCATGTTGTACTCAAAGTCTTCCGATATGGGTTTTATGAACTTTCCTTTCCATCGTACATGGGGAAGCTTACCGAAGTACTTCGGTTTTATTGACTGCTTAACCTCATCTCGGTTTTCAGCCCAACCATGGATCCAATCTTGCTCTCGGTGTGGGCCGGCTTTTCTTAGGCCTGCAGAAATGCTTTTCAAAATGTTTAGTACTAAAAAATCTTTCTCTCTCTCCTGCACCTCTTCATACTCGAAAATGAATCCGGAGATCTTCTCTTTCACAAAAGAAGATAATTCTTCTCCAAAAGCGCTTTCGAAATCTTGTATTGTTATTTTTTTAATCATGTAATTTATACCACCTCAATGTTTGTTTTATCCCTGTTTCTAAATCGACTATGTTAGGGCCATAGCTTGGAAATTCACTTCGAAATCTATCCATCGAAAGACCTACTTTGTTTGGGGCGCTTGATGTTGCGGATGATTTTCTGGTTCCTTTTTCTACTGGAACCTTAAAGTTTTCGGCGATCGTTTCTGCGAGACTATGAATGCTAATTTCCTCGGTGTCTCCCCCTACATTATAAACACTTTCCCTTCCTCTTAAAAGTATTTTTAGCAAAATCTCACAACAATCGGTTATGTACAAATAATTTCTGATTGACTTGCCCTCATCAAACATCTTTATTTTCTTATCATCGACGGCTTTGAAGACAAATTCTTGAAGCACGCGTGTGTCTGATCTTGAAGTGCCTGGGCCATAGGTAAGTGCCACTCTTGCCGATTTAGCTTCTACTTCGGAACTATCATTGTATTCCTTACACAACACTTCGCCAGCAAGTTTAGAAATGATGTAGCACGCTCGGTTGTTGGACATGTCTATTCTTCCAGAGAACTCTTCAGTAGTAGGATATTCATCTGGGCTGCCGTACACTTCGCTGGTACTCAAGAACAGAAACTTAACTTTGTTTTCCTGTTCTCTCCTAAAGTGGTCGATCAGAGATCTCACTCCTATTATATTTATCATCGTTGTTTTTATCTTGTTCTCTAAAAACCTAGATGGTTGTCCGTATCCAGATGAGAAAATTATTATATCGACATCTTTGATTTGAGTCTCCCCAAATGGCAGTGAGCAGTCCCAAGAAAAATAGGTCACGTCGGGCCTGGAAGTTAAGTGAGACACTCTGGCTGCTCTCTCTACGGGACTGTATGAAGTCAGAAGTAGTTTTATCTTGTAATCCAGCGCATCGTTCAAGTGACATAAAAAGTCCGCTAGAAAACCACCTATCAAGCCGTTGGCGCCGGTAATGATCACTGTTTTGCCTTTTAACTCTGGAAAGTTATCCGCATGTATTAAGCGAGTGGTCTCTTCTTTTATCACTTCGTAATTGTATTTCATAATTTCTTCTCTATTTCTAATGATGTTAGACCTAAAACTTGACGGTGTTCAGTAGCAGTTCCATAGTTGTCGCAAAAGAGTCTAGGTATTCCTATTTTTTTATTTAAAATCGGATGATTGTAGTTCATCGCTATATCATTTATTTTGTCACCAAAAGCTCCGATGGTAGAGTTCTCCTCAACAGTGACAACCTTACTGTGCGTTCTCACTACTTCTGCGATTAAATCCTGAGCTCTCTTAGATAATGGTTCGATTGTAGGGCTATAAACTACTGTATAGTTTTTTATGTTTGGGATCTTCATAACTTCTTGTAGTAGATGCCCTGTTACAAAGATTGCGGTTGCAGCTTTCCCCGCGTTTAATACCTGGCACTCATAAGGTTTAACCTTCGTCTCTTGAGTGTGTTCATCTTTTGACAATTTAAAGTACTTGGGTCGGCCGTTGGACCAAGAAGAAAGCATCAAAGAAGTGAACTCGTCAGAGTTCCCTGGAATGAACAAATCGATGTTTGGCAAGGATCTTAAAATCGAGATGTCTTCATAGCAATGATGAGTGCATCCTAGGTGTGCGTAATCAAATGACGAACCAACAGATACTATGGTCACATCTAAGTTCTGGTAGCACAAGTCTATCTTTATCTGCTCAAAGGCTCGTTCAACACAAAACGGGGCGATGGTATGCACGACGGGTCTGAAGCCCTGTGAGGCTAACCCTGCTGCCATGCTGACCATAGATTGCTCGCAGATACCCGTGTTGTAAAACCTGTCTGGGTACCTTTCTTCAAATTCTTTTAAGAGGTAGTGGCTTATGTCTCCAATTAAAACCACAAGCTTATCATCTTTCTCTGCAAGAGAAATTAGATTTTCTGCAAATCTTTTACGCATCTTCAAGCTCCTTTAGCAAAATTTTAAGCTGATCGTCGCTTGGGGGGCCATGGTGCCAAGCGAACATGTTGTCTTCCATTGACCGGAAGCCTTTTCCTTTTATTGTTTTACACACCAGACACAGCGGGCTATCTTGTTTCTTCAGTTTTAATTTTATTTCTTTTTGATCATGACCATTGCACGTTTTTACAGACCATCCGAATTGCTCTATCTTTTTTTCGATTGCTTCCATGGGTAAAGATCTTGCCTGTGAGTTGTTGTCATCCACCAAGCAAACCAGGTTATCTAGATTGAGATTGTTAGCTAATAAGAACGATTCCCAGATTGTTCCTTCGTTTGACTCCCCGTCGCCGATTAAGCAAAACACTCTGCCCGGGCAATTGCTTATCTTTTTTGCTAATGCAACACCTACAGCCATCGGTAGGCCATGGCCAAGGGAGCCAGAAGAAGAATAAATCTCTTTCATCTTTCCAGAGTGAGGATGTCCTCCGAGCCGGCTATCGTATTTGCAAAATGTATTCAATTCTTCTTTTGGAATTATTCCCATCTTTGCGAATACCGAATACAATGCCAAACAGCCATGGCCTTTGCTGAGTATGAAAACGTCTTCATCTCTTATATCTTTATAGATTGTATAAACAATTTCTACGATTGACATTGCCGACGGCATGTGGCCTGCTTGGGCGTTGTGCGAAGTCTCAAGGATCATTCTTCTTATTTCTTTTGTTTCTTTGTTCACTACGCTACCCTCTTTTGCCGTAACTCCGGTTTAAGTAATCTACAGTCATTTCTGGATTCATGTAAATTGCTGCAGCTGCAACATTCGAATCTGTGCAAATAATGTGATTGCATCTTGAGAGCAACTTTGTTTCTATTAACACTTCTTCTCCATGGCCCGGGCCAGTTGCTGAAGTTAAGCAAATTGGATCTTTGGAAAAATATTTGGGCATTCGAACTGACGGGTACACTATCACCTTCTCTACTTCTTTATTAAAGTTTGATATTATCTCACCTATTGCTTCATTGTTGTCGGAAGCGATGTATAAGCTTACTTTTTCTTTTGTACTATCTAAATAAGATTTTATCGCATTCAAATATGCTGAAATGGGCAGAGCTTTATGAGGGTACTCCATCTTTTTATCTGTTCCTCTTACATGAACCGCTAAAACCCTTTGACCTTGTATAAAATGCTCCTTATAAAAGTTTTCTATCTTTGCTGATGTTTCTTTTCTTATCTTCACATTGTCGTCTATCACTTCGAATACTGCTGTCCTGTGTACTTGCTCAAGGTCAGTTCCAAGTATGTCCCATAAAGCTAGCGGCTCATATGTACAAACACTTTTAATTAGAAACTTGTTTTCGAGATTATCATCGAGTTCGCCGACCATAAAAATGTCTGCTACGTCATTCTCCGAAGCTTCTGCTTCTGAGATGGTGTGAGGATTAAGTGGTTCAAAATAGTAGTTCCACGGATTGGTCGACCCGTTCCATCCCTCTTTTGACCAGTAAAGGTTTTGGCAGTGTTTCATCCCAGGTGTGTTATTGTATGAGTCCGCGGTTGATTCTTTTAAGAAGTTGTTCTTATCCAAAACTGTCGCGTCGCTAGTTTCGAAGTATTCTCTCACTCCCGGTCTTCCGTGGTTAGGGTCTCGGCGGCCAGGGCCCCAACGCACCACAGGGATGTACCCGTTGTCTTTTGCCCATTTAATGTTATCTATTGTATGAAGAAAAATGGAAAAAAGACCATAAGGCCTTGAATCTATTATTAAAAACCTATTATCTGTATTCATTTTATTCCTTTATGTTTACGAATTCTATCTTAGACTCGGGGTTGAAGTATGCCGCGGCCGCGGCCAGGTTGGAATCAGTGCACACTAAATTATCGCACTTGGATAACAATAGGCAATCTATCAAAGCTTCTTGGCCAAGCTGCGCGCTAGCAGCCTCAGTCAAGCATACAGGTACTACGGAGTCATATGTCGACATCCTAGTACAAGTGTATACTACTTTTTTGTTCTTTGGGAAGGTTTCAAAAATCACTTTTATTGATTCGTTATTATCAGAAGCAATAAACAGAGTGGCTTCAGGGTTCTTGCTTATAAGGCGTCTAAGCTTCGCTAGATAGTCTTCTATGGTAATCGTTGGACGTTGGCCTATCTTCGACTCAGAGGCTTTATCTGTGCCTCTTATGTGTACTCCAATCATGTTATTGGAAAAATGTTCTCTTGCGAAGCTCTCGACCATGGTCGTGATCTGTTTTGTCGGGTGTATTGACTCTCTAATAATTTCTCCAACTTTCCTCCTGTGTTGCAACAAGCCATCGCTGTTTAAATAACAGTGGGTCCACAGGTTCAGTGGTGTGTAGCTATGTAAATTGTAGATTAAGAATTTATCATTCAGTGTAGCGGGGTCGAGGTCATGAAACCCAACCTGGAAAATGTCCGATTCTTCGTAAGTGCCGGCGAGGGCTGACGAGAGACTTGTACTTGACACCTTTTCAAAAAAATGCTCCCAGCATGAATAAGTTGGACTTAACGCTTTGGATGTATCTGCGTACAGACAGGGAGACTTTTCTGAATTTTTCGCTGAAGTAGAAAAGTTTGGAGAATCTCCAACATGAACAGGGTTGCCTAGCTGTGTGGCTTTTTCGGCTCCAGGTCTGTTTAAGTTAACATCTGTTCGGCCAGGGCCCCAACGCACTACCGGGACGTAATCGTTTTCTTTCGCCCACATTATGTTGTCAACAGTATGCAAGAAAATTGAAAACAATCCATAGGGTCTTGAATCAATAATTAAAAATTTTTTAGCTTCCATTAAAATATCCTTCAAAGGTCTGGGCCACACTTTTGCCAAAGATGTCCTTGTTTCGGTTGAAGATCAATTTTTCTTCTTCGAATCTTTCTTTACTGTTGGATTGCGAAGTTGAAAGACCTTTCGGGTTATTATAATACAAACCAAGAGCTTTTTCAAATTTTTTAAATTTGCATCCTGATCTTACCGCTCTTAACCACATGTCCCAATCTGCAGCGTACTTGAGAGTGGTGTCGAAGTTTCCCAAATCCTTATGTATCGATTTGCGCCACATTGGCATTGGCCCAGGTAAACATTTTATCATGTTCTCTTTGGAAAACTCAAGTCTAGAGTGTTCATACATTCTTTTACTTCTAAAATTAGACACATCTGACACTATCTGATCTACCTCATGGCAATCTGAATATACTAGGTCGCAATCTTCATCGACTGCTAGCAGCTTTGACATTTCCTCTAACTGAGTTGGTAACCTCAGGTCGTCGACATTTGCAATTGTTAGTATTTCACCTGTCGACATCTCTATGCCAAGGTTCATAGTCTCTTGTACTCCAACTCTAGTTGGTAGTTTGGTGTATTTTATGTTTGAAAACCTGTCTTCATAGCCTTTTATACACGATTCGTATTCCCCGTCCGGAGAATTCGCGTCGAGAATCAACAGTTCACACTTATCAAAGACGGTTTGAGACGTTATGTTTTTCATAAAATTCTCTATGTATGCGCTTGCCTTGTAAAGTGAGGTAATAATTGTGATTTTTGGTACTTTTATTGGGTCAATAAACAACTCTTTCGTCTCATTACCTTCGATAAACGTAGTAATCACACCCAATACCCCATTTCTCTTCTCTCTCAGTGTGGCAATTAGGTCCTCTGCCTTTGTTTCTCGGAACCATTTCTCGCTAGCAACGCCCAAAAGCTTGTTCGTGACGATCTTACAACCAAGAATCTTGGCCTCGACGACCAGACGGTTAAATGATTCAAGCCATTGTGGAAAAAAGATCAACTTTTCGACCCCAGATAACTCCTTGAAGAACTGTTTTTGAGGCAAATTAGGTATTGGATAGGCAGAAATTTGATTATCTTTACAAAACTTTACTGCTGCATGCATGCCTTTGTTGCGGTTTCCGGACTGCAAATAGGCATATTCTGTCTTTTTTTCGCTATTTGTGAAGGAATTTAGCAGTTCAAGCTGTTCATTTGACCACAAGTTACATGAAAGGTTTACAACCCTATCTAACAAAAGATTCTTTTGCAGCACCTCTGCGTGAATCTTACTCTGGCACAAAACTGCTCTTGCCTTATGAAAAAACTCTTGGTTTATTACCTGGCTTCGTGGAGCTATCATGTTTACGAATTTAGATGGATCGTTTGTAGCTACATACTTATGGTCGTGTTCTAGTATTATGTAGTCTAGTGATTTCAGTATTTCTTTCATGGGGCCCGTGAGGTTCATGAAATTTGATACTATGAAGGTAGAGTTCTTTCTGTCATTTAGTAGGGTACCGTCGACGAGGTGGGATCTTACTCTGGTGATGTTGTATTTGGTTTTTAATTCCTGTAGTAAGTTGTGGTTGTAAAGCTCCGCTCCGCCTAGGACTCCGTCTTCCAGGAAGAAGTCAGATACGAATGTCAGATCCTTCATCCAATAACTTCGACTTCTTGCTGCATGTTCATCCAGTCAATAACTTCTGGTTTTTCTGGTTGGACGCCCAGTGCTTCCACCATCATGTTCATTATTTTATCGCTACTGTGAGTTACTAACAGAGTCTCTTTTAAGCTGCGGGCCCAACTCTTGTACATACCATAATTTTTTATCATAGACCTTAACTGTGATTTGTACGAAGATTCTCTTGGATAGGCCCAAAAGCTTTCTTCTTCAATAATGTCTTTCCATTTTGCATGGTCTTGTACTTTTCTCAGATCATAATTAACCTTACAAAACAATTTCTTAATTTTCTCTTTTCCGCCCTCTTTGTATGGTGCAGTTAGAAAGTCTAAATGTCCGGACCAGTCGGTGGCAAGTACAGGCATGCCTGAGTATGCCGCTTCGAAGATAGGTAGTCCATAACCTTCTCCATGAGCCAGGTTGACGTAGGCATGTATGTCATCTCGATTATACAGAGAGTGAACTTCAGACTCCGTCAGGTCTCCATGCAAAAGATATACTTTACATTTTCTATCTTTTTTCTCAATTATCGATTTTAGATGTTTTCTTGTTCTTGACTTATCAATTATTGATCCGCCGGTGTGGCCGGTTTTGACAATCATACCCACATCATCGTTCTCAAATTCATCCAGGAACCATATAATCATGTTCTCTAAGTTTTTGCGGGCGCCGAGAAGAGCGACTGAAAGGAAATTAAATTTAGTAGTTATGTCTAGATCTAGTTGTGAAGACTCGACATTCTTTACCGGATAGGGTACTACTTCCACTGGGCAGTTACATTCTAACACTGTTGATGTTTGTGTTTTCTGGTTTTCTACTGCGTATGAAGTTTTTATAAAGCCGGATTTAGCATGTTCAGAAGGTACTACAATCTTGTCAATGCCGCGGTAAGTTTGTGCAAGCCAAGATGGAGATACTCTATCTGTTTCTATGCCGGCGGTGATGCATACAGAGTAACTTGCTTTCTTTTCAAATTCGTTAGGTATACCGATGAAAACCTGTGCATCGAAAGCTGGCCCTTGCCCTTGTTGATTCGCCTCTGTCACTACTCTCTGATAGTTCGAGATCGATTCTTCTATCAGAGTTCTTTCTTCGGAATCTTTAGTCATCCAACTAGTGGCTCCCCAATTTAAAGGGTTGGTGCACACGAGTACACCCTCCAAAGTGCTAAGTGATCTGAATACTAGTCTAGAGTGCTCTCCGTAACCAGATCTGGTTAAGATTGGTGCTTCTAATAAAATCCTCTTCATAACTCCTCCATTGTCCAACTTTTATAATTTTTTCTATCTTCCCAAGAACCATGGTGCTCTATTGTTCTTTCTATCGTTTCTTCCCATAGTCGATTATATTGATCCAAGCTATAGTTATCTAGCACGTGCTGCCTGCCTTTTCGGCCGAGATCGTCTCTTTGCTCTTTTGTTAATTGGTAAAAATTAGTTAAAGCTAAAAGAAAATCATCCTTATTTATTCTGTCCTCGTGAATGTATGGTACATCCTGTGAGCCGATTACAGACTTTGATGAAGGGTCAATGCCGTACCCAAACCATTCTTTGCCATCTGTAACCTGCTCTTGTAGTCCACCGGTCATAGTAACTATGATCGGTGTTTCTGTAGCTAGAGACTCCAAAGTTGCTAGGCCGAAGCCTTCCGCATCTGAAATGTTTATGGTACAATCAACTGCTGCATAGATTTTTGCCAGGCCTGGTGGTGGGAGTTTCGTAGTTGAAAACGCCAAGTTCTCTTTAGATAGACCCAATCGCGAAACAATTGATTGCAAGTCCTGGCCGTTTGGATCGTTCGGTTCAGTGTGCATAAGGAGCATTGCCTTGTCGTAGCCAACCTTGTCCAGGAATTCCTTGAACCAATAAATAAGTGTACCCGACTGTTTCCTCCTGGCATTGCGATTATTCCAAAAGAAAATCAACTTATCTTCGGAGTCTCCAAGAATTGTCTTTCTTACTTCTTCAGAATCGTTTGGCATCTTTTTGAAGATGTCTGTGTCGACCGTATGAGGAATCCTTACACATTCTACATTTGGAGCGACGGTTCGAACAATGTCATCGGTTACCTTGCTTATCGTGCACACTACATCATTTGAGTTATAAAAGTCTTCATTGTACATCGGGTAGGGGTAGTTATCCCAAACGTGATAATACACCATCGGACAATTAACCCTAACTTCGTTCTCTACGCCCCAGAGCCAAACGTAAAATCTAGGATCAGTCATGAACCACAAAAGATCAGGCTTGTAATCTCTGAGTACTGCCCTAATCGTGTTTGGATCTCCATAACCATCTACTGGTTTAATTAACCAATCTTCTTCATACGGCGAGACAGCATGTACTCTGTAGTCGTTATGTTTGATGGCACCCGCAAGACAAAGGAACTGGTACTTTCCAGTTTTTAGAAGGCCTTCGATCATGTATCTGGTTTGAGTGCCTACTCCCGATGGAGCTAATGGTGAATCCGCGATTATTAAAATTTTCTTTTTCTCTGTCATGTGCAATGCTCTGTGTTGTGAAACTTGCAATATTTGCAAGATAGGCGATTTTTGATGCTAATACCTTTTTCAATATTTATAACAGCGTTCTGTAGAACTTTTAAGGCATTTGTTGTTTTCTTTGGGCCTGAAGTTACCTTTACTGTTTCGATGTTTTCTTTCTTTGCTGTCCTCTTTAACAGTACAAAGTAAGTTTCTATGTCCTTTGGATCAATGTTATGCTTTTTTGAAAAGTAGTTTTTATAGTAAGTTAGTTGATAGGTGGTCATTGGAGCAGACTTCTTATCGTTACCCCAGCCCCACGAGCAAGTCTTCCAATCAATGATGTGGTGTTTGCCATCTGGGGTCTTAATTACCATGTCAATGAATCCCTTGAATTTCTTTCCATAAGATTCTATGTCTGACATGTCCTCCAATAGAGGCTCTTCTACAGATACGACGTCAAACTCTCCGAAATATTCTTTTACTGCAGGCACCAGTTGTTCACAAATCGGCTTGGCCTGTTTTCTCATGTCCGTTATCATGCTCTTGTTTAACTCATGACCATCTCTTTTAAGTTGAATCAATTCTTTTAAAAAGCTGGTTTCAAAGATTTCCATAGCATTTCTCGAATTATCAGGAACCAACTCTTCGCAAACTGCGTGAATAGCAGTTCCGAATGCAGTGTACTCGTTGCCTGAAAAGTATGGGAGTTTATCAACATAAATTAGTTTATGCCGGTGCGGACACTCTTTCCAGTTCTTTAACTCTGAAAAGCTTATTCTTCTTATTTCGTTTGTCATTCTATTTCTTATTTCTAGGTGTTCTTGTTCTTTTTGGTGCGGTTTTTGGAATCTTGGGTTGCGGCATTCTTATCTCATAGATCCACTGGCCAAAGTTAGTGTGGTCGTGATAGTCTGTGTTTGAAATTCTACATGTGGGCTTTGAAATCAATGACACCTTTCCCTTTAAGTCTTCTGGTATCAAGTCTTCCACGTTCTTGTCATATACTAGTTTCGGATCTGCAGAATACTTTCGCATGTTGCAGCTGATTGTTATTGTTACTTTCGATTCTTCTACTTCTATTTGTTCGTTGAAAGTCATTTGGTCTCTCCATTTTGTAAGTTTAATAGGTTTACAATCTTATTATACAACAGGGGACTAACATTTTTCAACCTATTTATGTCCTCTTTCATAAAAAAAGCTTCAAAACCGTTCGCGAAGTATTCTCTTAGGGACGTTACAGCATAAGGCGAATAAAATGAATTTACAGTATAGACTGATAACATTGGGTATCCAAGCTGCAGGTATAACATTTCGTCAAATCGACTGTCAAAGTCAACATTCATGAAATCTGTCAGTTCGACGGAATACCCTTCATCTTTTAGAGTTGACCATAATTGTTTTCTTTTATTTAGAAACTCTTTTTCGATTTTGCCATCTCCATAAATCATGTTCCCGTGGTTATCTTCCACACAGTGAGCCACCTCGTGTATCAAATCATCAAGCATAGAATGTTCAGAGTCGCACTCATTGGTCACGAAAATAGAAGAATCTTGATACATAGCGTTAAGGTCTCTTTTTTTTAGTTCTGGAAATTGTCCTACGTAAATTATGTCTAAGTCCCTTATCAGGTACGAAGGTACTGACTTGAAAAGCTTTTTCACGATGTTTTTCATTTCTACGCCTTTAGGGAGAATGTCCTTAACAAAGACCTCCACCCCGTTAAAAGTGAAATGATTAGATGTTTTTTGTTTTATGAAATTAATTCTCGACATTTTCTTCGGGCACTTTCAACTCCTGGAAGTGCTGTACGTCGTTGAGTGCCTGAGTATATCCGTTTACCCAGTTCTCTTCGGCAAGGGCAAGGAGAAATTCGGGAAACTCTTTAGAAAAAACGTCGATGACCTGCTCCACTGTTATGTCTTCCGAGTCAGGGTTTGTCTTGTTCCCTACATAATTAACTATTATTTCTTTGAGTTCATTCTCTGTCGGTACCTTTTCTTGCAATAGGCTTGTTTTGTCGTTTGTGTCCATCTTATAATAGCGTCGCGGCGATGCTAGCCACCTTTGAGCGCTCTCCTTTCAATAGTGTAATGTGTCCTGTCAGCGATTGTTCTTTTAATCTCTCTACCACATACGACAGTCCGTTATTAGTCGCGTCGATGTAAACATTGTCAATTTGCTCAATGTCACCTGTTAATACTATTTTAGTACCTTCTCCCACTCTTGTCAAGACTGTTTTTATTTCGTGCTGCGTCATGTTCTGAACTTCGTCTATTACAATGAACGCGTTGGAGATCGAGCGGCCGCGGATGAAAGTCATGGCTTCAACCTCTATTTGCCCCTTTTCCATATAAAGTTCTAACGTGGCTTTGTCATCCCCCATGAGAAATTGTAAATTATCTTGTATTGGTGCTAGCCATGGCAACATCTTGTCTTCCATGGTACCCGGCAGAAAGCCAATATCTTTACCTACCGGCTCTACTGGTTTAGTGACTACTATCTTCCTATAGGTTGATTCTGAGGAGAATGTCTGCTCCAGGCCGGCGGCGAGTGCCAGCAAGGTTTTGCCCGAGCCGGCCTTACCGACCAGAGAAACTACTGGGATCATCGGATCCATTAAAAGCTCAATCGCGAACTGTTGTTCTTTGTTTCGTGCGAGGGTGTTCCACACCTTCCTGGTGGCGTTTGTTATCTTCCTGAGCGGGGTATCGTAATTCACAAATCTAGCTAGTGCAGTTTTCTTGTCATTACTGTTGGAGATCAGCATTACAAATTGATTTGGACACAGGTAATGTTCTTTTTTATCCATAGTGATGGGTTCACCAGCATAAAACCTGTCGATTTCCTGTTCATCCACCAAAATTTCAGTTCTACCTGTGTACAAGCCTTCTGAGTTTTTCACGACTTGTTCTGCTTGGTAATCTTCAGTCATTAAACTCAAGGAGTCGCATTTAACTCTCATGTTTATGTCTCTGGAAACCACTACAACTTTTCGTGATGGGAGTGCAGCTTCTTGTTCAGATAAAGCGGTCGCGATAATCTGGTTGTCTGGATCTTCAAGGTCGAGATCGTCCGGTAGACATAAAGGATTATAAGAACTTACTCTTATTAATCCAAGTCCTTTTTCGATTCTGACTCCTTTCGCCAGAGACCCTTTGGACCTCAGTTCATCTAACTTCCTGATGATGGCGCGAGCTTGAGAGCCGACAGAATCTTGTCTCTTTTTATGCTTGTCTATTTCCTCCAGCACTTTGAGGGGCACAACTATATCATTATTTTTGAAAGAGTTAATGCATTTTGCGTCTGTGAGATAGACACTTGTATCTAGAACGTATGTTTTTTTAGCCAAAATGGATCCTTTTCTTAAGATTGTATCAGAATTAAATAGATTTTTTATTAATTTTTATAATTTTTGTTGGCATCTTTTTGTAAACTATTTTATATTCGATGGGCATCGCGGTTGGTGTTTTAGACAGCTGTAAGCTTTCGAAGTATTTATTAGTTTTTTGTTCTGGTGGCGGGTTCAATGCCGGTGAAGCCAAAGTAAAAATGGCTGTTAAAAACAAAATCATTGTTTTCTCCTTTTCAGAAATTTATTATTTTAGTGGTATTTATAATATGACCATAAAAAATAAAGTACTTTTTCTTATTGTCGCGGTGCTGCTGTGTAGTTGCAGTGTCGCGAGTTTAAATAGTAACGCATTACAAATGCCGACGAAAAGTTTCGTAAAAATAATTCATACTGTTGAAATCTTCTCTTGTTCTGACCCAAACGACAAACTTTGTCCCGTTGGGCAGTATTTGTCTACTGGTAGTGGCATGGCCATTAATTTGTTCCGTAATGAAATGACTGTCCTGACCGCGGGACATGTTTGCGAGACCAAGTATACTAGCGCAGTTCAAAAGGCAGTTCAAATAATTCAAGTGTTAGATCACTTAGGTAACATGCACCAATCTTGGCCAATCTTAATTAGTCATAATGACCAGGCTGGGAATTCTGACCTTTGCTTGTTATGGGTACCCACTCTCGATGTTAAGAAAATAAATTTTTCAACTGATGAACCAAAAGTTGGCGATGAGCTAGCTTATGTGGGGGCGCCCATGGGGATCTATCACCCACCTACAGTGCCGATCTTTAAAGGAATTTACAGCGGTCTAATAGACCCATCCTCAGCGATAATTACGGCGCCTGCAATAGGTGGGTCTTCTGGTGCTGCGGTATTAAACCGCAGAAGAGAAATAGTTGGTGTTATCTGGGGAGCCAATCCAGAATTTCATCACGTCTCAGTTATGACCAGCCACAAGTCATTTATGCTGTTTTTGAAGAACGTTAGGAAAAAGGTTATTGCAGCGAATTCTCAATAATATTCAACAATTATTCTTTGTCTTAGAGAGATTCCGTCTGCTCCTCCGCCTGGGTGTGAGTGGCGCGCCGTAAAGTAAACATTTTTCACCCTTCGGTCTTTCGAGACTTTGTTGAGGAAGTCAAGAGACAACAGTTTAACTGTAAATTTAAAAACATTTTCATAGGTTTTCCTAGCATTCGTATCCACAAAGTGGACGTGCGTTGACATGTCAACAAAGATCTCTTGGTCGTTGAGCATTTCACTTATGATCTCGTAAGATTCATCTGATGTTCTTACTCTTTCTTTTTCACTTGGTTTTAAGAAATTATCAAAAATACTCATGTTAAATAATCTCGTCTATCAAGCCATACTGCAGACATTTTTCAGCTTCCCACCAAAGATCGTGTTTTAGAATATTATCTAATTCTCTCTTTGGTATTTTGGTATGCTCTTTATAAATGTTCTTGATCTTTTCCATTAACATCTTGGAATTCTCCATACCATCTTCCATCTCTTGAAATTTTCCCCACATAGCCCCGGAAAGTTGATGTACTAGCATGCATGCATTCCTGTGCATCATTCGATGCGCTCCGACACATGACATTAAAGTTGCGGCCGATGCGGCGCAGCCGTCGATAACAGTATGCACAGGTACCTTTGAGTTTCTAATGTAATCTAGGGCTGCTAATCCCGCAAATACAGATCCACCATAACTGTTTATGTGCAGCATGATAGGCGGTGGCTCGTACTCTAAGGGCCCTGTTTTCGATAACATGTTTACATTTAGATTAAAAATAAATTTGTTTAGTTGCAAGATTTTAGGCCTCGTTACTCCAGAATAAAAGTAAATTCTATTGTGGCTTGAATCAACAACGTTGAAGTCGGTTGAGGCATGCCCTTTTGTTTCTGAAGCGTAATCATGTACCGACATCGGGTCTTCTACTTCTGTCTCCTTGGATCCCCAAAAACAATCCCTCACTTCTTTGAATTCTCCAAGACGATGGAACGAAGCTCTTTTAGTTCTTTAATCATCTCCATCGCTGTCTTTCTAAGCCTTCTGCCGGCAGACGCATTGCCCTCTTCTGATTTTTGAGCATCCTCTTTTGCTTTCGCAAGCTCTTCTAAAATTTCTCTAAACTTTTCTACAATCATTGTTTTCTCCTTTTTTAAAGTTTAATTCTGTCTGTGGGCCCACCTGGACTTGAACCAGAAACCTTCTGTTTATGAGACAGATGCTCTAACCAATTGAGCTATGGGCCCGTATTATCTATTTATAACAGAAATTATAAATAAGTTTCAATTAATTTTTTGCGAATCATGGTTCTTATGCCAGGATTTATCTTTAAGATGTGTGGCATCATAGAATGCCTCACGTGATTCCTCATGTATTCTAATCTCGCGTTTGAGGGGTCCTCTATCCATTTGATACCCTTCCTATGGACATAGTCTTTTAAGACCCTCCTAGACGTCATTAAGAATGGTCTATGGAGGTTTGGGGGTCGGTGGTAAGGAATCAACTTACCTTCTCCATGCAAAGACGACATTATCCAAGTTTCAACGCAGTCGTCTAGGTGATGACAAGTAATAATAAAATTACTTTGAATTCTCTTAAAAAAATTGTACCTTTCGTCTCTCCAGAACTCTTCCATAGACCTTTTACCTTTCGTACCTTTTACTCTTCCGATGAAAAGATCCAAATGCTGTTCTTTGGCATAGCTTTCAACAAAATCTTGAGCTTCTTGAGAATGAGATGTATCATGATTAAAATAGGCTAGTCTGACTTTTCTCCTTCCCTGTTGGAGGAAATGGGTGACAGCCATACTATCTAGACCGCCGGAACAAGCAACGACAACATTACTTGGAATTTTGCCAATTATACGAATCATGAGATAAGTATAAACTATTGTTATAAAGTTGTCAAGAGTTTTTTAAGATTTTTTTCTTTTCTTTGATTTTTTACCCCATGACTTGCCGCGGCCTTTTTCTGAACACGCTCCAGGAGTAGGTCGGCATGATGGATACTTTGATCTCTTTTCTCCGGATGAGCGGCCGCATGCTTTGCATTTTTTGCGTCCTGTTTTTTTGTCTTTACGGCAAGTGTTACAATCAACCCAACCTTTCTTTTTTCCTTTAGCACCTTTTCTTCCGAACCAATCTCTCAAGGAAGATTCTTTACCGGATTCTGTTCCGGCTTTTTTGCGCTTCTTCTTTCGCTTTTCGAGAACTATAGACAGCTCTTCTTCTATGACTTCTATAAGTTCTTGATTTTTCATTTTTTCTTTTTACTCTTATTTCCCCAGTTTGCTGCGCCTACTTTTCGGCATTTTACAAGAGCGCCGGAAGCGTATGCTGATGGCCAGACTTTGTATCTAGACTTTACTTTATTGTAACATGCATCTTTTTTACCGGATGATTTTTTCTTTTTCTTCTTTTTTCTTTTCTTGCGTTTTTCGTCTAAAACTGCAGTAAGTTCTTCTTCTATTATCTTTATTAAATAGTTTTTAATCATCTTACCAAGCTCTACAGGACCAGTATCTTGCTTTCCATTTTGGGACCGGGCTTTCGCAGTTGTGTGTGGCTAGAAAAGCATTTCCTGCCTTTGGATTTAAGTTTCTCAATTTCATCGTTTTCCAGCCTTTCTTTTTTGTGGTATTACCGG